AAAAAAAGACTTAAAATTTTAAGTATTTATAATATAAAACATGTTCCATCAAGATTGGGATGAAGTTACCATACACGGTAAAAGTGTTACTAAAGAAAAAGAAAAGGAAAAATACGTCAAGTTCATGGGTCAAGAGATAAAATTACCTAAACGGAGTCAATATTCGGGTAAATCACCGGAACAAAAACTTGACGAAACTGAGTTAGGAACGCACAAAAAAGTCAGTAAAGAAACGGGTTTAACAATTCAACGAGCACGTGTCGCAAAACAGTATACACAAAAAGATCTTGCTAATCTAATTAACGTATCGTCAGATATAATTTCGTCATACGAATTGGGTAAATCAATTCCCGACCATAAAATCATGCAAAAACTGCGTCGTATTCTTGGTGTTAAACTATAATGATTAACAATATGAATGATACATTAGGTAAAAAAATTCAAATGCTACGTATAAAAAGAAGTCATACACAAGTTGAACTTGCACATAGAATAGGTGAAACTTTAGATACTATAAACAAAATCGAATCAGAAAAAACCGAACCAAATTGGTACGTACTCGAAAAAATACAAAAGTATTTTAAGGTTAAACTTTAAAATTTGTTCTAAATTTTAAAATCTAAATTTTATTTGTATATATTTTTTAAATTTTATTTATTTGCTAGTAAACGTTTAATATACGATTAGTTGGAGAACGCGAGACCGCCCATACCGGATTGCACGCGGAGAACGTTGTAGTTGACCGCGAACATGTCGAGGGATGGTGTAGTCATAGACGCTGTGGCGTGTGTCATGTCCTTAAGTTGGACCGCAACTTGCGCGTTGTCAATTCTGGAGAAGTTGCAAGTACCCGTTGGTTGATGCTCTTCTGGCTTAAGCGCAAAGGAATACGAGTAGATCCCTGGCATTGGCGAACCGGAGTGGTGTTGGTATGGTTGCACTTGGTTAAAGTACTTACCGGTTTGTTCCTTGAATCTGTCTTGACCGTTGAGGACCAACTTGAGAGTTTTCAATGGACCCTTGAACAAACCTGTACCAGTGGCTTCATCTTGATCTTCAGACCAGGCTTCAATCATACCCCCGGAGCCAACGTGGACCATTGGTCTACCAATGTTAGCGGCTGGGGTCGCGTATTCCATTAATGCACCACTGTCAATAGTTGTCGTCATCACAACATCAGCGGCGCCACAGTTGGAAGTAAAGTTCCACAACAATGGATCAGTCGCCGCGGTTGGGGCACCACCGTTAACACACCAGACCAATTCCTTGACTGGGTGGTTGTACGACAATCTGACTTGCTTGGTCGCACCGGCAGTGACCGAATCGGAGCCAGTGTGTTGCACTTGCTCGATCAAGTATTCGTGACCCTTTTGCGCGAATCGTCTACGCTCTTCAGTGTCGAGGTAGACGTAGTTACCCCAAACCTTGAAGGAAGACGTAAAGTTGGTACCGAAATCGGACGCCAAGTCAAAGTCGAGTCTGACTTCGTGGTATTGCAAGGCAATCAATGGCAAAGCCAATCCTGGGTTTCTGTTGAAGAAGAAGATGAGTGGCAAAAAGACTTGGACACCGTTAGTTGTATCCGCGACTTGCGAAGAAGTCATCTTATCCCAATTGGCCTTGGCACTGTCCGCCAAGTACAATTCAGAGTACAATCTCCACCATTTTTGGTAGTGTTTGTCGATTCTTTGACCACCAATGGACAATTCAACATCCTTGATCGCACGTTCCGCAGCCCACGCGTGGGAGCAGCCACTGATACCAACCTTGTATTGAAGTTCGCAGTACATGTCACCAATCAAATCACCATTTCTGGCGACCGTGACGGAAACGCGACCAGACGAAGAGGCCGTACCGTTAACAGTTTGTTCGATGTTTTCCATCGCAAAGTTAGTGTGGCGTTTGTAAACCGCCTGGAAGAAAGTGACTTTTGGGTTACCAGTCAAGTAGACATCTTGGGCGCCATAGGCGACGAGTTGCATGAGACCACCGGCCATATTGTTTGTTTTTGTACTATAGGCTGAGATTTTTTTTTCGGATGATTTCGCGAAAAAACACGAATTGATTTTTCCTACTATATATAAATGTCTAACGAACCTGTACCAGAGCTTGAAAATGTTGATGAAGAAAGTGTCGACGAAAATATTGAAATTGAATCAGAAATTTCCGAAGACGATATCAATGATACCGAATCTTTTATCGACGAAACGGAACTTGTATCGGAAAATTCCGAAGACCTTGAAATATCAGAAAATGAAGATGATGAATATGATGATGAACATGACCCTTTTATGGATCTCGGTAACCTTTTAAGTTCAGTTCTTATATCTGAAGAAGGTGAAACTTTATGTTCTGCTTTGGTAAATATTTCCAGGCAGCTTGAAGTACAAAATAAAATTATGATTAAAATGTTATCTCATATCCAAAAAAAGGCTTAGAAAAATAACGAGTAATACTTATAAGATATGGAAGATACACATTATCCCGCTAAAGAACCAAACACTATTGAAGCAAATAGTATCCTGTGGGATAACAAAATTTCTGAATTAAACCATGAAACATTCATGAATCTCCTCTCCCAATTTGAAGATAAATGGTCCATCAAGGCATGGAATAACGGTAAGGAACCCTTCCAATTGGGATATAGAAATTGGTTTGACGAAAACGATATTAACGAAGAAACCGGTCAACCAAAAAAATTTAATTACTCTGATGTTGAGGGTGAATATAGAAGAATAAAGGATAAACTTAGTTTAATGTTTAATCGTGCTGATACTTTAGGTATTCTAAATTTCGAGGAAAACGATGATGACGATTTAATATCTCTTCGTCTATCTCGTCTCATTGATCAAGTTGACGATTGTTGGACTATTATTTATAGAGCCGCGCGTATGTACGAAAGGGTCCATCATCCCTCCTGGTTACCTGCAAATATACCTTCAGAACCTTCTATATTAAGGTGTTCAACACCGGATTTCGAAAACCTTAACGTTTTCCAAAAAGCTCTTTTAGCTATTTTACGAGAACTTTACGAAAATAATATAAAAAGGTACAAGGGTTATTGTTGTGTACAAATTAAAACACCTGAAGGTCATAACACGCGCGCATGGAGACAAACCGAACTTATTAAGGCTTACGTTCATCGCATGGCACCAAAAGAATCGCGTTTTGAATTGTGGCAAGATTTAACAAATAACGGAACAACTATAATTAATCAAGTTATCAAACATCTTGGTGATTGTTACGACTTACAATTTCCAGAAATTGTAAAGGATAGACACGTCTGGTCTTTCAGAAACGGTATATTCATCGGTAAAGAGTGGTCTCGTACACAAGAAAAATACATATCCGTATTTTATCCGTATGAATCAAAACAGGCGATAAACCTCGACCCAAAAATTGTAAGTTGTAAATATTTTGATACATTTTTTGAAGATTATAACGATAATTATAAAGATTGGTTTGAAATACCTACACCAAATTTTGATAAGGTTCTCCATTCACAAGAATTTGAACCTGATGTATGTAAATGGATGTATATCATGGGTGGTCGTCTTTGTTTCGAACTAAACGACCTAGATAAATGGCAAATCATACCATTTTTAAAAGGTATCGCGCGTTCTGGTAAATCAACGCTCGTTACGAAAGTTTTCAGTAAATTTTACGAAGCGGACGATGTAAGGACACTTTCAAATAACGTAGAACGGAAGTTTGGATTATCTTCTATACATGACGCGTTACTTTTCATTGCACCAGAAATCAAAGGTGATTTACAACTCGAACAGGCAGAGTTTCAGTCTATAGTATCTGGAGAAGATGTATCTATTGCAGTCAAATGTGAAAAAGCAAAAAACATGACGTGGATCGTTCCGGGTATACTCGGGGGAAATGAAGTTCCTAATTGGAAAGATAACTCTGGTAGTATTTTGAGACGATTAATGACCTGGCATTTCAAAAAACAGATTAGAGATGCTGATACAGATCCTCTATTAGAAATAAAGTTGAAAAACGAAATACCAATAATTCTCCAAAAGTGCGTTAGAGGATACCTTGAATACTCACAAAAATATAATTGTGAGGATATTTGGAATATCATTCCAGACTACTTCGCTCAAATTAGAAAACAAGTGGCAACAGTAACGAACCCACTCGAACATTTCTTACAGTCAGATGTCATCTTATTCGACGGTCACGGAGAAACCTACTTTTGTCCACTCGAAGTTTTCAAAAAAAGATTTTTCAATTATTGTTTTAAAAACAATCTAGGTCGACCAAGGTTTAATCCTGATTTCTACCTCGGTCCGTTTAGTAGTAGAGGTGTGGAGATCAAACGGAATAATGAAAAAACGTACGCAGGAAAAACCTACAAAAACCAGGATTTTATTATAGGTGTAGATGTGATAATAGAAGAAATGGAAGAATAATCTCAGCATAGTGTAAGTATGAACACTGATCCAAGACAATTCGTACGGAATTCAAATGTAGATATACAGAGAACAAATGTAGTACAACCGTTTGTACCCCGTGTCCAACAGGAAATAATACCACAAACTAATACAACTTCCACATTTTCCGAACTTAGAGTAGGTAAATTCAAACCAGGTATATACAATGCTTTAGTAAATGAACAATTTAGTAAAGATGAAACGCGTATCGATATAAAAAATATATTGAAACAGAAACCAAAAGGTCATGCACCAATAGCAGGAGGTTTAACCGTAGACATAAGTGAAATAAAGGGTATATATGGAAGATTTCAAACAGGTGTTGTTCACACAAAAGATTTTGGTTTAAAGGGTGATTTAGATAAAAACTTCTTTTCCGCACAATTTTCCGGGTACATGATGAACGGTATAGAAAAAAAGAATTTTAGTTTTAATATTTATAAAAATGGTAAAATTAGATTTTCGGGTGGATTTTTAGGTTTTAAAAATTTAAAAAAACAACCAGAATCTTTACGCAATTATATAGTTGATACATACACACAAAAAAATAAATTTTTATACAACGATATAGAATACAATAATATCGCAGGTCAATTTTTAACAAATACTAATTTTCAATTATACAAAATGACAAGTGAATACCGTCAATTACGCACTTGGGGGATTTCATTCCTCATGTACGAACCAGAATCATCACCGTTTCTTTATTTAAAATACAAGGAACATACATTTATATTTTCAACAAAAACTGGAAAGGCGGGTTCAGGTATTGTTCAGGTACAGGGTGAATCTAATCCCGATGATCTCGAAAGTGCTTATTCTATAGGTGTAGAACTTGTTAAAAAGTTACACGAAAATGGGTATACGATAGGTTTGGTTAACAAAAATGTTAACGCAGATAAAAAAATAATTGTTTCTAAAAAAACACAAGGTTCAACATGTCCTAAACCAAGAAGACCACCTTGTAAAAATGGATTTGAATCTCGAAAAAATCCACAAGGTTATGATTGTTGTTTCAAAATACCAAAGAAAAAACCCGTTAAAAGAAAAACAACACCAAAAGTTAAAAATACTAAAATTACGTACGATAAAGACGGTATAATGAAAATAGGAGGTAAAAAATGTAAAGGTTTATCCAAAAAAGTTTTACTCGAAGTTTCTAAGAAATTGGGTGTTGTTGGTATTAAAAACAAACAGAAAAAAGACGATATATGTAAAGTCCTTGATAAAATAGAAAAAGGTAATTCTAATTACAAAATAGATGATAAACTTTGTAGAGAATTGAAAAAAGACCAACTCGTATCACTTGCTATATCTAAAGGTATAACGGTAGAAGATACAGACACCGTAAAAATATTATGTCAAAAACTTCAAGATAAACCAGGTACACCAAATTCACCAAATTCACTTGCAAATGAAATGGAAAAAGTATTGAAAAATAAAGAAATAAAAGAAAAACGTTTACCTATAAATAGAAGACGTAAACTTAACGAAGCGAGTATTAAAAATGATTTAATTAAACTTTACGGTAAACTTTGGATGAAAAAATACGGAAACGTTATGAATATAAATAAAAATGTTCGTGAAGTTAAAAATAAACTAACTAAACTCGAAAATAATAAAAAATTTGTAACACGAGATGGTGTACTAAAAAAAATGGTAGCAAATGAAGTAAAAAAGGATATGGTAAAGGATTGGAAATTAGATAAAAAACAGGTTTTTAAGAAAATTTTAATCGAAAAAGAAGCTAATAAGATTTACGGTAAATTTGGTAAAAATGTCGTAAAAAATGTCGTTAGACATGTTATGTCTTTACCAAAAACTCCTTCACTTAAAAGCAACCAAGTTATAAGTTACATTCAAATGATTAGAGAACTTAGAAGTGAAGAACCTCTACCATTAAACATGAAAAGACCTTCACCACCTAGACCAAAACAACAAAAACCAGTACCAAAACCAAAACCAAAACCAAAACCAAAACCAAAACCAAAAACAAAAACAAAAACAGTTCAACGTGTTATCAAAAGACCACCAATTAAGAAAATAACGCCACGTAAAAATAATGGTGTTGTCAAACGTTTGAATTTTAACTCCGTCTCGAACTCGAACTCGAACTCTAACTCTAACTCTAACTCGAGTTCAAAAAGAAATAAAGTAACACTTAACAATTTATTTAATAACTTTGAGAAAGAACAAAAAAAAGCATTAAAGAGAAAACAACAAAAGTAAGTATAAGTAAATAAATAGAAAATGGAAAATCCACGCGATTTATTTTTATTTCGTGTTAATAAAAATAAAGGGCGTAATATAATAGATAATTATGAAAAATTTAAAACTGATATTAATTCAGGTGTTATAGATTTAATATTTTATACTATATGTGATTATATTAAATGTGGTAGAGAAAAGACAGAAGACAATAAAATTAATAATTTAAAAATGTCTAATTTAGAAATTGCATTTTATTATACGGATGATTTTCACTATAATGAATGTGATCTAAAAGAATACTTTAAAAATACATACATAGACGATTCGGAATTAATTATACATGTATACGATAATTATAATAAAATACATTTACCTAAACATAGACGTATTATTTACTATTTAATGAACATATTATACTTCGATTTATAATTTTATCTGGTTCGGATATCTGTTTAAGATGTTTCACGTGATATGAAAAATCATACCCTAAAAATTGATTTTTTATTTCATCTGAAAGTGCAAAAGCTTCTAATTTTCTCGATGTTCTTGAGCAAACTGATTTTCTTTCGAGATTTAAAAACCTGTCTTCCATCATAACAAATTCCTTTATTGATTCTTCGGATAAGTTATTTTTTTTCATTTTTTCAAATATTTTTGTAGATTCACCATGAGACATGTAAAAAAATTTAGAATTGTAACCCAATACATGTACATTTTCGTAACGTATATCATTACCATAATACATTATGAAAAATACTATACATGCAATTACTAACCACACTAACATATATAATTACTCATATTAAAAAAATCATTAATCTTATGAATAATTTTAAAAAGTGTATCTATATCTTCCACTTTTTTAGGATCAATTATTTCAAATTCCACTTGATAAACTTTTGAATCTTCTGCATCCATATCCTCAACTTCACCATCACAAATGGTCATATCTATAGATAAATTTTTTCGAATGAATGACATTCTATTTTTATTCTTTTTCTTATTCCATTCGTTATTATCATCTTCTTCAGCTGGTATTTCTTTGGATACACCCAATCTTATATCGTAAGGTACATTTTGTAAATGTTTAAAATCTTGTGTATATACTCTATCCTTTATTATAAGAGTATCATCTCCTGTTATTTCATCTACAGTTAACCTTTTATTGTCATCTTCACGGTAATACACTTCAGTTTTACTTTGAACAACTTTCTCCCAACCATTATACTTTTGTAAACCATCTAAACATTTATAAAAATTTTCTTTTCCAATATTTGTATCAAAAAATGAAGAATTGAATTTACCTAAACGGAATTCTAATTCTATATACTCTTCATCCTTATACTTATCTAGAGTGGGTTTGATTTCATCACACAATTTACGAACGTCCATTTTATTTTATTTACTTTTTATATTCGCGTCTTCTTCTTAAGCCTTTTTTATTGATCTTTTTTAGATGCACGGATTTACAAATTTAGGAAATACATGTTACTTCAATTCTGCTATACAAACCATATTACATATACACGAAATATCCTCTCATATATTGGATAAAAAATACACAGGTGATTGTAAATTTACAAGTGCATATGAACAACTCGTTCATATATATTTCAAAACACAGGAATCGAAATCTTTCACTATAGGTCCTGTATTACAAGAATTTGTTAAAATTTTTCCAAGATTCGTTATTGGTCACCCACATGATTCTCAAGATGCACTCTTTTGTATAATAGATATACTCGAAAAAAGTTACACTTATATCAAAGAACTTGTATATGGAGAAATTACACAAATAACTATATCACCAGTAGGTAAAAATACAATAAAAACACCTTTTTGTATTCATATATTAAACGTAAAACAAAATGTTAAAGATTTAAATATAATGATACAAGAAAGTCATAAATGGAACATACTAGAGGATTACGTTGATAATAATGGTAAAAAACATAACGTGGCTACAACACGAACTTTATTTTCGGAGTATCCAAAAATACTTTTCATTTCTTTTGATAAAAAAAGTTACGTAAAAATTGAAGAACAATTAAAAATAAAAAATAATGTTTACGAGTTAAGATCTACTATAATTCATAAGGGTATACAATATGGTGGTCATTACATGTCTATAACAAAACTAGGTGATGATTGGATAATACAAGATGATGATACTTTAGGTAAATTAAAACAGTTTCCTAAAGAAGATAATCATTTTATTATGGTATACAATCTAAAAACTCTTTCATATTAATATCTTCTTTTATGTTTACGAGTGTTCTATAAAACGTTCTCCTACTATTAGGAAACGTTTTATCAGTTCTTTTCTTAAGTGGTTTCCACCAAATCGGTCCATTTTCCCATGTCACATACATACACTCAATAATATCACCTTGGCGTAACCATTTATAATTTTTCATTTTATCCATAGGTATAGACGATTCAAATATATGTTTTCCTCTATCTTGAATGTACAATCTCCATACATATTGACCAGGTACACATCCAGGTGTTTCGGCGGTAGGGCCCTTTTTTACAAGGAAATCGATTGTATTTTTATTTCTCGGTTTCCATTTAAACATGGTTTCATGTGTACCTATACGAATAGGTTCATTTACGGGTGTAAAAATAAGACCATCAATTTCCTGTTTTACATTTGGTAGATAATTATCCATAAACTCTCGAAACTCTTTATGTAAATGAAAATTTTTAACTTTCAAAGAAATTGTATCGGTGTTTAATATCATCGCTTTTTTTACCGTTTTTTTACAATTTTCCAAACGTTCAAAAAAATCTTTATTACCAACAACTTCACCACATGTCATTAAACAATCGTACACCATAAACATATTTTCATATAATTCACCCTCAAGTATAGTACCCTTAAATATATTCATTCTAAAATTCAAAGAAACTTTAAACATTTCAAGGGCTCTGTTTACGAATAAACAAACTTTTTGATCATCATAATATAAAGCCATCATCATATATCGAACACCATCTGTTTTTTCACATACGACGTAATCATTTTTTGATAATACATCAAAATGTTTCCTTTCTATGGAAATGGGTTGACAACCGGGAAATATCCCCTTTGTACCCCATGATTTTTCCATGAAGTTAATCGCGTATTTGTAAAGAGGATCATCCTTCTTTACAAAAACTCGTGACATGTTATTATATTATTTAATATATTCTTTAATTTGATTTAACACCAGATGCTCCCAAAATATTACTTATACATTCATGACTATATGTCATGACCAACTTAGCTTTAGTATACGCATGAATTTTAACACCAGCTTCTTGAAATTTTTTAAACATTATTTCCATACGGGGGAAAACTTTATAAACGCCATATTTTCTATCTTTTATATGTTTAGTGACGTTTTTACACATAATAATCCAACATCTAGAACTTGTATTTTTTACGTTATATATATCCGGTGAAATTTTATTCAAAACTTCTGTATCAAAATGTAAACCCATTTGGTTAACAGGTTCATTTGAACCCTGTTTAATTTTACTTTTAAATAAGTTCCAATCGACACCTTCCTTAACAGCTGGAAAAACTAAACAACCTAAACCTTCGTAATCATCAAAGCATTTTTCCAAACTAGAATCATCCATTTGTACACCAAAATCTATAAAAAGTATACGATCGTGTGTTTTCATTTTTGATTGAATCATTTCACATTTATCATAGGGATCATCATTAACAAATGAAACTTCATTTTCTACACCACCCTTATTTAAACACATGATGTTGAATCTAAGAATATTATGTAAAGTTTTAACGTGACATGATTTACTTCGAGTAACTAAAATTGTAGAAAACTTCATAATATTATATATTACAATCTAAGCCTTAAGCCTTTCATCTAAACACCCATAAAATGGTAAATTACCAACGTGTCCCAAAGTAGTATGAACATCTGCAAATATTTTACCGCCTATTGATTGCCATCTTCTACAAAATGCGTAATCTTCCGAAAGATATCTTCTATTATCTGGATCTATCATACAATCAAATACAGCACAATAATCATCAAAATCTCTATTTTGATGATCATTCTTACAATCTAAATCCTTGTAATGTTCGTGCATTTTTTCAAGGGCTTTTCTTGTTATTACCATGAAACCTGTAGGTCCATCTAAAACCTCAACGAAACCATTTTCTACACTTCTTTTTGTAGCACCTATATTTACGACCAAACTTGACGAAACTAGAGATAAATCTCTTTCATCACCTTCTTTGACAGCTTTTTCAGCTTGATCCCACATGACAACCTTTTTAGGATAAACAGCTACAGAAATATCATGTCCAGAATCTAAAAGGCGTACAACAGATTTTGGGTCAAAATCCACATCCGCATCGATAAACATAAAATATTCACAATCTGTTTTCTGCATAAATCTACCAACGGCAACATTTCTTGCTCTATGAACCAAACTTTCATTTTCTGTTGTATCTAACATTAAATGAATATTTTCCCTAATAAGTTCAAGTTGTAATTGAATAATACCTATCATGTATTTTTCCAAACATAAACCACCATAACAGGGTGTACTAATGAAAAGTTTTTTTCTGAATTTACGTTCCATTACCCTTTAATTGTTTTTATCCTCTAAGTATTTTTTTATTATATTTTCAATTTTATTAATAGTAGGTATAGAAATAGAACATTTTTCACAAATATCATTTTTACTAACACGACTTTTCAACACCATGTATATAATAACAGATGCAACACTATTTGGTGTTTTACTCATTAAATCTGAACAAGACTCCAAGTTAGAACACATATTATTACACTTTAATCTCTCTTCACGAGAAACATCGTATGCATTTAACAATCTTTGCATAACATCATGTGGTAAAGTTGTATAAGAATTTGTTGTTTTACCCAACATTACAGTTTTAAACATTTGAGATGTTCTACTTATATCCTTTGATTGAATAGAAAACATGTCAGCTATTTCCTTTGTTGTACGTGGTATCTTTGACATTCGACACGAAAATAATACACAATTTGCTTTTATACCAGTTCTAACAGCTCCACGTGTTAATTTTTTATCGTTGAATTTTTTATACATCATTTTTGCATCCTTAAGGACACATTCTGGTAATAATAAACATGCTTCATCAATATCTTTATAAGCATGAAATAAAGATCTATCTTTATGATTCATGGATTGGTGAAAATTTATTTTAGCCATTCGTTTATCTTTATAACTAGACGTGTTCCTAGTTGATATAATACAACCTTTACCCCAAGATTCTGAAAATAATTCTGGATTAGAATTCGGATTACCACATCTTGAATTATCTGTAACTTTACCATCATCAGATATACCACTCCTCCATTCTGGAGTTTCATCTATATATTGTAAATCTACTAAACCACATGAAGGACATGTAGGTATACCTTCTCGAGTAAAAATCTTAATAACATTACAATTTTTACATAAATTTTTATTTACTGGCTTTATTAATATCGGTTTTTTTAGTAATTTGTCCACATCGGACCATATAGCAGCCAGTTCTTCCATATATACATTCAATAGTTAAATTTTAATAAAAAATTATTCGCACTTAGGTTAAAAATTTAATTCATCCTCTTGTATTTTTGCAAATTTTTCTATATCATCGACCATTTTTTTATATCTAATAGAACCAGGGCTCCTAGGTTCCCAGTCTTTCCAATCTTTATTTATTTGTCTATGATTTTCTGGTATTGATATCATACCTATACATTCACTATCTGGTACTATAAATCCATCTAAATCAGAACCATCGTCATCAGATTCATCTATTATTTCACTATCGTCATCTGAATCTATTTCATCTATCATAGCATATAAATTATTCTTAACATTATAAAAATATTCTTGTGATTCATGATGTTCTGATATGTTTTCTTCCTGTACAAGTTCATCATTCTCATCAAGTTCATAAAGTGGCGCACTTTTATAAGTCATTGAAGTTTCTAAATAATAATAAACGACGAGGTAATCTTTATTATTTTCCTTCACTTTGGCATACATTTCATCTTCTATATCATCTTCTAAGTTCACTAGAACTTTTACAAGTTCACCAGGCTGGATTTCTGAAATATTAATCATTATTAAAGTTTTCATACAAAAATATTTATAGATATTAGCACACATGGGAGTAGAAATTTTATCAAAAGAAGGTTGTCAATACTGTGATATGGCGGTTGATTTATGTAAGGAGTATAAATTAGAAAATAGAAAAATTATGGTCGATAAAAATGAACTAAAAAAAAGATGCGGTGATCGAGCTTCGGTTTACCCACAAATTTTATTGAATGATGAATTAATCGGAACTTATTTTGAATTTCAGGATTATTTAGAAAACGCCGAACCAATGCTATTACCAACTTTGGATAGGTTTACTGTTTTTCCTATAGAACATGAAAATCTTTGGACGATGTACAAAAAAGCACAAATGTCTAACTGGACAGCAGAAGAAATTGATTTTTCAAAAGATATGGACGATTGGGTAAGTTTAAGTGAAAATGAACAACATTTTATTAAATATATACTTGCTTTTTTTGCAGGATCTGATGGTATAGTTTTCGAAAACCTAAATAATAACTTTGCGAGTGAAGTTCAATATACAGAGGCGCGTTCTTTTTACGCGTACCAAGAACATAACGAAATGGTCCATGGGGAAACATATAGTAAACTTATTGATAAATATATAAAAAATCCAACTGAAAAGAGACAGTTATTTGAAGCTATACAGACGATACCTTGTATAGAAAATAAAGCAAAATGGGCAATGAAATGGTTCAGTCGTGAACGTTCATTTGGTGAACGTTTATTGGCGTTTGCTTGTGTCGAAGGTATATTCTTTTCAGGAAGTTTCTGTGCTATTTTTTGGTTAAAGAAAAGAGGATTACTCCCTGGTTTATGTTTCAGTAATGAACTTATAAGTAGGGATGAAGGTTTACATTTAGAGTTCGCGATCGAATTATTTAAAATGTTAAAACATAAATTAAGTAAAGTTGTCGTTGAAGAAATTGTTAGAGACGCAGTTTCAATCGAAAAAGAATTTATCACGGATGCATTACCATGTAGTTTGATAGGTATGAATTCTGATAAAATGTCGGAATATATAGAATATGTTGCAGATAGATTGCTAAAACAGAGTGGTCACGATAAAATTTGGGGTACAAAAAATCCCTTTGATTTTATGGAGAATATATCACTCGATGGAAAAACTAATTTTTTCGAGAAGCGAGTTGGTGATTATGGAAAATTGGATGAAGATTCAACTTCCATTGAATTCAATGAAGATTTTTAGTTAATAGTAACTGTCTTACCATTTGAACACGCACAAGAAACGGTTTCAGCATTACCAATAGTTTCAAAACTACCTGGTATTGGTAATTCCGTAGTATCAGTTAAATCCATTGATCCCAATTCTAAACCAGAATCAATAGTCGCAAATTGCTCTTCACTCATACCTGGTAAAGGCATGGGCATATCGACCATAGCGGGTTGAACTTTTTGTTCTTCAACTTCTTCTTCAACTTCTTTTTCAACTTCTTTGGGTTCTACGGAAGGAGAAGGACTTTCCATAATCATAAAACCTTCAGTTCCGGGTATATTCATTATACCCCAAACAACTAAAAGGAAAACGAATGTGTGAAACACTAAACCATTTTTAGATGGACACCCGTTTGGTGTAGAAATCCACGACCCAAATATTCTACGCATTACTCTAAATGTTGTTGGGTTTGCTATTATGAAAAATATAAGAGCAGACATAACGGAAATCAAAAACTTTTTCTCCTGTTTCTTACCATTGCACCCGCATCCACAATCAGCCCATTTACCGAGAAAACTCACTTTATCTTTTTTATCACCTGACGAACACGACATTTTATATTAGTTTATACATAGAAAAAAAATAACTTAAAGTTTCTAAACGTATGATATACATAAAAAAAATGTCTAATAATATTCAAGTTTCCAACCAATTCGAACCATCGTCGGTTAACTTCAGTCAACTGAAGAAAAATAAAAACGGTGGTAAATCCGTGATGTTATCCGGAAATAAAAAGAAACTCTACTTACAACTCCCTTTTATGCGTTCACCATTTGGTCTGAGTGCGTTTACAGATGAAGCTACTAACAAAACTTCATACTCACTCGACCTATCTTTTGACACGGATAACGTGGAATCTCAAGATCTTTCAGTAAAACTGAAAGAACTCGATGAAATTATCCTTAAAACGGTTACTGAAAATTCAAAAGAATGGCTTGGTAAAGCATACGATATTAACGTTATTCGTGAAGCTTTGTATAAACCATTGGTTAGACAGGGAAAGGAAGGTTATCCAGATACACTTAAACTTAAAGTCCAAACAAATCAAACAGGTGATTTTATTTCCGAGGCGTATAATTCAAATAAAGAACAAATTCAGGTTGATGAAATTGAAAAGGGACAAAGATGTATGTGTATTGTCGAATTTAATCAAATTTGGTTCATTGATAATAAGTTTGGTGTAAGTGTCAGGTTATCTCAAGTTCTCTGTGGTGAATCCACTCGATTACCAAAATTTGCTTTTCAAGGCCTAGGTGATAATGATCAAAATCAAGATAAATATATAGAGGAAATCATGGATGACCTTATCGACGAATAAAATATTTTAATACATTAGTCATGGAACGTGAACGTCATTTAAAAAATTTAAAAAAAATTGCCATTCTCGCAAAAAATAAAAAAAATACATATACAAAAAAAATAAATTTAGGTAAAAATCTTATTGCAACTATACAGGATATGGGATGTTATCCCAAAAATGTTTTTTATACACCCGAAAATAAAGATTCTTCGGTCTCTATAGAAAATTCATCTACCTTATTAAAAAGAGGTACAAAAAAAATTGGTACGGGTGCATTTGGTGAAGTTTTTATGGGATGTATAGATAAAGAATGTACAAAAAAAATTGCTATAAAAATTGTAAAAGGATATGATGAATTAATGAAACACGAATACAAAATGGGAAAATATATTTCTCAGTTTGGAGGTATTAAACCTTTTGCACTTAGAAAATGTGATAAAATGTCTATATTATACACAGAATACGCAAATAATGGAAATTTATTAAATTTTTTAAAAATAAACAAGGACAAATTGTTACCTATACATTTCAGAACTATAATAACACAAATTTTACATGCTTTATATAAAATTAATAAAAAATACCCTACGTTCAGACACAACGATTTACATTTGGAAAATATACTAATAAATACATCTAAACCATCTCGTGTAAAAATAATAAAAATAAATAACACACAGTTTAAAGTTCATGACATTGGTTTACAAACACTTATAAGTGATTTTGGATTATCAACTTTAAAAAATTTTAAAAATCCAGAAATAAATTACGATCCAGCATGGTATCAAAAACACAGTGGTATTTCAACAAATTCACATTATTTATATGACACGCATTGTTTTTTAACTCGAATGAGAGCTTCTATTAAAGGATATGGAATACAAAGTGGTTTAGAAACAATATCATTTATAGAGCGAATATTACCGATGGAATATTTACGTAAAGACAGTTATAAAGTTTACGATTATCGTTTACGTGTTTCACCATTGGGTCACCCCGATTTACCAACATTTAAACAAATATTTAACGATAGATATTTTTCCCCTTATAAGAAAGCAGTTGTTCCGTTAGATATTACTACAATAATAGGTAAAAAAACGCCTATAAAACCTAAAAATATAATTGTTAAACACGGGGGTAAACCTATTAAAAAAACGCTCGAACAAATTAAAAAAGAACTCGCTTACAAAAATAACAAAAAGGTTATTAAACGTCCAGGTATAAAAGTAAGAATACAACCACAAAAACCAAAAGTTTCAATGGCTAAAAAAGGGTATATTAAAATAAATAAAAGGAAGTGTGTTAATTATAAAAAACAAGAACTTGTGCGTTTAGCCAGAACTATGGATATAGATCCACAAGGTAAAACTATTAAAAAAATATGTAATGAATTGAAATTAAAATATATAAAGTAATTATATAAAAGATATGATTGCTATATTAGCACTTATTGTTATTGATATTTATATTTTACTTAACACAGGGAAAAAGAATTTGGAGAAAACTAAGAAAGTTGGTGATAAAAAAGTTGAATGGACGGTTTATGGTACATCTTGGTGTGGTTGGACTACCAAACAATTGGAATACTTAAAAAAGAAAAATATACCTTACAAATTCATCGATTGCGAAAAAGGCAATTGCGATGGAATTGAAGCATTTCCAGTTATGAAAAGTTCTAAAGGTGAAAAGGTAGTTGGTTATAAGGAAGTTTAAACTCCACGAATGACCGCAAGGGAAAGGGAAAGAATAAACGCATCGAGAATAGAATTAATTGGTTTAAGCACTGTAATGTGTTTTACCAAGGATCTATTCCACGCAAATCTAAGTACAAATGTACTGATAAGAAGGATAAGAGTAAATATAAGAATTTCACTTACAACTTCATTCATTTTTTTGGCGTTAACAAGGTCTTTAATCATTTATCTATTAATAATATTTTTTTCTGTGATATTATTAATGAGTAAACCACAAACAAATAATAAAAAGGTAGTAAAAAAACTTCCATTGAGTGGTTCTGAAACTAGATTTACCCAACGGTGGTGGGGTAGATCTATAGGTATAGGTAACAATAATTGTTATGCATACGCTGTTGGTGATTTTGAAAGTTTTAGAATGAGTAAAAGTATACCAGGTGAGAGAGCCGGTATAAAAAATTTAAACCATTCATATACACATTGTAAAGGTTTACCCCAACGTGTAGTTGCTGATAATCCAAAAAAAGTATATATTTGTGGTGCAAGTACTAAATGTAAACCAGATCACTTTAAAGTGATGATGTTTGTTGCTCCTGGTAATAAAAAAAATTACTTTAGACAAGGTGATTTTCACTTTTATAAACAACACGGTTTCGTAGAATATAAAGTAAAGAAAGGAAACACGTACGAAGACATTGCTAAGTTTTTTAAAGTCCCTGTATCAAGGGTAATAAATTCTGGTAAATGTATTCCTGGTAAACTTTTAAAATTCAAAGCAAATATCTTTAGTCATAAAAGAGGTTGGGCAACTACACCTTTATTAGTTGATGCAAAAGGTAAAGCTATACTAGACCCTAGATATGCATCAAAATCGTACCCTGGGTTATCATATAAGAAATACTGTAGTTCATTCTGCGTTAAAAATAGAGGAATCAAAGTCGGTCATACTCATCCCAAAGTCATTAAGAATACTAGATAAATCATCCTCGTGATTTAATGAAAATATCAAGTCCAAAGCATCGAGTATAAATTCATTTTCAACACTTACTGTATTTGAAGTCGCCTCAAAATCATTAAATACAGTAATCATAACCCTAAAATTAGAACCATCAAAAACTTTTCTACATACCGGGCATGTCCTGTTACCCCTTTTTCTCCACTTTTCCAAACAATGTGAATGAAAAACATGTCCACATCTTATAGCCTTACTATTTCTAGTCTGTCGAACATCGTTCAGACATATAGCACATTGAACCATTATCTAGAACACTTAAAGAATTTATTAATCGTATTACGACGTACTTGGACTGGGAGAAGGATTATATGAAACATCTCCACACCATTTTTCAATTTCACTAAAAATTGTTTTAAAATCCTTTTGAACAAATTTTTTTTCATTAGAATCCCAAGTAGACCATTGTTCATTTTCATTAAAATATTTTTTTCCATTATAAAGACTTAAACACGAAGTATCAACACTTTCAGATGCATCCACTTTACCTTTTATTTTAGTATGATGATCTAGCAAAAAATTACCTCTTTCCTGTCTATCTTTGTCACATGCATCGCCTTCTATTATTGAACCCATAATTGTTAAAAAATCTAACATGGATGTACCCGTTTCATTTTCCAAAACAACATTGACATTATCTTTTCCAGTTAAATCCCATGATTCATGTGTGATAATATCTATTTCAGTTTCTTCCATTTTCTTAACAAATTTATTTAAAAATATTGTAAATTCATTACATACTTCTTCAGAATTACCATCTTTTTCTAATTTTTTTACCAAATCAGGAAGTTCATCGAAACTAAACGTTTTAATAAAATGTTTTTTAGTTCCTGGAACAAAAGATGTAAATTGTACTAAACCCGAAGATAATAATGAGCATAAAAAGCATAAAAGTCCAACTATTAATGTAGTAGACATATACAATTTATGTACATTTTTTTTTAATAAATTTAATATTTAATAAATGTTTGGCATTTTAAGAAGTGCTTTATCACACGATCCACATTGATCTTTTTGTTGTTGTTGCGATGGTTTCAAAAGTTCTGGACCTTTTTGTTGAAGAAGTTTTCTAAACGAGTAATTATCTTCGAAAGAAATACCATTTTCTTTCATGATATAATTATTATAAAGTTGATTTGAGCTATTTATTGTATAACATCGACCATCGGCCATACCCAATCTTTGAGACATTTTTATATATTAGTATTACATTAGAAATTAATTTGTCTATTTTTTGTTGTCAACTTCCATGACTTAAATCCTTTTTTAATAAGATGATCTACAAAATCTTTAATTTTATAGCCTGAAAAATCATCAAAAATCTCTCTTTTACTTTCCTCACATTGTTCTACCCTGACATCTTTTATATCATTTAGGGTATTGTTAATAATATTATATGCAAATGCAACCTCTTTTAAAGTTTCCGCACCAGTTATAATAATCTTTCCTGTACCAAATATACTCGTTGTGATCTCTTTCATATTATCAGCTGGTTTGAATTTGATCTTAACCGCTGAATATTTATCTGGTTCAAACGATACTTTAAACACATCTGAATACTTAGCAAAGTGTTGTGAAACCTTAAACAAATTTATCTTGTAATTTAAACTGAAATTTGAATTTATCATGACAACTCTGAAAGTTTCAATAGGAGCTATACAGTCTTTACCCATTGCAAGATTAAATACATATGAAAGTTGACTGATTATTCGTCTACAATCAAATAAATCTGAACACCCCGCAACTTGTATACTCCCATTTGGAAATATCTTGATAGATTTTGTACTATAACAGTCCTTATACACTAGAGTAATCTGATTATAAAAAGTAGTTGGTTTTAATTCCCATTTCCATGCTACATTATGATCATCTTTATATAAACGTATTTTACCATTTAAAGACTCATGTTGAAAAACGTCTTTGATTTTACCAATATCTATATCTTGTTGAAATTTTGAAATCATTGTTATTGTTGTCAGCTTCACCCACGATGGTCTATATTCAATAGGAATTTCATTACGAAACTCATCGAGTGTGAGTATATAAGAAAACGTATTATTTGCCAATGACCTATAAGTACCAGGTTTAGCAAACTCTGAACAAAAAATTTCATTCATTTTTTAACTTAAAAAATATATAGTTAAAGCTAACTTAGGTTATAAAAATATGCCCTGTTTTAAATGTAAAAAAAAGGGAATTCCTATAATTTGTAAATATTGTAATTTAGGGTTCTGTTATAGATGTATTCAGTTAGAAATACACGTATGTGAAGGTTTAGACCTCAAGAAAAAGAATAGTTTAGATAATCTCAAGAATCAACTTAAGTTTGAAAAGGAAAAGAAATTTGGATTATAATTTAAAACTTAAAGAAAATAAACTCTTTAAATATATAATTTGATGGCTTATTTTATAAAATCTTATAGACAACTTATAAATATAGAAGATAATAGAGATATACTAGAAATCACATACGATAAATATATAGAAGGTTTTGGTTATGAACAGTTCACCGATTCTTTTAATACACGTCTTGTAAGTAAAAGATTTTCAAACTGGTACGATTCGGATAATAAATCTATACGATACGAACAGTTTTTAGATACTATGGTATTCAAAACTACCGAAACCATACGGAAAATGGCATTGGTACAATTGGAAAATATACTACTAGAAAATAAAAATTCATATTCACTTCTTCGTATTATGAATATGATTAAAATACTTGACCCAACATTTATACCACCTTTAATTAATTTAACGTGTAGTTGGCAGAAACGTATGATGAAAGAATTTTGTATAACTACCATACCAAGAGTTATAGAATCATCTACGAATCATTACAGGCTTACTAAATTTTTTAGAGTATCGCAATTAATAGAATCAGACAAGTTATACTAACAAGCGCTGACATGTTAACTTGATCAGGTGTTTCTTTACACTTTTTCATTTCACTTTTTTCACGTACTGTAAACCCGGTATCTATATTCCTTCCTGGTATGAGGGGTCTAGATAACGCACACTTCTCTTTTGGACTTATGCGTCCAACACCCATTGTTATAACACCACATGCGGGACTAACATACTCCTCCTCTTCTTCATCTTCTCCTGGTTGATGTTTTTCAAAATCAATCATTTGTTTACTTGTACCAGGTGGAAAAAAATTATTCTTTTCAGTAAATGGGTTAACATCACTCATTGCTTTTTCATCGTCGAGCATTAACTGGCTCATCTTTATTAATACTATCAAAGAATATATTTTACATTAAAAATATTGACTTTATATATAATATAAAATGGACCAAACCAAAATTGGTTTAATCGGTTTATTAATTTTGATATTAATTATAGTACTTTTTTTTATATTAAAAAATGATGATGATTCACCTGCTACTCTTCAACCATCATCTGAGATTCAGACTATAAAAATAACAAAAGATGGTATTAAAATACCACGTATATCAGAATCTTATATGTCTACTAAACAATTTCCATGTGATAGCTTATCGGAAGATCAAAATAAGGAAAAGGCATGGTGTGCTGTACACGGTATAGAAGAAAATGAAAGTATTGAAGTAATTGGATATACGTACGATGATTCAATACATGATTCAATATCTAAAAGAAAACAATTACCAGATATATATAAACCCAATGTATCAGAAGGGTGTCAATTTGGGGAAGATAAAATGGGATGTATATACGTTCAACAAAACCATCCATTTACAAAAAATGTTACAGGTTATAAAAATTATAAAGGTGATGATTTTTTGGAAATTTTATGGAATGATTTAGAACAAAAACCAAATTTAAAAAATGATCTTAAATACCTTACTGATTTTTATGAATTTGCTAAAATATACGAAGATGAAGATGGTAAACAAACAATCGACTCAGAAAAAGGTATATTAGCTTACAAACCTAAAATAACTGCGGAAAATTGTAAAAGCGTTACAGAAAGATGGTTCGTTATAAAACCTGGTGTAAATATGAGTATTAAAGGTAGTCAATTAATTTTATTAAAGTATTTGAATGAGTTAGGTATAGAAAGAAAATATATAAAATTCGATATTAATGTACCTAATAACTCCAAATCTAAAATAAATACTGAATATAATAAAGAATGGGAAAAGGTAATGGCTTCCCCTTCAGATACTCGCGCATATCAGTGTCCATCACCAGCACCAGGACCAGGACCAGGACCAGGACCAGGACCAGGACCACGGACCGGAATTAATATCAATAGTGATTTGGTGAATGATAATTCAGGAGTGGGTGTCAACGAAGACGAGGAGGACGCTATTGCGTCTAGTTCATCAACTCAACCGGGCCCTACACGGTTTTTATCACATAATCAATTACAAGCACAATACCATCTTACGTTAGGGGAATGTATGGGGACGTCACCACCATCTGAACAATCGAAAATATACGGTACATCACCATTATGCTCTTCAAATTAATAAAATATATGTATGTATTAAAACAATATGTTACCAATGCCCGTATTAGTCATGATGGCTATAGTCATTTCAGTATTATTTGGTGGGGGGATATACTATTACTATTCGACGTTGTCCAGCCCATCACCAGCACCAACACCAACACCAGCACCAGCACCAGCACCAGCATCAGCGTCGCCCTCGCCCTCGTACTCGCCCTCGCCCTCGCCCTCGCCCTCGCCATCATCTCCGTCCAGTAGTTCATATGAAATAGAAGATGAAGATGATGAAGGACAGGGATACGCTATTCAATATTAAATATGTACTATTATTAGGTAACATAGTAACATATTAGACTTACTAACTATAATACTAGCAGAAACTGTTATTATAGTTGGTTCAGTAGATTATATAACACTTAAAACGACGTGTTGTAAATTATAAACCTATTTTTTCGTTTTTACCAAACTTTTTACCATAATTTGTTGTATTTATAGGTCTATCAATAGGCATTGCAGTAGAATCAATATCGTGTATATACCCTATGTATTGCGAAACCCCTGTTTGAATTTGACCAATTGCTGTGGTAATAACAATATCATTCATTGTTCTTACTTGTTCTTGAACATTAGCCTGATGATTACCAGCATTGTTAATAAAAACAACACGCATTATACTATACAAATCGTTCGAATTTTGGTAATCAATAGCAACTCCAGTTTTATTTTTAAACTTTTGACGAATAGCGCGCTGAAGAATATTCATATTGAACTCAGAAAAGAACAATGTATTCAAAGGCGTTGGGCACTGTTTGAGAGAATTTATGTGAAGAGCGTCACACATTTAATATAGTCCTGGAAAAAAAGTATCAGTAAATATAAATGATAGCCTCAGCCGATTTTGATTTAGCATATAATATTAAACCAAGCAATTATGAAAAACCGATATGCCAACCACCAACATGTTTTGTTGCATCATACCCACCAGTCGCGAAGGTTGGTGATAAAGATGGTAAATTTTTCGTAAACTCGTCCCTTCTTCAGCCCAATAGATTAGCTGAAACAAAAGGTCCAGTCACTGTTCGGAGTGCAGATTTCCAGTGCAAATAAAATAAACAATTTAAAAAATACAGTATAATTAAATTCAAATAATGAGAGTAATAAAACGTTCCGGTCGTGTTGAAGACGTAAAGTTTAACAAGGTCACCAACAGGATTTCAAAGCTTACAAATAAACTTTCAGAAAATGTAGATATAACAATGGTAGCACAACAAGTTTTCTCGTCTATGTATGATGAAATTAAAACTCATGAAATAGACACTCTTTCTTCCGAAGTTTGTATTGGTTTAATAACCAATGACCCCGATTATGAAATTTTAGCAACTCGTATTGTTGCAAGTAATATTCAAAAACGTGCTGCAAATAATTTTCACATTGCCATGCGTAAACTCCATAAAGCTGGTATAATTACACACGAAGTATTAGAAGTTTCTTCAAAGGTTAAAGAAGATATTAAACATGAACGTGATTTTGAATTTGGGTATTTTGGTCTAAAAACTTTAGAAAAGGGATACCTACAAAAAATTGATGGTGATGTTATCGAAACGCCTCAGTATTTATACATGCGTGTAGCTATTGGTATTCATGGTCACGATATAGACCATGTTCTCGAAACGTATGACGCGTTATCTAGGGGTTTATTCATTCACGCGACACCGACTTTGTTTAATGCGGGGACACACAGGCCACAAATGTCGTCATGTTTCTTAATTGCAAACAAAGAAGATAGTATCGATGGTATTTACGATACTGTAAAAGAATGTGCGCGTATAAGCAAATGGGCTGGTGGTATTGGTTTACATGTTCATGATGTAAGAGCGAATAAATCACACATTAGAGGAACAAATGGTACATCTGACGGTATTATCCCAATGTTACGAGTTTATAATTCAACCGCGAGATACGTAAACCAAGCCGGTAGAAGAAAAGGATCCATTGCCGTATACCTCGAACCATGGCACGCCGATATTATGGATTTTCTCGAAATTCGTCTCAATCAGGGCGACGAAGAAGCGAGATGTCGTGATCTCTTCTCAGCTATGTGGATACCCGATTTATTCATGAGACGAGTCGAATCTAACGGTAATTGGTCTTTGTTTTGTCCAGATAGGGCACCAGGTTTATCAGACGTTTACGGTAAAGAATTCGACGAACTTTACGAAAAGTATGAAACCGAGGGTCTCGCAACAAAAACCATACCAGCAGTAGAAGTTTGGAAGTCCATTATTAAGTCGCAAAGTGAAACGGGGACACCATATATGCTTTACAAAGACGCGTGTAATGAGAAATCAAATCACAAGCATATAGGTACTATTAAATCGTCAAATCTATGTACAGAAATTTTAGAGTATACAGATAAGGACGAAACTGCTGTGTGTAATCTTGCCTCTATTGCGTTACCAAAATACGTTGATGTTGATAATAAAGAGTTTAACCACGAGGAATTACACCGCGTCACGAAAATGGTTACACGTAATTTGAATAAGGTTATCGATAAAAACTTTTACCCTACTGAAAATGGTAAGCGGTCGAATATACGTCACCGACCAATCGGTATTGGTGTTCAAGGTCTCGCCGATGTGTTCATTATGCTTAGAATGACATTTGGTTCAGAAGAATCGAAAAAACTTAACCGTGACATTTTCGAAACAATATACCATGCGTCTCTCGAGTCGTCTTGTGAACTCTCCGAAATGTACGGTGCGTATGAAACGTTTAAGGGGTCACCTTTCAGTAAAGGTATTCTCCAATTCGATATGTGGGATCGTGAACCACAATTCAGTGGTCGATACGATTGGAATGATATGCGCAAACTCGTTAAAAAGGGTACGAGAAACAGTCTCTTACTCGCACCAATGCCTACAGCTTCTACTTCTCAGATTTTGGGTAACAATGAGTGTTTCGAACCATACACGACAAACATTTATTTGAGAAGAACCCTTGCGGGTGAATTTGTCGTTGTAAACAAACATTTAGTTAACGATTTGAAGAAAATAGGACTTTGGTCAAAAGAAATGAAAGATCTCATGGTTAAGGCAAATGGGTCCGTTCAAAACATTATTGATATTCCCGACGAACTCAAAGAACTGTATAAGACGGTATGGGAAATGAGTCAAAAAACAATAATTGATATGTCTGCTGATAGAGGTGTATATATAGACCAAAGTCAAAGTATGAACTTATTCGTCGAGAGTCCGACGGTTTCAAAACTTTCGTCTATGCACATGTACGCATGGAAACAAGGTTTGAAAACGGGTATGTATTACCTTAGAAGTAAAGCGAAATCGCGACCGATCCAGTTTAGTTTAGAAGCAGAGTGTTCTATGTGTTCTGCCTAAATATTTTTTTATTCATCGTATACCTCATCATCATATACGAAACGTGTATCTCTATGATCTTGAGTCTTAACCAATTCATTACTTTATGGTATATAAAATATCATAATATATAAATGCCGAGACGTGCTAGAAATAATAATACGAATTCAAATTCAAATAATAATAATCAATTTAGCCCTATATCAGTTTTGAATAAGAAACCAAAAAATCGGACACCAAGACGTCAACGTCGTCGTACAAACCCACAGGGAAATCAATTAAGTCCAGGAATTTTAGCAAGTATGTGGGGATGGGCATCTGGAATTATTTCAAGTCAAAATCAAAATAATAATAAAAAGTAATATAAATGACAACAACACCAAAAAAAAATAAAAATAACAATCTAAAAAGATTACCTACTTCTCCGGGGTTTAGTAAAAGAGTAGTAAATAAAATGTCAAGTCCTTTAAAAACTGCTATCACTAATTTTTTATCGACATTACCATCACCATCTAGTAAAAAGAGTAAAAAAAGAAACAATGTTAACAAAGCATTATCAAAGAAAATAAAAAAATAATATCAGTGTATATTAAAATGAATACTTTTAAAGTTCGTAATATTAATTCAAAAAAAATACAGAAAAATACTAATATGAAATACCCACTAAGTAAAATAAATAAACAGAAAGCACAAATACTATTACAAATAGCACAAAAACAAGATAATATCAAAATGCTTACAAAACAATTAAAAAATCTTAATAAGTAATATTATACTTAAAGTTTAAAGTACATATACATTTATAAAGTTAGTTCATATAATGTCAAAGTTTATAAATGCAAAAGATATTCTGAAAGTTTCTAATTACGACGGTAGGAAGATATCACTTTGTAACATAGAAGATAAATCTATGAAAATAATTTTTCCACGTATGTATATGCCCTTTGGTATTTCCGGGTTTACACCGGAAATTGGACCAACAAAGTATAACATTGATTTTGCAATGAAAGGGTGGGATGAGGATGGGAATTTTGTACAAAAATTCTACAATCATATGCGTGATCTCGAAAATAAAGTTATTGAATCCGTATCCGAACAAAGTGAAGATATATTCGGTAGACCAATAGGTGTAGAAGAACTAAAAACAATGTTTTACTCAAATATAAAAGAGTCCCCGGATCGAGAACCGAAGTTTCGTGTTAAGGTTGATTCGACAATAGACGATAAAGTTAAACCAAACGTTTATAACGAGGAAAAGAAACCAATGGTAGACGAAATTAAAAATCAGTTATATGCAAGAAATTCAGGGACCGCCATCGTTGAAATGAACAGTGTATATTTCTTGAATAGAAAATTCGGTATTTCTTGGAAACTTAATTCTTTAGTCGTTTATGAACCACAAAGACTCAAGGGGTTTCAATTTATTTTGTAGTTTTTTCGTTTAGTATAAGCATTTGGTAAATAGCTTGAGATTCCTTAAGTAATTTACCTGATATAACTGTATAAGACTTAGGATCTAAACCCAATTTAATTTTAGCTATTCTAACAGATTCATTCCACTTAGTGAGTGTCATTATTAATTACTTTATTACAACATTTTCTTAATCAGTGTTTTGTATTTTTTTGTACCTTCCTTTGGTTGAAGCCCAAATCCCTTCTTTTTTGGCTTGAACACTTTGACAAGTGCTTTTTTACCTTCTCTTTTCATGCGTTCGATTGCAGATTTACGCGCAGTTTTACTGACGATTCGTCCATATTTATCTTGCATGAGGTCAGATTTTTCAAGTCCGCCTGTCGTTTTTAAAGCAGTTCCGTGTAATACTTCAGCTCTTGATCCAAATGTTTGCATTTATATTACCCTGATATTTATTTTTGGGTATAAAAATAAAATCCACCACCAAGTACTATAAGTAACAATATAACGGATAGTATTAACATAAATGAGGAACCACCTTCTTCTTCTTCGATAGCTTTTTGTTCTTTTTTGTAAGATTTAGTTGTTTCATCACTATCTTTTAACGTTTCGTATGTATTATTTTCAAATTCATCTCTTTTCTCTTGTAAATTGTCAACATCGTCGCTATCAACACCCGATGGTGACGCACTTGTTGATGCATCGTCTGTTAAATTCGCATAACAAGTCGGTAATTGGGAAACGTATTTTGTTTTTTCATCTTCCGAACAGTTTCCTGAATCTAAACAGTAATTACACGGTTTACCCGATTTACATTTACAACACTGATCTAACGAATTTTTTGGTGTATTTATATCTTTAGATAAAACTTGAAAACCAGATTTACACTTATCTTCGCTCACGGGCTGACACCCTTCGACATCTATATCAAATACAGAATTATCACCTATCGCACAACCTTTCATTATTATATTACTATACACTGATAATATTTTCCATGTTCAAATTCTGTTAAATTTGAACATGAAATTATTTATTTTTTTTATTTCGAAATTACTTGACTAATTATAGCGGCAATTTCTGTTAATATAACTGTATGATGTGTCATGACAAGAGCCTTTGCACGTTGTGTTTTTGGTGAAAAGTCACCGTAACCGACCGTACTCATCGTCATTAGTGAAAAATAATACGGATCGAGAGGGTCTTCTGTAAACCCAAAATCGTCTTTCATTTTAGAATACATATAACCATATACCAATGTGATAATAAGTGTAAGAGATATAGTACTATATAATACAGTCTTGTTCATTTATAGTTACTCACTAAAATAATCGTCATCTGAATCAGTATATATAGGACATTCTGGTCTTATAAGTTCCTTCCTTTTCCTAGGTTTTTTAGGTTTGGGTTCCTCAATACCATGTTCCCTGTGGTATAAAACTCTTTGCCAAAATTCATCCATAACTGGAAGATACTTTTCAAACCATTCTCTATCACGTTTAACATTAACAACTACAAACTCTTCTGGTTTAGGCCAATTAAAATCGCCTGGTTTATATTGTATAAAATCAGCCTCTTCCAAATCCAAAATGTCCATACATAGCTGGAGTTGTGGCATGTAATGTTCAGGTACTTCTGGTTTTATTTCACGCATCATCGGACATTTAATTTCTACTAACTTACCTGATTCACTTACACCGTCTGGGCTACCACCTAAAAAAGAATATTTGGGATGTGGACATAAGCCTAATTCATGAACAACTTCATTATGACGTTCTTCGTAAAGTATACGCGCCTCATCTTCATACTTTTCACCATGTCGTGTTGCTTCATTACCTGTAAAAACTGGACCTTTACCACACTTTTTCAATAAAAGTTGATTCGGTGTTTCATATTTATTCACACCTATAGCCGATGCAACATCACTCGCTGTAAGCATACCCATTCTAAGATCAAGCCATTCTTGTGATTTTTGTGGCGCATACTCAAATTCTAACCATTTTTTGACATTGAGATGCATACTAAATTACTTAGTCTCGTAATTTTTAAGCCTGGTTTTTAAAATTCTAACTGTACCATTATAATCTATATTTCTATCTTTACACGCTTCCACAAGTTCTTCTTTTTTCATATGAGAAAAGGGTTTAACACGCTTCACCGATTCTTCTTTTTCAAACGCACCCATACGAGATGTTAATGTTCTTTTTATAATGATATTTTCTTCGGATGAAGAAGATTCTGTATCATCTTCTTCATTTTTATCACAAGTTGTACCTAATCTTGGTAAATCACCACGTCTATCCAACCATATAATTAATTTTATACTAGAAATAATACTAAATATACCACCAGCTATATACAAGCAGGGTTTTAAAAATTTACTCATTATAATTAATTAAGTGTCCTTATTGTTTAAGTAGTGTTATACATGAGTTGTGGTGGATAAAAAAAATATTTAGCTGCATATTGTTCAGCTTGTTTTTTATTTTTTGCGCACCCACGTCCCAAAAAAACATTATCGACGAATACATCTATAAAAAATATACCATTGTCATGTGACACAACTCTGTATTCGGGTAAATGTAAATTATTAGTTTGACAATAACGCATGAGATGATCCTTAAAATTATCATCGATCATTATACAATTCATATCAACCATAGTAGGATTTTTGTATATGTTAAGAATAAACTGTTTTGCATGTAATAAACCAATATCCATGTATATAGCACCCACTAAAGATTCAAATACATCTTCAAGAATTTTAGGATTTTTATTCCATCCATTACGCATTCCTTTTTCATCCATTTGAACCCATTTATATAATTCAAGTTTTGATGCTATATTAGCGAGTGTTTCACCACGTACGAGTTTTGTACGAGCTTTTGTAAGAAATCCCTCTTGTTTATTTTCATATTGATCAAACAGAAATTTTGTAATAACAAAACCTAAAACAGAATCCCCTATAAACTCAAGTGTTTCAAATGACCCTTCCAAAGAATCATTATCTTTTAATGCAGATTTGTGTGTAAATGCTTTTTGGTACAAATCTATCTTAGATATTTTTGTACCAACAAGGTTCTCAATAGATTCCTTATCAATTATCATTGCTAATTGTTATTATATGTATATATTTTTTTAAGTAAATTTATTCACTTAGATTATTATTGTTCTACTTTTGTGTAATGTGGACTCAAATATTTCTGCAAATTTAAGAATGTAATTTGAACATCTGCCGGTGGTTCAAGAAGAGACTTAAGCTTATCATCCAAAACGAGAATACGCCCGTTATCTGGGTGTTTAAGATTATTAGCAGTAACATACGTGTTAATTGCACGAGTAACCGTACTTCTAGAAACAAGTTTACCCTTTTCGAGTCCTAGAAAATTACGGAGCTTTTCCGAAATTTGTTGTTCGCGATTAAACCCGTTATTCTTAGCACGGGACGCGGCTTTTTCACCGGTTGGGTCATCTTGTTTAGATTTAATCTTTCTACAGATTTTAGAAAGAGATTTAACTTCAGAGCGCAGAGCGGTAATTTCTTCGAGTATGGATTCAATAGACATTTTATATCTATTATACACTTTGTATCTTTAAGTTCTTTTTAGTATAAGAATATATGTAGATATTAAAACCAATAATATAGCAATACATATCATATTTCCAATTAACTTATCTAAACTCATTGGATATAATTTACCAAAAGCGTAAGGTTGTCTTGGTTTAAAAGCGTTTAAACATTGACCAGGGCACCCACCATCACAGCAACCAGCTTTACATGGTATAATATATCCCTTTTTACGTATACCACAAACCTGTTCCGATCCTGGGTTTTTTGTATTTACATCAGCATAACACCTACACTCACCATATAACTCGTCACATTTATGTTCTTCACTCTGACAATCCATATTATTATATAGACAATATAATAATGGTAAATACCAAAGTAAAAATAGTGAAAAAATTACCTAAAAATTTATATTTATTGTTTAACGATTATACGGATAAGAATATAGAAGAATGGGTAAAAAAGAAAGTATGTTTTGGTGATAAGATTTTGTACAAGTATATTTCAGTGTATAGTCAGGATAATATAAAAAAATTTAGATCTAGAGTAAACAGGCTTCATAATAAAGAATCTTTTGAAGAAGCTGCTAAAGTACTCGTAACAGAATCGATACGTCCTTTATTACTTGATATAATAGACGATCTAACAAAATTCTTAAAACCCATGGGTGATTTAGTTTTAAGTGGTGGTGAAGCTGTTAATTTCTATTTACAAGCAGAAGATAAAGTTATAACATCGGATATTGACACTAAATTTGTACCCAAAATGAAAGCGGATGATAAATATTTTGGTAAATTACAAGCCGTTAAACTTTTATTATGGAATAAACTTGGGGAAATAGCACAACGTGATAATTATAAAATTATAAATACTGTTCTTAAAGAAACTAACCAATACTTTACGAATAAAAATATTGAAAAATATAACTTAAATAATGCGGCATTCAGAACAAATTGGGCTTATAAAGTTTCGAAATATATAGGATTAAACTCGGCTACAAGTAAAAAATCAAAAGGGTATCACGTTACACGTAGATACTCGTTAATACCTAAACGTAAAAACATAAAAAATGCGTCTAATGTACTCATAGATGTTGAATTATTCACACTGGATATGAAGTTTCGTTTGTTCAATATAAAAACAGGTAAAAATGAAGATATGAACTTTGGTGGTATTATAGACATTGCATTTATGCGCCCAAAACAACTCGGATACGACGTTGCCAAAACAAATACATTTTCAACGGAAATGAATTACCAAAACATGAACAGGGGTGAACTGTACACGATAAAATATAAGTACTTAACCTTACCCACAAAATCATACCTTATAAAAGACATGTTCATGATGCAAAAAATGGGTCTCAGACCGGGTAAAATTGAAAAGGATAGGAAACGTATGATCGCTTTAGGTAGACTGATGTCTAAAAAGAGGATTTTAAGTACAGATTCTATAGATACAATTGCAAAAAAAGTTGGTATTAAACTCGGTAAACCTGCGCACACGTTCCGAGCGTATACAAAGGTTGGACCAACATTAATTAAAAAAGCATCGCAGATCAACCCACAAAAATATAAACTCTCAACAACAACCCCATCTAAAGAAAAACTTAGTAAAGATATAGTTTACGGTTTAAAATCAAATAGCAATAACATGAAAACACCAGTTAATTATTTACGAACACAATCAAATCATATTTTTAATATTAAAAAAATGAATTGGAAACCAAACCCAAACCAAAACTATATTAAAAATGAAATGAATTTCAGACCAGTCAAACCAAAACCTTTACCATCAAAAATCAATGATATAAAAATGGAAGAAACTTTATACGGTTTCAAACCTTTACGAGACCAATGGGTACCAAGACCATTACTAGAAAAATCGGCTATGATCCCATTTATTGGTTTAAAGAAATGAAACCATTACAGTATATAGAATGATTTATAACGAAATAACAAAAAACGAAGAAGGTGAACGCGAAGTTAAAGTTTTTACAGATGATAAGAAGAGATGTATCGTAAAACTAGTTAACGTTGAATGTATCGAATTGGAAACACATCACATGTATATTAAAGTTTCAGGCGAGGATAATCAGGCGAAAATCAATGAATTCGATGATTCAAATATGAAGGAAGCTTCGGAAAATTGTGAAAAATGGTTTGGTCGAAAAATTCCAGGACCCACAATTGAAAAGGCATATCATACAGATTCGTTTGATAGATTCTCACTTGAATTAATTACAGAAACTAAAGCATTCAATAATAAAAATGAACCACTCCCAATAGAGGATATTAAACCGGGATCACTGTGTTCGGTTTTTGTTGAATTTTCCGAAATATGCTTTAGTCGAAAGAATTTTTCACCAATTTGGAAAATTGTTCAGGTGAAAATTCACGAAGAAGAAAAACCCCCTCCACCAGAACCCGAAACACCAGAAATTGAAGCATACCCAGAAGAATGTATGTTTGAAGACGAAGATTCGAAATAAAAAAAAGTATTTATTATATATAAAAGAAGATGAAGCTCACTAAAGTCTCACCAAGACAAGTTATTATTGCACTCTCGATCGCGATCGTCCTATATTATCTTGTCAGTACATACACAACATCGACATATTCCGTCAAAGAAAAAACATACGGTCCATCTGGTTTTGATACCGAAGAAATTCAATCTACAGGAGATGCGTCTAGATGTGAAATGAAGTCTGGAACAGGACTTGCGTCTTCTTTGCTCCCACGAGAAGTCGCTTCCCAAGAAGATTTCGGAGAATTTGCCCCAGAAGATGTCCTCCAAGGGCAAAATTTTCTTGAACCAAGACAACAAATTGGTTTTCCAGAAACTATTGGTGGTGCTTTGAGAAATGCTAATCAACAAGTCCGCGCCGATCCACCAAATTCCAAAGAACCATTTGTTTGGAATAACTCTACCATTTCACCAGACGGTATGCGTAGGCCATTGTGTTAAATAGTTAATTAAAGAATAAAGGTATAGTTTATATATTAAAACATGTCTGAAACTCCATCGGAAGAACTTTCAAACAACGTCTCTAAATTGGTTGAGCTTAGTAAGCAAATTACAGACGCACGAGAAGATATAAAGGTCTTAGTACAGGCCGAAAAATCACTTAAACTTCAAGTTAAGAAACTTATGACGGATAATGGTCTCGATGTCATTAATTTGAAAAAGGGTAAAATTTCTGTTAAGAAAAGCTCTAGAAAACAGGGATTAAACAAAACCTCAGTCAAGGATGGTTTAACAACTTTTTTCAATGGAAATGAAGAACAAGCTGAAAATTGCTTAAACGTAATACTAGAAAATTTACCAACTAAGGAATCAACTTCTCTTTCGTTAACCGGTTTAAAAGAAAAGAAACAAGAATAAATAAGTAAAAATGGTTTGGAATCAATATGTTTACGAAGCTATGAACGGCAATGAAGCTGACTATAGTGATAACGAAAACGAAACAAATATTCAAGAACCTTTACATATAACAGATTGGGAATTAAAATACCAAGACGAACTTCGTTATATGTGGGGGATACTACAACAGTATCTATATGATTCATGTATGTCTCATCTTATTTTAAAATTTGCGTCATATGACGATTTCGTTGAATTTGCATTCTATAATTCACTATACGGTAGCTAATAAATAATGTAATGAATATGTATACAAACATGCTCCCAGATATAACATCGCAAAAAATAATTATACCAGCATCTCTTTTTTTAGCTCTCAGTCCAGGTATTATTCTCAGAACAAATGGAACCAAAGTTTCATTCAGAGACGGTCTTACCGGAAGAACAGCCGTTTTGTTCCACGCACTCGTTTTTCTTCTCGCATTTTCAGTCATTTCCAAGGCCATGGGTATGGTTCTTACGAAAACAGACCTTCTCGTTACAACAACTCTATTCATTTTACTCAGCCCAGGTATCCTTTTGAGTATACCACCAGGATCAAAGGGTCTCTTTATGTCAGGCCAGACGAGTCTTACTTCTGCTATGGTACACACTCTAGTATTTGCACTCGTGTTCGCTCTTTTAAGAAAGCAATTTCCTCAATATTATTAAGTGATCACGAAGATATGGAATATCTTTGTATTGGTCCAGGTGCAATGGGAGGATTTTCAATTCTAGGGTACCTTAAAAATATAGAGAAATCATTAAATAATATAAAAGAATATTCAGGTTCTTCAGCAGGTGCTATAATAGTTACCTTTTTAGCTTTAGGGTTTAGTATAGATCAAATTTTAGATAAATTAGCTAACCTTGAAGGTAATAAGCTAGTTAAATTAAATTTAAAGTGTTTTATGAACAAATATGGTCTAGTTGATTTAAACCCTATACGAAAAAAATTTGTAGATATAATGGAATCCGATCCATCATTTTTAGATATAGATAAAAAGATTTATATTTCAGCGTTTTGTGTAAATACATCTAAAACAGTATATTTTTCGAAGGATACGCACCCTAATATGAAAATCGTAGATGCATTGTGTATGAGTATAGCTATACCATTCATATTTTCGTCTTATAGGTACGATGGTTTAGTCTACGTAGATGGTGGAACATTAGAAACTTTACCAACAACACCTTTTCTAGATAAAAAAGCATGTAAAGTTCTTTGTATACGAATGAAAATGGAACCCGAATTCATAAAGGATATTAAAAGTCCAAAACAATTCGCAGAAGCTTTAATCGCATCCACATTGAAAAATAGACAGGATAATATAATAAAAGGTAGTAAAATAGTTGATATAGATATTGGACAAGTAGACGTATTTGATTTCAATATGTGTTACGAAGATAAAATGAAATTATATTTAGCAGGTATGAAAACAATTTAATATATTGTTATAAACTTTTTTTGTTGGTTTATAACAATATGGATGCATGTGATCCAGGAATAGATGTAAAAAATCTCAAGACACTCGTAAAACAAAATACAGGTGAAGATTTAAGTTTGACTAAAGGTCAAATATGTGATATATATTCAACTATACAGGATGGTAAATTACCTTTACCCCCACTTATTTTAAGTAAAGATAGATCACATTTATTAGATCGAAAATCACCATTAACTCAATCAGATTTTGATAAACTTTTTAGTGCGTCAACTAAAGTTTCTAGTATAAGACGAATCGCTAAAAAGGTAGGTGTAGCACGTCACGCGGATAAAAAGCTTACAAAAGCACAATTAATTGGTATAATTGGACGCCGTTTACACGCTACTAATATACATGAACCAATTAGACTTAGACAGGTTCAAAAGAAAATTGTATCAAAAAATGTAAATTCTTACAACTTCAATAATAATGCAGGTATTTCATCAAAACCATTTAACCGTGAAAATAATTTAAATAATAAAGGAAATGTAGGAACTAAAATTATAAAAGAAGAAAGTGGTAATAATAACAATACAGGTGTTATAACAAGTAATAACAACAGAGGTATTTTAAAAAATAATAAAAATGAAAGTGGAGGTGGTTTAAAAATACCCGGAGCAAGGAATCCATTAAGAAATTACAATAAAAGACCAAGTTTATTTACAGCCGCAAAAGCCGTAGAACGAGGTCAAGAACAGAGTAAAAGGAATTTATTTGAAAAAATGTTTGGTCAAGAAAGACCAATCTCGTCGTCAAACTCTAAAGCTGCTCGAGAATCAAATAAAATAAAGTTCTACTCAAATTCATCGGAAGATGCTTATAAAAAATTACGTGCAAGGGGTCAAATTAACGAAACGTATAAGGATTTTAGAAAAAGATTTTTAAAAGAAAAGGAAGATTTTCTTAAAGTAAATACAAACAAAAATTTAAAAAGTAATAACGGTTCAAAACTATTAATTAAAAAAGCTAAGGTAAAGTTTGGTGAAAGAAATATAGAGGAAAATAATAATTCAAATAAACCTCCAAGCGTTCCAGTAGTCGTCCCAAATAAACCTCCAAGCGTTCCAGTAGTCGTCCCAAATAAACCCCCAAACGTTCCGGTAGTTGTACCAAATAAACCTCCAAACGTTCCGGTAGTCGTACCAAATAAACCCCCAAACGTACCAAATAAACCTCCAAACGTACCAAATAAACCTCCAAACGTACCAAATAAACCCCCAAACGTACCAAATAAACCCCCAAACGTTCCGGTAGTCGTTCCAAATCAACCTCCAAATACTAATAATACTAATAATACTAAAAATCAAAACAAACTCGCAACTTATCTTAATCAGAAAAACCTGAATAAATACATTAACAATAACACTAAAGTTAATGCATTCAAACGTCTCAATAAAGGTACACCTGTTAATACAATAATAAAAGATATTGGTGATCAAATTACCACTAAAAAACTTAATAATAACAAAAAGGAAAAGGAGCAAAAGGAGCAAGAAGAATTAAAAAAGGGTAAAAATGTATTAATAAAAAACATTAAGAATCTAGGTATTAATGCAAATACAAATAACGTTCAACAGGTATTAAACAAGTATAATTCGTTCGGAAACTTAAACACGGCGAAAAAGGAACTTCAAAATATTAGTAACGAAAAACATAAAATAAATGTTCAAAATTTAATTAAAAATACGAACGTTAATCATATAAATAACCCAAAAGTACAAAAAATAATAAAGAATTTTGAAAATAAGAAAAAAGTGGGTGTGTTTGGTACGGGTGGTGTTTACAAAAAAAATAAAGCGCGTACAAATATAAACAAGGAAATTGAAAAAATAGTAAAGAATACCCAAAACAAACAAAAGGTTGAAAATAATAAAAAAACAAAACTCGAAAATAATAAAACTAGACTTACCGCGTTTTTAGGAAATAAAGGTAGAAGTGAAAATAATGTATCAAATTTTTTACAAAAACTCGAAAACGGTGTTCCAATAGAAAAAATAGAACAAACCGTACTCCAAAACCAAAGAATGATAAATTCCGAAACACTAAAAATTGGGCGATCAGAAAATCAAGAAGTATTGAAAATCATTAAACATTATGTTAACCAGAAAAGAGGAGGTTTGATAGGTCGAGGTGAATTACTCTACAAGAATAAACAAAGTGTTATTAACAAAATAGCAGAATTAAATCAAAAGAGAAGTAATAATAAGGAAGTGAAAGAAACACAAAAATCGGAAAATAAAAAGAAATTAGAAGTTAAAATAAATAGTTATAAAAATGCGTATAATAACTTAAACAAAAACACATTAAATACCGTTTTAACCAATTTCAATAACGGTACTATTACGTACGACGTTGCAAACAAAAAATTAAATAAAATAGTTAAAAATAAATCAAATGAAAAACAGAAGAAGGAAAATATTAATAAGAAAAAAGAACAAAACAAAACAAATCTTAATTCTTATTTAAACAATAAAGGGATTACAAATAAACAGGAATATATAAATAGGCTTAATAAGGGTAACAAAATTAATAAAATTAAGAAAAATATTAACAATAAAGTTTTAAGCAATACAAAAAGTGAAAATGTTAAAAAATTAAGAGAAAATTACCCTAATAACGCTAACGCACAAAAAATTATAAACACATTTGAGAAAGGTGGGTTTTTTGCACCAAAAACGGTAAATAACACAAAAAGTAAAATAAGTGAAATGATTGAAAAACGACTCGAAAATAAAGAAAAGAAAGAAGATAACAAAACAAATCTTAATTCTTATTTAAACAATAAAGGGATTACAAATAAACAGGAATATATAAATAGGCTTAATAAGGGTAATAAAATTAATAAAATTAAGAAAAATATTAACAATAAAGTTTTAAGCAATACAAAAAGTGAAAATGTTAAAAAATTAAGAGAAAATTACCCTAATAACGCTAACGCACAAAAAATTATAAATAAATTTGCTAAAGGTGGTTTTATGGCACCAAAAACGGTAAATAACACAAAAAGTAAAATAAGTGAAATGATTGAAAAACGACTCGAAAAGGATGAAAAGAAAAAAAATAAAGAATAAAAAAAAAAAAAAAAAAAAATAAAAAAAAATAAAGAAAATAATGAATGGAAAAACAAACCCACTATACCATCTCTTAGTAGATCTAATAAAACCATTAATAATAAAATAAATGTTCCAAATACTAACAAAAAAAATGAACATATGAAACGCGTTTATGAACTTAAGAAATTTAGAAATAATGAATTAAAACTTAAAGATCGAGAATCAGGTAACGTTATTACTAGATTTATAGCAAACCCCGGGAGTAATTTTAATAATGCGAAATCGAAAATAAAAAATATAGCTAACTCTTTAAAAGTAAATAATAATAAAGCTAAAAAAGAAGCTGAAGAGGCTGAAGCTAAACGTGAAGAACAAAAGAAGCTTAACGCTAAAAAAGCTGAAAATAACGCTAAAAAAGCTGAAGAACAAAAGAAGCTTAACGCTAAAAAAGCTGAAAATAACGCTAAAAAAGCTGAAGAACAAAAGAAACTTAACGCTAAAAAAGCTGAAAATAACGCGAAAAAAGCTGAAGAACAAAAGAAACTTAACGCGAAAAAAGCTGAAGAATCCAAACGTGAAGAACAAGTGAAGAAAAGACAGGATAGATTGAATAATATCAGGAAAAAAGAAATAAACGGGGAAAACGTAAATAACAAATTAAAAGCATTAGAAGTCAGAATAGATAAATTCGTTCCAAGAGGATGGTTGAAGGGAAGAAGAAAAGAATTCTTGGTGCGCGCAAAGCGAAACGGGATTATGTCTGTACACAATAATCTAAATAAACGTTTACAACTTAAAAAACAAGTTGAAAAAAACGAACACGCCAATAAATCCAAATTATTAAATAGTATTCACGATCCAAAATTCGCCATTGATACACTGAAAAATAAAATTTCTAAAAATTCAGATATAGTAAAAATGTATAAAAATTCAGTTAAAAAAGTTGAAAGTATGAAGGATTTATTACCCGTTTATAAATCAACATTTACTCGACAATTGAAAAATTCGATGAAAATGCCAGATCCAAAACAGTATATGAATTCCATATTAATTAATGCAAATAAAAAACGAAACACAAATAAACCACCTCCACCACAAAAAGAAAATAAAAACGTAATGAATCGTGAAAGAAAACGAGTTCAAGCAAAGTTGATAAACACAATGAGAAATAAACCTCCATCACCTCCAAAAAATAAAAAGTCAAATCTCAAAAAGTTAGTTAATAATACCATGAAAGGTCGTGCGGCTAAAAATGTAAGTCGTCTCAAGAAAAATATAAATGAAGGTGTATCTGAAATGACAGTCAAGTCACGACTCGCAAAATTAAACAAACAAACGAAATATCAAAAATAAATTAATATAAAAGAAATAATCTAATCAATAATAAAACATGCACAGAGGTTTATCATCCGTTATGATGAACTACGCGCGTTCTATTAGTGATGAGAAGAAAGCAAAAACTATCGTTAAGGGAAACAAAACAAGAGAAATTACGGGGAGTAGTGATGATATACACGAAAAACTTGTATACAAATGCGGTTTAAAAAGACGTGAAGTATGGGATACAAATTCAAAATCTTGGTACACAAAAGTCTATTACGTGGATGGTTCGAGTTATAATCCCGTTTTGTTTCACGATGGTAAGATTGATAAGAACCCATTTTTTAAAGATTAACAACATTCTTGTTTCATCCATTTTTCGAGACCAATTGGATTGACGTGCTTATCCTTGAAAACGATGTCACAATTTGAATGGTGTAATATTTCCTCCATGATTGGTTCGTCCTCTTTACCATTTTCGTATAGAGTATATACGGTTAAATAATACGTGTATGTACATGGATCTATTAATGCACTAGATGCTCTTAAACACGCCGATACTTTTACGGTTGTGTCGTGATCATCATTAAACATTAATCTTTGAAACCATCGTTTCTTTTTGAATTTATTAAGGTATCCATTTTCAGATAATTTGGGTTCTAATATACATTTTTGTTTCTTATTTTCAGAAGGATCAACGCTCATACTTATACTATTTCCCATTGCACCTATACCACACCCAGTCATTTTTGTGCATCTACCCTCAACAACAACTTTTATTCTTTTATCTGACATATTCACAAACAAAATACTTGTAGGTGTTACGTGTCTTATCTTAGAACGCATACTCCTTCTTATTACATTACACTTACCTAATCTAATAAGTTTGGGATATCTAGGTATTATACCTAAACACCCGTTTTTTAACGAAAAGTACGGAAACTTTGCGTTATAATATTCCTTCAGAAATTCCTGTATATGTGGTTCATACTCCGAGTCGTTAAATTTACGCAAGAGCATATTACTTATATAGGTGAAAAAAAAGTTAAAGAAAAAAATCAATATTTAATTAAGTATGGACACATGTTCTGTATGCTGTGAAAATTTCAGCAAAACGACTCGTAAAAAAGTGACGTGTCCGTTTTGTCAATTTGAATCTTGTAAAACATGTTTACAAAAATATATACTATCAATTTCTGATAATCCACATTGTATGAATTGTAAGAACGAATTAGATAGAGAATTTATAGACTCATCTTGTACTGTCAGGTTTAGAAATGTAGAATATAAAACACATCTAGAAAATATACTTTTTGAAAAAGAAAAAGTGCGTATGCCAGAAACACAACCAGAAGTAGAACGTATTATTAAAATGCGAACATTAAGGGAAAAGTATTATTCTTTACTAACAGCACTCAGATATTATAGAATAGATAGACAGAATGCACTAGATATGGAGGAAGAAACAGAACAATGGGATAATCAAATAAATACAACTGAAGTATATTTAGCACAATTAACATACGATATGAACGTTTTACGTTACAATAATGTGGAAATTGATACAGGTCGAAATTTTATTAAAATGTGTCCAAATGGAGAGTGTAGAGGATTTATAGATAATGATTTTGTATGTGGTATATGTAAGAAACAATTTTGTAAAAAATGTAACGAAGAATTACACGAAAATCATGTATGTATTCCAGAAACTGTCGAAACAATAAAACTTATTAATAAAGATACAAAACCATGTCCAAAATGTGCAACAATGATATATAAAATAGATGGATGTGCACAGATGTGGTGTACAAACTGTAACACTGCGTTTGATTGGAGAACAGGTAATTTAGTAAAGGGTAGAATACACAATCCACATTTTTTTGAATTTAAAAAAAGATCGAGAGAACATGGTGATATACCATGTGGTGGTAGACCAAGTATAAGCGAATTAAGCGATAAAAAAGCTAGTAATGAAATTTTGGATTTACTAATAACATTACACAGAATTGATAACGAACTAATACATAGATATGGTGATATATATGATGATGATAATCATCATTTACGTATATCGTACATGTTAAACAGTATATCAGAATATGAATTTAAAAAAGAATTACAGAAAAGAGATAAACAAAAGTGTAAAAACACAGACGTTAGAAATATTTACGAATTATTTACAAATAGTGTAAGTGATCTATTAAGACAGTGGATTTTATATAATGATATTGATGTCATACAACATGTTAAAGAATTACTGGACTATTCAAATGACATTATTGATACTATTAGAAAAAGGTATAATTCAAAATTACCACGTTATATAACTTTACCAATGCCTTAAAGATTTAGATATATACTATTCAAAGATGTACCTAAAAAGACACGAAAATATTATTTATTCAGTTACTAGTTTAATTCCATGTTTAATATCTTATAATTTTCCAACAAGTTATTCAAAAATTGGTATTTTATTACATTACCCTTTTAGATTTGCATTTAACATACATAGGGCTTTTTTTAATGATTTAAAAACGAGTGAAAATTTATATAAATTAGATATATTATTTTTCCATGTTTGTTTATTTCTAATTGGCTTCGATTGGGAGAGAAAAATTCAAAAATTACAAACAGTATTTCACATTTTATCTATATATTCACTTAAAAATTATAAACCATTTTATATCGGAGAAGATAAGAATAAAATAGATACATTCTTATTAATAGGTATATTTCATAGTACTTTTTTCATGTATTATGTAAATAAACTCCTCTATTTTTCGTGCTCTTACATTTGTATGATTATAGCACTTTTCAATGAAAATCCAAAACAACAAAGAAAATTAGTAAATTATATAAATTTAGTCATGGGTCCAATATATTACGCATTATTCTGGTCGGTGAAAAAAATTCATAATTCACCTCTTAAACTTTAATTTAAAAAAATGATTCAAAAAAAAAATCTGAAATTTCTGAAAATTGAAAAGTCTCAACCACCTTGTACCCCTAGGGTGGTAGCACAATTACGATTTTCAAAAATTTCACACCAATTTTTAAATAATTTAAAATACTATGTATATCTAAAATATATAGGAAACTGTTACCTTCGTCTTTTTTTTAATCTGAAATTTTTGAAAATTGAAAAGTCTCAACCACCCTACACCCCTAGGGTGGTTGGGGTTTTTCGAAAACTGAAAATTTCACGTATTTTTTACTGAAAAATAAATTTATAAAAAGTGAATTATATATAAAACATATAGTAAACTGTTACCTCCGTCATTTTGAAATTTTGAAACTTTTCACTTCACCCACCCATGTATATATACATGGATGGGACTCCATGCATTTGGAGAAATTTCACGGTCGAAAAAAAAAATTGTATTTTTTTACTCTCTCTCCTATATACATATCATATATAAATATTAAGTCTCGTCATGTTAGTATATATTGAAATATTTATAATTTGTATGACCACCACCCATGTATATATACATGGGTGGTCTAAGGGGGGAAACTAAAAATTTCAAAAATCAAAAAAAATCAAAAAAAATAAAAGTGTATAATAAAAATAAATGAAGATTAACAATTTATTAATAACGTTAATTATTATTATTTTTATAATATGGTTTTTAATACCTAGACCTACTTATACAGAACCAAAAATTATAGAAGGTTTATTAAGTGATAGTGAATGTGAACACATTAAAAAAGTATCCAAAAGTAAACTCAAATCATCTACAGTATCACAAAAAAGGGATATCGATGAAAAAGTTCGAAAAAGCGACACGGCTTGGCTCGGATATGATGACGATTATGTTGTTAAGAAAATAATGGATACATGTTTAGACAAAATAGGTAAACCTCGTGAGAATTGTGAAAGCTTACAGATTTTGCGGTATGATAAAGGTGGTTTTTATAGTCCTCACCAGGATGCATTTGAAAATGAAAAAAATAACAGAACAGATACGTTCTTGATTTCCTTGAGTGATGATTACGAAGGTGGCGAAACATTGTTTCCAAATTTAAACAAAACGTATAAATTGAAAAAAGGTGATTGTTTACACTTTAAAACATTAGATAGTAGTGGAAATAGACCACGTAAGGCTTTACACGGTGGTAACCCAGTTATATCGGGTGAAAAATGGATTTGTAATTTATGGATTCGACAAGAAAAATTTAATCCATAATTTCATTTAATGTATTTTTTTTTATAATGTATAAATAAGAATCAATATGGCTGGATCTACAGACAAGATCATGTTGATCATGGCTTTTGTATCGAGCTTTTTCATATTTGTTGGACTAATAACATCGGCTTTATTTCTCAGTTCAGAAGATAAGGCTACTTTAGTAGATGTTAGAGACTTCTCACTCGGTAAACTTTTACCAGAAGGGCTTATAGGTAGATATAATTCATCTTCTTTAAAAACTTCTTCGTGGGACGATTTATCTGGTAAAGGTAATCATATTAAAACTGAGAATATAACAGGTGTTGATAAAATTAAAAAAGGGTTTGGTTTTAAGGGTGAATATGTATACGGTGGTATAGATACGTCTGTAGAATTTCCTCAAGAATTTAAAGGAAATAATTGGACTTTTTTTGCAGTTGCACGATATAATGGTACCAACAAAGAAAGAATATTCTCGACTAAGAAAGACAGTGGTATAAACTGGTTAGCGGGATTTCAAGGTAAAAAAACAGGTGTAGCACACTACGGGGATAAAGGGACGGCAGAGGCGCGCACGGGTAGTGGATGGTTAAATAAAGTATATGATGAAACTACTGCACCAGACGGAGTAACTTATAACAGCACTGTTCCAAACTCTTTACACGGTGAGAATTCATGGGTATTATTGATGTCAACTAAAACAAACTTTAGAACGAATGGAAAGAATAGACACGATTCTAATAAGTCGACTTATGCTGTTGCACCTGAAAAAATGGGTATAAATTTGTGGGACGACGAGCTATCTGATTGGGCAGTTTATGAGATTTTGATTTTTGATAAATTTTTAGCGGATGATAGAATAATAGAGGTTGAGACATACTTGAGAGAAAAGTATATACTTACCGATTTATCTAGTGGTATAGATTATAAAAGAGGTGAACTACCAGAAATGAATTTTACTAAAAAAACCCTCGACTTTTTTGGAACTAGCGAGGAGTGTCGATTACATGCACGTGAACAGGGATCTAAAATGTGGAGTAGAAACACGGAAGAATTCAATGATAACAATAATAATGACAGAAACAAATGTTTTTTTTATGACGACCACGTTCCTGAAAATGATGATGACAAATTTGATGGTGATGATAACAACGTATCAAACGTAACGGGTTGTGTAGAAAAGGGTAAGGACGTTTCAACTTATTGTACAACAGATAAAACGGGGAGCTATGGACCAGTCGCTGATATAACCGGGGATTGTAAAGTGGTTGAGGGAAGTGGTGGTGCTTATATTACCGACGAAAAGATTCAATCGGATTATTGTGATAAATATATCAATAAACCTCAATGTGTAGAAGGGACACTTTCATTTGACAGCATTTCCGACAAAAATAAATCTGAACATTGTAGATGGGATGATATTTCATCTCCATCTCCATCTCCATCTCCATCTTAGTACACGTAAATACTTATCTACAGAGTATTTTTAAATGAATTAAAATACTTAATGATTACACGATAGAATAGAATAATGAAAGAAACCTTCAAATTCAAAATAACGGATACCACAACACCAAATGACATGGATTCCTTTTTTTATGACGTATGGTCTCGAAACAAAAACGTTTATATTTTATTAGATACAACATCGTGTAAAAATATATCGTTAACGCGAATACTTTCAATTAAAAGTGTCCTAAACAAACACAGAAACAATTCAAAAAAGTATATAGATTATACAACAATATTAGTAAAATCGCGTTTAGTTAAAAATATATTACGTGTAGGTTTATCTATAATAAGAACCGAACGACCGGTTTATATCGAGACACTTTAATTATATAGAACATGTTCCGTATGTGAAATATAATTAAAAATATTCATTAATATAAATGGATAGTAATACCAATTCGTGGAAACCAAAAAGACTTTTAAAGAATTTTAAAACTGTAGAAAATAAACCAAGAAATTTAAACCAAATAAACAAGTGGCAAATTGATTATTTAAAACGCAAGATATTCAGGTATGAAGAGGATATAAGGATTCTAGACAGTAAGGAGAAAACGGCTATAAATGCAATGAAAAAAAATGGGTCATCAAATGCAAAAATTAAAAATAGAAAAGAACTTTTTAATAAAAATAAACGATCATATCGATTGAAGCTTAATAAGGCTAAAAAAGAAATAAAAAATTTGGAAACTTAATTATATAGAACATGTTCCGTATGTGAAATATAATTAATTAGTTTTAGTTAACTTATTAGATACCAGCCATCTGAACGCTTCCTTGTCCGGTTTGTCCGCCCACGCCTGTTCCTGTGCCTGTTCTTGTATCTGATATAGGTGCGGGTGACATATCATCATCCCGATTGTATACAATATCATCGGTACACATATCCTCACCACCATCATCTGGATCTTTTTCCAACTGCCTCATTTCCTCGGAAAAGTTCGTATCGATTTCTTCCTTCGAAAGAGTATTTATGTTTATATCAAACGTTACTAGGTCTTTTGGATACCCTTTAATATGTAAAAACAACACTGTCATTTGCATTCCCAAAACAGTTGGTATATTAATACCCGGTTTCATAACAAACCATTTACCCGTAAATTCTGCACAATTTAGAGATGTTGGTTTAGGTCTTATATGTAATTTATTATTTTCAACTTTAATCTCTATATTTTTAAAAATATCCTCTTTGAAAAAATTACTCATTTTAGTATGGGTTTGTAAACCATTCCAAAAAATTTCCAAAAAATTATCACCTTTGTAATTTTGAATACCTATAGTATTTCCCTCTGTATCCCTTTTCTCTACGTACACACACCTCTTTTTATCATCACCATAACGACATCCTACCTCTTTATGTTTTGCATATATTGAGTCCGGACCAGACGACATCGAATCTAAATCTATCGAATCGTCGTACGAGTATCCTATTACCTCATATTGTTCATTCATCGGTATACCAATATCTTTACACCATTCCTTTACCGTATCTGATATAGGTGCGGGTGACATATCATCTTTATTAAATTCGTCGTCACAAGGCATGTCGTAACTTGTATAATTTTCTTTTGTTGGTAGATCTGGTATATATACACCATCATCTGTTACTTTTACAGAAACTTTATTTTCTTTACTTGGACTTGGACTAATCCCCTGTTTACCTGGACTTGGATTACTTTCCTCTTCGTCTTTTTTGTAAAAAATAAAAAATACAACTACTGATATTATTATTAATATGGCTAAAAATAATAGAATATATTTTTGATTACTATTATTCATTATTTATACTTATTAATAATATTATTATTTTATAATGTTAAATAAAAAATTTGGAAACTTAATTAATTAGTTTTTTTTAATCTTTCTGCCATATTTATTAAATTTTTATATTTGTTCTTTTCAGCAACTGTTTTAGCAGCTTTAAAACGTTTTTTCAATTCCTTTAACATTTTCTCGTATTCTGAATTATTTACCATTTATAATAACTTATAAGAAAATAATTTAAAATATCACTATATACAAATGGTAAATAATAACACAGAAATAAATCGTAAAAATTTAGAAGGGTATATAAATTCTAAAAATAAAATATGTAATGGTTTAGACAAAAAATCATTCATGAACCAACTTGGTAAAAAACCAATAATTGAAATAAGAGAGGATATTGATAAGGAATTTCGAAGACAACAACTCCGCTTTTTGGGTCGAGGGTGTGGTAATGGTATAAATCTTCGGAAGTCCCAAGGTGGGAAAAAAAGTTTTTTTAGTAAATTTAAACGGGTAAAGGCTTAATTAATTTAAGACGACAAAAACTTCCCAGTTTCATCAATGATGAGTTCACCTCTATCGGCTAACATTTTCCTATGTAACATGTGGTGTTGCTTAACATCGTCCTTGTTTTGTCCGACGTATGGTACGGCATAGCCTTGTTCGCACATCCATTTATTCACGTTCGTCCAAACCCCATCCTCATAAACCCACAATTCACCGAGTGCGCGTCCGTACTTACCGACCGAGTCACGTTCTTGGCATCGCAATTCAATTTCACAATCGTCCTTATCGGATTCGACGGCTTTCGTCACCCATTTCAAGATCTGCTTCTTGGCGTGTTTCCCGTAAACCTTTTCGGTCAAATCACGCGTTCGCGATTCTTCGGTATCGATACCAAGTAATCGTACACGTTGGCGGATGAGTACATCGAACCCCAAATCGATAAGAACGTCAACGGTGTCACCGTCAACGACTTTCGAACACGAGTCGATTTTATATTTGAATTCACATGGTTTTTGGTCGTAGGTGGTAGTCATTATGTATATATAATATAGTTGTTTAATCTTTAATTACAAATCAAATTCCTTTTTAGTCCCACCATCGTACGCGTTCACAAAACCTGAATCTATCATTTTCTTGTTAATCGAAACCATATCTCTTCTATTTTTGTACACGAAAACGAGCGTTCGTCCGTACTTATCGTTTTTCTTACACGAAACCCATACCCACCCGTTTACCTTAAATTTACACTTGAATGGATTCCAATGTACATGCTTAGACTTCTCATCGTAACCCAAAAAACTCGAGAACGTATATTTAGCACGTTTTGCCATAGCAATATGTTTATCCCTATTTTTCATATCTTTCGGGGGTTTTATTTCGGGTGAATCGTATCCAATAGTCCGAAAATTAAATTTTAAAATTCTATTGTGAAGTACAATACACGCTTTAAACGTATCACCGTCGTATACGTCGGTTACCTTGGCATACCCTTCATAATTATTGAGGCTAAAAACAGATATAGTTTCATCAGTTATAGAAAGTTTACGTTTATTACAACAGTACATTTATATTATAAATATACATTCCTTTTAAATTATTTTATTCCTAAAACACTTATTCGACACTTTGATTGTGTAATTCGTGTACAATAAATACGATCTATATTTTTGATAATTTGAAACCCTAGATTTTTATGGACAATTATAAGAGTTTTGTTTATAGCTTCTCTTCTAGCTACATCGTTTGCCATTTCAATCAGTGATTTATTTCTCATATCATCACTAAAAACTATTTCATATAATTCCGATTTGAAAGCTTTACATTTTGCTTTAGCGTTAAAAAACACTTTTAATTTTTCGAGGTGTTCATTTAATTTTAAAAATTTACTTTTACAAATTTCACCCCTTCGAATTTTGTGTATAAGCCTGTCTGTTTTTTTATCATCGTATTCGCTCATGATTGCATACGTTTTATCTGCCCAGAAATTATACATGTATTTTTCTGACCAAGTGTGTAATAAAATAAGTTTGTTCAGAATTTTAAAGCTACCTTCTTGTGAATCTGCCCCAAGTCTACAATCATCCGAAGTCATATTTTTAATACTAATATTTCCCAAATCTTTGTGGTAGAGATCGGAAACATTATTTTGACCACCAACACCTGTATTTATATCAAGTTCACTCGCAATTTTTAATTCACCACTTCCTATTTTCCTACTCGTATCACCTTCAAATGAGATATTTTCAGATTTTAACGTCCACGGGTGCCAAACATCAGGTGTAAGTTCCATTAACAATTATTATAGTCTTTATTTTAAATAGGTTTCTAAATTTAGTAATAAATTTGCTATTATAAAGGAAAACTTAGGTGGAACAGCGTTACCAATTTGTCTATACATAGAAGTTACACACCCACAAAACACGAATTTATCGGGGAATGTTTGTATTCTCGCATATTCTCGAACAGTCATACGCCTTTTTTGACTCGGGTGTATATTTATAACCGGACCACCCGTCCCACCTCCCCGACCCGTAATTGTGGGTGATACTTTATCCCAATCTAGAATTCTATTACCAAGAAACCCCGTAACTTTTACTTTATGTTTGGTTCCTACGTGTTGAATACTATCATCGTATTCAATTGATAGATCATATATTGCGTCTTTTAATGTTTTAGTTATTACCTGTTTCTCTTCGGGCCATTGAAAATCCACGTGTTTTGCTATATCGTTACGAATACCTAAAAATATGATTCGTTCTCTATTTTGTGGTATGTCATACCATTTCATTCTGAATAGTTTAATGTGTACGTCGTATCCACACTCTTCGAGATCTTTTTCTATCATTTTAATGACTTTACCTCTACCAAGTTTCTTATCTTCGTTAGATTCGTATCCACCTATACTTCGTATACCTTTAACGTTTTCAAATACGAAATATTTAGGTTTTTTTAGTTTTAATAACCGAACTAATTGAAGGTATAGAGTATTTCTGTTATCTTCTTCGGATCTCAATATATTTGCTAGAGAAAAACCTTGACACGGAAACCCACCCGTTAATACATCACAATCTGGAATCGATTCTAGTTTACATATGTCTTCATATACGGGTTTAAAATTAAAATTTTTTTCGTAAGTGTTACATGAGTCTTTATCAAAATCGTTTACGAAAACAACATCAAAATCATCTTTCATTTCGTGAAATGCATAATCTAACCCACCACATCCAGAAAATGTGGATGCGATTCTTAATTTCATAATATTTTTATATGTCGCGTACACTTTAAATAACTTGTTTGTGTTAAATTTTTCTAATTTTAGTTAAAATTTCACACATTTTTAAATAATCACCTTCGGGTAAATTTTGTGAATTTTTATCGATGATTTCCATAATGGACTCTGCCGCTTTTTCATTTTCTGATTTTTCATTTTCACGATTGCGTGTAGACGGACTATAAAATCCACAGTCACTATCGATAACTCCGGACCAAGAATACTTCATTCTTAAATGTAATAAAAAATCACTTATAGACGAATAATATTCATCACGAGACCAAACTTTATCGTCGTAAAATACATATTTTTTATCGACTATCGAGTTTACTACGTTAAGGTCGGCCCAAACGCCTTCGTGACCACTTAAATTAAAAAGGGATATGGGATGTATATACCCATTTTCAAGTCCTGGTAACAATTCACTTGAAGATTCGTACCCGAGATTAAAGTTATACGAAAGAATAGGTGAAGCGTGTATATCTATACTTAAAATAGACGTTTGAAATCTTGGACCATTATAAGAAATAATGATTGCTAGGTGTTGGGCATTAATAGTATTAGGTATAGTTGAGCGGATAAATTTGTTTACAAAAGGTTGTGGTCTCATTACTTTTATTAATTATTAAAATTTTAACTATGTAAAAAATTTAGTCAGTCCTTGTTTAATTCGAATAAAGCGTATTCTATGAATACATTTGAACTAGGATGGTCCGTGATCGCAAGTTCATTATCTAGTTCACCTAGAAAATCTACTTTTTCATTTTCGTTGATGTTATTATACATGTAATTGATAAGTTTTGCATTTCTTGATGCGACTGCCCCTATCATAGCAAATAATTTACAATGTTTAGGGTAATTACACTCTTCATATAGATATTTATACATTTCCAAACTCGTATCGTGATCTTTACAGAATGCTACTGCAAAACTTAAATCGTCTTCATCTTCTCTCAAATCATCACCATCATTTGGGACGTCTTCAATTATTTCATCAATTTCGTTACGACGTTTTTTTAATTCGTCAAATTCACCGTTAATACAAGTTTTATAAATAGATTTCATTTTTAGTTTTATATTTTAAAGTGTCAAATATTGACTTGGGTTAAAAATATTTTCATAAAGTAAAAGATGTGGATGTTACTGTGTACACCAATAACCATACCAATTAGAGTTGAAAATCAAAGAATTATAAGTACGAATAAATGTCGAATTGTTACTGTATCACCAACTGATAATAAAAATAGATATGTCATAGATATAAAAGAAGAAATACCCGAAATAAATATTAACCCAACGATTACCGATAAAGATGATTAATATATTACTTATATAAAGATAATGATTTTTATATAAGTAATGGTTAGAGAATATGCTGAAACCGTCTATCAAAAATTGGGTCCCGGCTATAGCGAGTGTGTATATCATAAAGCGATGGAAATCGTACTTAGAAGCGAAAAAATACCATACGAATCCGAAAGAATAGTTCCTATAGAGTTTATGGGTCACATTGTTGGAAATTTACGCGCAGATTTGATTTTGAATAGTGAAATCGTACTCGAACTCAAATCTGTTAAGAATGTAACTGATGTTATGGTAACACAGGCTCAAAACTACCTTCGTTTAACTGGTCTTAGACACTCGTATCTAATTAATTTCCCACCGACAGTAAACACAGAATTGGAAGTTAGATACGTTGGGATAGATTAGTGTATAATTTAAACATTTTATTAAAATTAGTGCTTGTACCACCTTTATTTGGATGTAATTCTTTCGAAGCTTGAATGAATATTTTTCGAAGATCTTGTTTCGTTTTAGCATTTTTGAGTTTTTGTTCCCAGGTTTTTTTTTCATTTTTTTGAGTTGAAACTGGTTTTGATTTTCGTTTCTGGGTTGGTTTTGGTTTTGGTGTATTGGTATAATAATATTGATTAAATATTTTTTTGATACTTTTTTCTTTATTTGTTAATTCCGTGTTATTTTTCCCGTTTTTTATAATAGTACGCTCACCCATTATTATATTATACACATAAAATTTATGGTAAGGTGGGAATGGAAGTATCTTTTTCCTTTTCCTGAACCTGATTCATTAAATACATGACTGGAATCATTTGATATATTTTTTTCCATTCACTTTTGGATTCTTCGTAATACTTTTTGGGGTCCTTAAGTCCTTCTTTTATAATTTCATCAATCTTTTCCGTGTAAAACTTAATTTCTTCTAAACAGAAATTATAATAAGGATCGTTCATTATTTATTTAAGTATTTTTTTCTTTAAATATTACTTAAACTTTACAAATTCAATACTTCCTCGCTTATTATTTTTACGCAAAGGATGTATTTTGAATAGTCTATTCTGATTTCTTAAACTATAAAGTTGTTTGATAGAGTAGTTTTTGTTCCATTGTGATTTTATCAGATTCTTTAAAGTACTTTGTTTAATAAACTTATGATTTGCTAAACGTATAACCTTATCACCCGATTTTAGGTTTTTAAACGTTATAATATCTTCTCTATTATTTTTATTATCTGGTAAATTTATATTTTTCCAAATAATTTTTTTTTCTATTATTTGTTTGGGTTCGGGTATAGATCTGTATACAAGTGGTTTACTTAAGGATTGTAAACGTTCGAGATGTCTCACTATTGCTGATGCATTGTTTACTGTTCGCGGTCTAATTACGGTTCTACCTGGTCGGATTCTAATCATTCGTGGTACCCGATTTAAGCGGTTATTATTTTGATTTGGTGAACCAGATCTCGAATTACGTGGTGTCACTCGTGGTGCCGTGTAATTATCCATTTATATAAACGGAGAATTATTTTTTTACTATATGGTTGGTATATATTCCCAATGAAGATCTATACATATTTTTTTCCATATAACATCCTGTTGATATAACTTTTCCTTGGATTTCAAAAGTGGAAAATATTTTAAGTATTTATCTTCACTCAAGAGTTCACAAAATTTGTATAGTACATACGAGTAACTTAAAAAGTTTTTCCTTTCCGTGGGACAATTTTTATCGAATGGTTTTTGTATATCCTTAAACATTATACGTAACCGTTCTTCTAATTCTTGTGGCATTTTTGGTGGTGATATACCACTAAGTATATTTGTTATGTAAGGAACGTGTTCATAATATTTGTTAAGTTTTAGTTTTTTTAAAAGACTTCGAACACGTGCATGTGTAATTTCGGTAACAACTTTGATTTTAATCTTTTTTAATTCGTTACGTAGTTCTTCTATAACTTCTTTTGGTATGTTTGTTGTTTCTTGTGCTTGGAATTGTGATAACCATTCGTTAAAATGATTTTCTCGTTTATACGAATAGTTTATTATTTTTTCAGAAGTTTCTTGTTCTTCTCTATACGTTAATTCTTCGCTTATTAGTTTTGCTATGATTAAACCACACTCTTCACAAACAAGATCACTCGAATCTGTAAAATGGTATACCCGACTATCGATACAATTTGGACATTTTTCCGATATTTTCTCTATGGGTCTATCTACATTAACTTTTTCTACTATGGCGAGATACTCATTAAATATATCTTTTCTTTGTAATCCAGTTGTTTCTTTACAATTAAAAACATTATCTGTAGTTACTTCCCTGTTAGATTCATCCGTGTGCTGTTTCATGTAAGGCATACACTGTATTATATAATTTGACATTTCATATTCATACATGGATTTATTAGACGGATCACTTTCTATAGACTTTCTCCAATTGTCTAATTTATTATTATAACGGCTTAAAAAATTACCTTCCATATATATTATTTAATATGATAATTAATCTTTTAACTAATGTTATAATATGGGTATACGATAAATTAAAAATTTTTATTTATAAATCAGATTATGAAATTGTAGATCATTCAATGGAATATTATATCGATAATAACGTGATACCGGAAGAAATAGACGATTTTTGGATAAGCGAATATTCCGAATGGGATGGTAACACTGAATCTTTTTATAAAGATTTAAAAGGTGTTAATTATAAAGATAATTGTATACCAAATAATGTTTTAAAAACTGTTATTCGTATAAAATATTGGTTTAATGGTAAAATGTATAAGTATTTAACATATGATATTAATCATGTATGGCCACCAGAAAAGACACCTGGTATAATATTTAACATACCAATCGTGAGTGCAGTTTTGCTTGATTCGTATGATAAACCTGTAAAGGATATATTGAGTAAAATTAAAAGGTACGCGGGACCTCGAGGTGATTTTTACGGTAAAAAAGATATTAAAATCAGTGACATGTTATATTACGATAAAGATACATTAGAAAATGAATATACTAGTATAAAAATAAAAAATGCTTTGGGAATGAATAAAATTATAGATACAACGTCTGGTTTTATATCAGATTTACGTGTACCTTAATTTTAATATTCTCCATCATTATCAACTGCTTTAGTTGCTAAATAAAATTTAAGATCACCAAGATTTGCGACATTATATTTTAAAATCAAAAATCTATTTTTATCTTCTTGCATGATTTGAACAGTTGAACACATACCCGTAGCTTTAGTAAATATATTCATGTATCGAAGAGAGTATATACCAGATATACACTCACTTTCTTCCATACATTCTATAGTCGTTTCTTGATTAGCAAAATCACCATTACATTTCAATTTAAATTGTTTTGCACTTCGGGTTATTTCTATGTCAGTACCTATGTTATACATATCTCTGCATATTCTCTGAAAATCTGAAGATGCCATTGGTGTTATTGTTGTCATGTTCATTTCTGGTACTTCAATTTGATTTTCGTTTATGTCTAGTAATTTTAGTTGGAATTTTGTACATGATTTCTTTGTATCACTGTGTATTTCTACATTCATATACTCTTTTGTTTCTATTGACATGATGAGAACATCTGTATTTGATATTGATTTCAAAAGTTTGAAAGTATTAGAAACATTTATACCGGCAACTATTTCATTTTCGCATTCATATTCTTCAAAATTATCTGCTGCTAAAAACATATCTACAAGAGATGCCCTCGCAGTGTCAAGTGTAACTATATACATACCACTTGGTTTAAAATATATATTAACATCGTTTAGTATATCTTTTAAAACTTCAAATGTTGATTTTATAGCTGATGCCTGAACTGTAGCTAATTTCATTACATAACAGAGTAATCATTTCTTTAATTATTGTTTAGTATGTGAATTATAAGCATCGTTTACACTTCGATTTATTTTTTCTTCTAATTCCGGGGTCATTGAAGGTTGTAGAGACATACCATAATTATCTAATCCAAACATTTGTTTATTATTTTCAGATTCTTCTAAACTAGTCATATCACAATTACCAAAACCACACATTTCTATTTCCTGTACTGGTAAAAGAGATTCGAGCCAGTTTTTAATTTCATTTCCGACTAAAAGTTTTCCATTTTTAGTTAATAATGTCGGTACACGTGTTATTTTATTTTTAAATTGGGGAGGTATACCCAATTTGTTGATGTTATGGTATGAAACTATATTTTTTAAAGTTTCATTTTTTGATATATAATCAATTATATCCAAACTATGATTACATTGTGGACTAAATATTAAAAGGGACATATTAAATTAATTTGATAAAAAAATAACGTATTAAAATCACAATTTTAATAAAATAAAAATAAAAATTAATAATATATGAATAAAATCATTTTCGTTATAGTGATTATCCTGATACTCATATACAGTTCCAGGGTAGAAACGTACTTTGGTGGGTATAAAAAACCGAGTGAAGTAGTTTTACCAGAAACGGGTATAGATTTATCGAAATATAGAGAAAATGATAGTTTAATGTCATTAACAAACGATCTCATGCAAGAAATAATTTTACAAACAAATAAAGAAATTTATAGAAAGACTAAACTCTGTAGTTATATAATTGAAACTGTAAAAGTTAAATCTTATATTCATAAAGAAAATTTAACACCAGTTTATAGGTTCATGTTTATAGCAGTTAAATATGGTGGGTTTCCATTTGGTTTTGCTGTTTCTACAGATATTCGTGTATTGAATGAAGGTCCCCGTATAGAACTTAGAGAAATAGAAGATCAGAAGTATATCGACAATGATTCAAAAAATCAATTTTCAGACAATATTATAGATATAGCCGAAGAATATATTGAAGATAAAATACAAAATGAAACAAAATTGAATGAAATTGAAAAGATACGTTTAAAAAGGGATATGAAAAATTTAGAAATATTAAAAACGGCTAAGCGTGTTAAAATAGTAGATAAACCAAGTGTTGCTGTATTATCATTGAGTACACAACCATTACATGTTATACCACCTTCTGATGATAAAATGAGTGTATTTACTAATCCATCTTTAACAAAAGAGTTTGTAGATTATACCGGTGTTAGACAAGCTGAACTTGATATGATAAAAATTAACAGATTTGTTGATAAAAAGATTTTGGATTCACAAACCATGTACGGTGATAAAACACGAGACCTTAATATTTTATAATAATCAAATCAATTTGAGTAATAATTGAAAAATAATAATTTTTCTTTATTGTAATGATCAGTATAGATGAAATATCGCGTTTAGCTGAAAAACGTAATAAACTGAAGAAAGAAACCTATACGAAATTATACGAACAAATTTCTAAGAAAATACGTCAATCTGTTGAAATGGGTCAAAAATATCTCTTTGTACAAATTCCTTCTTTTGTCATGGGATACCCTCATTTTGACAGGACAAAGGCTACTCAATATTTAATAAGACAATTGAATATTGGTGGGTTTACTGTACAGGTAATTGGTGAATTTGAATTGTGTATATCATGGAGACCTAAAAAGATAAAAAGTGAAAAATTAAAAGAAGAAGAGAATAATGATACTTTAGAAGATTTCCCAACGCTAATAAACCTGAAAAAGACTGCAAATAAATACAGGACAGCGCGGTAAACCGTATATAAAAAAATTCCCCTTTATCATAAATGGATAACCTCAATATACTCGTAGAAGCTAAAAGAGAATATTTGGGTCAACTTTGTTTACTTATGTGTCCGGTTATGATTGAGACTTTTGAAGAAATGTATGAAGAAGCGTATAAATTATCTAAGGGGAGAAAGGTACTTATTATGTATCAAAAACTTTTAAAGGAAGTTCCAAATTGGAGCGACGCCATGTCCAAACAACATACCGATAATATCGCTAATAGATGTGCGTGGTTTAATGATCTTCTCGCTGCAGTATTTGTGAGTTGTGTTAAAATTTTATCAGCTGTTCGTTTGAGTAAAGATAATAAGAAAATATCACTTAAACTTCCAACAAACGAAGTTTTTATTCAAATGTGTCATAATAAAGTCGCCGAGTCTTTATACAATGATCCTTATATTTATCACGATAGTCAAAATGAACATTCGAGAAATGATAAATTGTTCGAACGTTTTTCTACATGCGTAGAAAATGCTGTTAAAGAACTCATACCTGTTCAACAAATATTACAAACTTATATGTCTCAAACACAAGAAGGTCAAGATTTGGACTTAAATGAAACTGAAATTGGTGATTCTGAAGATCCAGAAATTCTTGAAGGTTCACATGAAGAAACTACAGAAGAACCATTTAATTCCGAAACTAATCAAGAACCAATGGGAATGCCCGAAGAAGAAACAATGGGAATGCCTCAAGAAGAACCAATGGGAATGCCTCAAGAAGAACCAATGGAAATGCCTCGAGAAGAACCACAAATTCCACAACAATCATTCGTTGATAATGAATTTAAAACTATAAACACGGGTGTAAGACAACAACAAAATATTCAACAGGAAGACGATGGTGTTTTGTTTCCAGATGCACCCGAATCTCATAGAAAAAAACCTCAATTATATTAAATGGAGTTCGAAGATTATTTAAGAGATCCAGCATGGGCAGGTATAATTGCAGGTTTCATTACAGCAGGATACGTGCATTTCAAGGCAAAACTTAACAATGAAGGTAAACTTCAATTGAGTTCTTATACAAAACCAGCAGCACTTGTTGCAATTTTAGTTTTTTTTATAGTCACAAACGGATTAGGTAAGAAAGAAAGTATATCTACTGAACCATTTTAAAATTCTTTACTTAAAGATAGTACACACATACTATATATAAAAAATGGCTTCCGTGACCGCTTTCAATGAAATGATGGGTCAATTTCTTATGGAACTTCATAGAACTTTTCCAGAAGAAAAAGGTTTAAAAAAATGCATGTCAGCTTTTGATTTAATGAAAGAAACGAATCCAAGATTAGTAGTTGATGGATTTATGGCAAATGTTTCTCCTTACGCGGATAAATTATCATCAAGGGATGAAGAATTTTTTCTTAAAGAATCTGAAAATTTTGATTTTTTATCGAATGTCAAACTTTCTAAACACTGGTCAACGTGTTCAGAGAGTACGAAAGATGCTATATGGCAATATTGTCAAACTTTGTACATGTTAGGTACAACTATCAAAACTATACCACCAGATACATTAAAAATGATTGAATCTGTTGCAAAACAATGTGCAGATCAAATGGGTGGTGAAGGTGGTGAAGGTGGTGAATTGGATGAAGCGGCATTGATGAAAACTATGCAGGGTATGTTGGGTGGTATGTTGGGTGGTGCAAAAAAATAAACTCATGTTATATAAATGACATCTTGGTTCGACGATCCAAAACAACTCATTCGATCAGATAAAATATTAGAATTTTGGCCATCAACTAAACATACACCAGAAGAACGTATTAATTCCGCATCTCGATTTATAATTTATGCGACTTGTATTATATATCTTATTAGACGTGACGTACGTATATTTGTTATAGGAGGAACTGCATTGGGTGTTCTATACATAATGGAAAAATCGGATATGGTAAAAAATGCTTTAGCTAGACCTACGGAAGGACAATTGGGTTCTTCAGGAGCGTGTCAATTACCAACAGAAGATAACCCAATGGCAAATGTACTCATGAGTGATTTTTCGGATAGACCAAATAGACCAAGCGCCTGTTATTATCCAACTGTAAAGACACACGTTAATAATAAAGTAACAAACGGTGTTAAATATGGTCCATCTCGTTCGAGATCTTCCATGCCAGAATATCAAAGAAATGCGTTTTCAAGACAATTTGTCACAATGCCAGATACAAGTTTAGGCGGTGACCCACATTATGCTTTTATACACGGTAAACGAGGTGAATTAACGTGTAGACAAGACCCACGTTTATGTGATCCCAATGCGAGAGGTGTTCAACTCGAAGCGTTTGCGGGATTAGATCCAAATGATGATAAGAGAAGTGGTATGCATAGGGGTTCGGGTTTTGCAGTTGGACATTCGGCATAATTATTTAAAAAATAAACATACACCTGATACTCGATTTTTGTAAACAAAATGTTTATATAATATAAAATGGCGTATCAGCTTCAACCAGGAATGAAAATTGTTACAGATAAAGCGGTCCCACCAGTTTGTGCGACCGAAGAAGTGTTTGTATATCCTCAGCCCAGTACTCTTAATTATGGTTCTTCGAGACCAAATACCATGCTTTATGGGACAGCTCCATTCATGGCAGGTAAGGGAGCACCAGCACAATATATAGAAACGAGTGATTTACTTAGACCACAATCTACATCTCAATTTAACAAAATATTAGTTAAAACACATGAAAAATACTTACACCCATTGCAAAATGTTGAATGTAAAGTTCCACTCAGAACCCGAACATATGAACCTTCGAGTAGTAGAGCCGACGTTCAAAATGGTTTATTTCAGCAAAGATATCTTAATAAAAATGTTAGCAAGAATTAAGAATGGCTGACCCTATATCCATATTAGCTATAGCAGCACTAGTTTATACAGGTCGTAAATTAAGTAAATCTGACGAAGAAAAATATTCAATTGATGGCAAATCTATAGAAGACGAATCAAGAATTATATCCGAATCTGATCGTGATATAACAATTGATTCGTCTTATCTTGGTCCACTTTCGCCACTTGTTGAACCAACTTATCAAAATAAACAAGAAGTATCTTCATTTGCAGATATTTCCCAACAAACTAGATCTTCTGGAGGTGAAGTTTTAGATATGCGAGGTAGAATGATGTATGATGGTGGTGTGATGAATAATCTTTCACCAGTTGAAAAACAACTCGTTGGTCCAGGTCTTGGTGTTGATCCAAGTGTACCAGCAGTTGGTGGACACCAACAACTTTTTAGAGTAAATCCAGAAAATGTTGGTGCGTATAGGTTAACAACTCTTCCAGGACGATCTGGACCAGCCTTTGATTCAAAGGGTGGTAGAAGAGGTGTTGCTGGTGAACTTGGAAATAATAGACCAGAAAAGACGGCATTTCTCCCAGATCGTCTTCCACCATCGACGGGACGCGCTCAAGGTATGTCAGGTAGAACACCACGAAGTGAACATGAAAGAACAAAACGCACTACAAATAGATCGGAAACTGGCATGCGAACCGACACACTCGGTACAGCAGCACCAAAGAGATTTACTTCCGCTCTTACTCGCGCACAAGAACCAACACGTAATAAGAAAGATGGTAATATTGAAGCGTATTCGTATCAAAATGCTCCAGGTCCAAACATTAACAAGTTTGTTCACGGGTATATGACTTCACCAGCAAATAAAATTGGGGAAAAGCGAACGTATGGGGATTCTCATACAGTCGATGAATTAATGAAATTTGGGTTTAGACCTTCAGAAAGAAGAGGCAAGTCGGGTAGAGCAGCAGGACCAGGTAGAATGAATGTTCGGGCAGATGCTCTAAACCAAGGTGGTATGGTTACATCTGTTAGATCAGATACATCTCGAACAGATGGAAGGATTAATTCAGTAAGTGGTGGATGGACACAGAATTATAGAAATAACGATTATAATCAATTTAATGCATACAAGGGTATGCCTAATCCAAATGTTTCTAATAATGGTTTGGATATAGCTAAAAACCAATTATATAATAATCCATTGACACATAGTCTTTCGTAAATAATAAATGTAAATAAAAACACTCATTAAAATAATACTACTATATTTTAATGAAGGTCCATACCTTAGACATAGATAGTGGCGAAAGAGATCCAATTTCTTATCCAAATCCTGCAGACTATGTTGTTACTTTAAAATCACCCATTTATGACGTCACTAAGATTTCCATGATATCAGCACGTATACATAATAGTCAATTCTTAATTAACGAACGAAATAATACATTTACGATTAACAGTACAACTGTATCTATACCTAATGGAAACTATAATGGTAAAGATCTCGCATCAAATGTTGTACAGGAGTCAAGTGGTATATTAACGAGTTCATCTTTCGATAAAGATACAAATGCTATAACATTTAATGGAGGTAGTAATTTTACGTTTAAGTTTTATACAGGTACAAATGGGTACAACACGTATGTAAGTGGTAAAACAACTCCACACGATATATTGGGATTACCTGCAAATGATATAACTTCAACAACTAATACAATTACAACAGGTAGTGTTAATTTACAGGGTGCAGATGCTATTATAGTAAAATTGAGTAGTGGATCAGATGAATTTAATAAGACTATTTTTTCAGATTCACCTTTCTATACTGGTAGAATACTCATGTGTGGTGATGTAATTAACTATTCTGGTGTAGATGATGCTGTTGAACATAATTTCGATAGTGGTGTACAAAAAACCATATCGAGTTTACGTGTACAATTTTATTATAGTAGTAATAATCGTCTCATACCTTATGATTTTAGAAACGCAAATCATATACTTAAATTAGCCGTAACATGTTCTACAGATAAATTCGTCAATATACCTAAATTGATGAGAGATGATAATCTCCCAACACCTTTGAGTATCCCCGAATTTGAGGATAATCATAGGTGGGATGTTTATTTACCTATATTTTTTGTAGTAGCAACTGGTATATTTTTACTTTTTGTTATGAAAAATCCAAAAATTACTTAGTCACAGCGAAGATTGGTTGGGTTGGTTTGTTGACCTTGGTGGAGAGTCGGGATGTGATGAGATAGACAACGATAGACAAGAGAGTTGTCATAACAGCAGTGAGAGTGTAATTCATACCACCGTTTTTGTTAACCTTAACAACTTGGTTAACGACCCATCTCACCAAGTCCACCCACGAGAGGGCGGCGGCGAAGGAAAACCCGGCGACAATCGCGTTAAGAGATTGACCTTCGAGTTCACGGGCAACGAGCATAGCAGTTTCTTGAGCAGTTTGAGCAGACATATTTTATACTATAAATATACATTTTATTCTGGGAATATTGTATCTTCGAATAAAATTTTTTTATATTTTTTTGTGTTTTTCATGTATCCTTTTAACATTTTTGGTTTTTCTTCTTTACCTGAAAGATACCCTGAAGAGCTAGATTCAGATTCCGTTTCTGTATCAGAATCTGAAATATCACTAATATCCGAATCTTTATCATCTGATATAACGAAATAATCAGAACTTTCTTTCCACCCTTCAGGCTCTGATGTGTTCATTACTATCTATAGCATTTTTTAACATCTGTTCTGAAGGATTTTTCGGCACCCAGTTTTCCCAATTGTCGTATGCAATGTTCATTTTAACAAACTTATATTCCCTACCCGAATATCTTTCGAATTCGATATCTTCTTCATCTTCGTCAATTACTTCAATTTCTTCTTCTGTATCATATTCATCTTCGTAAATTTCTGGAAAGTGTGTACCCATTTTTTTACCAACCTCGTTCATTGCACAGTATTTCATAGCATATTCTAGATCTTCACCAAGAACAATGTCTCGTCCACATGCTTTCGCATATTCTGCTGCGAATACCATAGATTTTTCCATGACGGGCTGGATAATGTTAATTGCGGATTCTTGTACTTGTTCAATTAAATAGTTCGTGGCGTCCTTTTCTTGTTTATTCATTATGTGTTAAATATTATTTGTGCTGTACCGTTTTCTACACGTAGTATATTATAACTATGTGCGTAAACTCTAAGTTCTCTTTCTGCAGATGTATCTGGATATAATTTTAATTTTAAAAATTGGTCTTTAATTAAACTAAAATTAATCTGTCCTGTTGGGTACCACCTTTCTGGTTCTAAAGCAAAACTATACGAATAGTATCTTCTGTATAATTGCGTTCTTGAATGATGTATACCACTTTGTACTGCGCGTAAATTTATAGCGTTACCAGTTTGTTCATTTAAAATAGTAGAATCTCCAAGTATAAGTTCGAGACTTTTAAGATTTTCAAAATTTGTGTATGTATTATCTATAATCATATGAGGTGAATCATAGTTAAATGGCGAAATGAAAAATCCTTCGACAACTTTACGTTTACGTTGAATTACGAAAAACAATTCTTTTACGGGGTTTACGAATTGGAGTCTATGTTTAAAATTAACTATTGAATTGTCACCTGATTCGCCCTGTGATATGGTATCACGACTCTCCTGGATTTGTGTTATGACGTAATCTTTTTTTTCTTTTTTTAAATTATTTTTTTCTTCTTTATCTAAAGAAACCATTTCCGTTGTTATTTTTAGACTCTTAATCAGTCCTTTAGGTGACACACCTGTGTATGATGGTTCACCATCGAATGTTCCGTAAATACAATCTTTTACGTCTCTTAGTTTAATAACAATTTCAATTTCTTGTTTATCTATAGAACATATAGGTATAGCCAATTCTGGGTTATTATAAAAGTAAAATGGTACATCAACAAAGTATTTTTTACTTGTTGTAGCATGTCCTAGGTATCCTAGAATAGCATTGTCCGAAACGGCCGTACCCGATAGTTCTTTAGGTTGTTTACCTACGAGTTTATCTAAACAGTATTGTTTCGTTTGTGTAACGTAATTTTCGGAATAAATCGCTAAGAAATCACTAGGTACTCTTTGTATAAGATTGTTACCAATATATAGTTCCGCGTATTCAATCATAGTCTGGCCTATAGATTCGACGTATCCGAAACCAGACCATTTTGGATCAGAAGTTGGTGCTAAACTTTGGCTTATTGGGTTTAATTCTACTTTTAAACTTACTGTTTTAATAAGGTCACCTTGGTTTTGTGGTATGGTACACTTAATTATTTCACCAAACTCGACGTTTCCATCTACATCTAAATCATGGTAAAAGGATGCAAAGTTAGTATGTTTTTGAAAGTTTTTTACGAAGTATGTATATTCGGGATCATCCGTAAAAAAGGCGTCCTGTGGACCAGATGTTTCTAATTGAACTCGACCAGCCATTACTATTATAACTGACTAAAATTTTAAACCACTGAGTCCTGCGTCTACACGTAATACATTATAGTTTACAGCGTATACATAAACTTTGTGTTCAAAACTTGAATCTGGATTATCGAGTTCGATTTCTATTAAATTGTGTGCTATTCTACTCATATTAACCTGCCCTGTCGGATAGTATGTTTCTGGTTTTAGTGAAAAACTATACACACCGAAATTGTTATTAGTTGTTCCTGTATAATATCTGAGTGGCTGCTCATAACTTAACATTAAGTTATCGGCGTCAATTATCGTGTTATTGTTAAATTTCATGTTAACGTGTTTAATTGGATTATACTTGTATACATCATCACTAACCGCCATAAAAAACATTTCCTTAACGGGGTTTTTAAAGTTAAGCATGACTGACTTTTTGGATTCACCAGCTTTAATTTTAAACTGAGACATTTGGACTTGTGTGATAACATATTCAATTGGTCTTGTTAATAAAAAATTCTTCTCGTCATCTGAAATAAAATAAAAATCCGATACAAGTGAAACTTTTTTAATTGACGAAGATACGTCTGGTGGAGGGTCTTCTATGGCACCATTATCCGTCGTATATTTTACGATAATATCTTTCAGTTCTTTAAATTTAATATTAACTTCAACTTGTTGTTTTGTGATAGCACATACTGGTATAGATAAGCTTGAATGTCTAAAAAAGTAAAAAGGTAAGAAAATATTATAATCCCAATCGTAAGAAACAGATATATAACTACCATGACCTGATAAGAAATACAGGGTTTGTGAAGTATCGTCAATGTTATTATGTATTTGGTTATACATGTATATATAATCACCGGTTATACGTTCAATTGTTTGTCCACCTATAAGTAAATCCGCGTATTCTATTATTTGTGAACCTATAGATTCCCGGTACCGAAGACTTTTAATATTTATCTGACCACCCATATTTGAATGTGCAGCACAATAATAGTATAAAATTGATGGTGCATTCTCTGGTACGACGAATGTAACAGTACCGTTGGCTGTTCCATCACCAGTCACACCAGTTTGATACGGAGAACCACCATTACGGGTTCCATTAATCGTTTCAGATAGGTAGAAAGGGTGATTAGATGCGTTTACATTAAAAGTATACGTCGTACCCTCGTATAAAGTCAATGTTGCTTTTGGTGCACCATCTATAATGTACTCACCACCAGAAGCGGTAACTGTAAAAGATTTATCAGGTGTAGTTGGTTTAGGTAAAGTAAATTTTAACATCATACTTCGGATAAGGTCACCTTTGTTTTTTGGTATTAAGCACTCGTTGGATGTTCCGAAATCTACATCACCTTCGAACGGAGTTTCTATAGCTTCTATAGAGAATTTGGTATGTCTTTTAAAATTCATTAGAAAATATGAAAGTTCTGGTTTACCTGTGAACCATTGGTCCTGAGCTCCTGTCACAGCAAGATTTATTCTACCAGACATTCTTACTCTATGTGAGTAAAATTTTACAAAATAAAACGAGGCGTTAAATTAGATGAATCTTCAACTTCGAAAATTCAAACCAGAAGGTATGGCAGATGATAAAGTTTGTGTGTTTATCGGAAAACGTAATACGGGTAAATCAACTCTGGTTACAGATATTTTGTATCATAAGAAACATTTACCAGCAGGAATAGTATTATCCGCTACAGAAGAAGGTAATCATTATTATCAACAGTACGTTCCTGATCTTTTCATTTATGGTGATTATGATAGGGATGCTATAGAACGTGTTATGGATAGACAAAGGAAATTGGTTGGAGCAGGTAAGCAAAATTGTGGTACGTTTCTCCTTTTAGATGATTGTATGTACGATTCTAAGTTTATGAAAGATACTTGTATTAGACAGTGTTTTATGAATGGGAGACATTGGAAGATATTTTTCATGCTTACAATGCAATACTGTATGGATCTTCCACCAGCACTCAGGGCGAATATAGATTACATTTTCATTTTACGTGAAAATATAATTCAAAATCGCGAGAAGTTATATAAAAACTTTTTTGGTATTTTTCCATCCTTTGATATGTTCAATAAAGTTATGGACTCGTGTACAGAGAACTACGAGTGTTTAGTTTTGGATAATACATCAAAGAGTAATAGAATAGAAGATTGTGTATTTTGGTACAAGGCAAAACTCCGTAAAAATTTTAAGGTCGGGGCACCTCAGTATTGGCAAACACATAAAAAGATGTTTAATCCAAAACACGGTAATATGAAAATGGGAGATAGAAACACAGTTAAAAAAACAACGCCATTAAAAGTTATTAAGAAAAAATGATGCGAATTTTTTACCGAAAAATATGTACAGCTTTAAACATAACACCAGTACCACCCACTAAAAATATATCATTGGTATACCCAGCGTTTAAGGAAGTAAATACTACTACGTATAACACAGACGAAGGATATCGTGTATTGGTCGATGTTTGTCATGAAACAAAAACGGTCTATATAGATCACGACATGTCTAATTATGACGAATTAAACGATTTACCTAGAATAATAAAAACCTTCGGTTGTTTGTACCCAAATTATACTTTACGTAAATAATACAGGCTAATGCGTTATCATTTATAATGAAAAAAGTTGTACATAATTATATGACGGATATACCAACATTAAACCTTTCTGATTCCGGTGACGGTATGGTTAATTTAAATAATAACCAATCAACGAATTTTATTCCAAATGGCCCACCTATACAACCGCAGAATATTATGCCTGAAAAAAATGTGAGTGAAAATAAACAGACTATGGACTCTACACCTATTTCAGATATTATGGGACAAATTGAATCCCCACTCGAACCACCAATGATGGCCCAAGATCCACGAATGACACAAGCCCAAGCTCAGGCTCCAATGATGTTGGTGCAACAACAACCTACACAACAACAAAATGATAAGAAGGGTTCTGATAACAAAAATCCGTTTAATTTAACAGATGATCAGTTTCAAGCTCTCGTCGTCGCTGTTTGTACTGCGATAGCAATTAGTAAGCCAGTTCAAGAAAAACTCGCTAACTTTGTACCACAGTTTCTTAACGATCACGGGAACAGAAGTTCTATTGGTTTAGCAGCAACTGGTGTAGTTGCCGCAGTTGCATTTTATGCCGCTTCTAAATACGTTAATTAAATTACGCATTATTATTCATGGAATTGGCATATAATCCTTCTCTTTTAACAAAAGGAAGAACTATCAATAAGCCAACTATAAATCCAACCATACGAAGACCATAAACAATACCGGTACTTCTTATAGATTGACCATAATTTTCAAATTCCTTCTTAAGTTTTTCGTCCATATATGTTATACTTAAAACTGCTAAAAATCCTAAAAGGGACATGACGGTTAACACTTTCATATCGAGTGACGCTAACCCGAAAAAGTAACCACCTTTAGTTATTTTACCAATAAAAACTGGTATAATAAAAGTTAATATAGTTAAGTTTGCCCAGAAATTTCCGGTATGTAAAGGTATCGCAGATAATGCATAAATTATAGACCAAATGAGTATCATTTGTACAAGTTCAAAATTGGTTGGACCTTCCATCTTTTATGTATAATTATAAGATATATTATTTATCCTGAACATGTTTACCACAAAATTCAGTTTTATCTGGTATTTCTTTGTATATACCTATCGAAATTGCTATTTCCCTGAGTTCCTTATAATTTTTCCAAAATTCAGGTGAATGCGAATACTCTTTAACGGTGGAGTGTGCGAGTTCGTGTAGAAGAACGTGGAAAATTTCGTTAATTTCACCGTCTATACACAGACCTATTTCATTACCTTTATCTGTATTATAACCTATATTACCATCTAATTGTTTGAAATAGGATATGGGAAGTTCTCGTGTTATAACCTGAAACTTTTCTATATTTTCTTTTTTTAGGTGTTCTCTGAGTATTCTATATCTTTTCTTAATTTCTGTTATTTTATTGGGCTCTTTAGTGTTAATAATTATATATACGTTTATGATAAGTAGAAGTATAGCGAGTATCATCTTACCATAAACCTATATAAAAAATCAAATTGAAAAAAAAAGTAGAAATGATACGTAAATTTATTGATTTTTTAACGAAACCCGAACCACGACCCGTTCTGGGTCGGTGGGCGGTAAAATCGTGTAGTGAACTACTCACATCTATAAACTCTGTGTACCAGAACCGCGACCATTGTGGAGACGTAATATGTCACGAACCTAAAAAAGCAGAAGAATATATTAAAACTAATAAAAATACCAGGTAAATGTATATGAGTAACTCCAACCCCAATGTTCCCCAGGAACTTCGTAACCTCGGTGTTAGGAACATGAATATTACATCCCTTAATCTATCACGTAAAAACTTAACCAATTTACCATCATCTATTGGTAAACTTAAAAAACTTACGATACTTGACTTGGAGGATAATCGTTTAAACTCGTTACCATCATCTATTGGTAACCTTAAAAACCTTATGTATATTGATTTGGAGGGTAATCGTTTAAACTCAATACCAGAATCAATATTCAAACTTAAAAAACTTGAAGAACTTAAATTGTCTCAAAATTATTTAGAATCGGTACCACGACAAATCGGTAACCTTAAAAATCTTATGTATCTTGGATTGGCTGGTAATAAATTAACATCGATACCAAAAGAGATTGGTAAGCTTAAAAAACTCGATGTACTTTTTTTAGGATTTAATAAGTTAACCTCGTTACCAGATGAGATCGGTCGTCTTCCAAACCTGACATCCATTTATATACATAGTAACCCAAACCTTAGAATTATACCAAAATCACTTGATCGATCTGGTTTAAGAATTACTAAGAGTAGTTGGTCACGTTTTGAACATATACCACTTAGACCTGTACAACGTAGAAACGTACCCCTAAACACTAATCGTAACGATCATATATCTGGGCATATTTTTATTGTCGGTAATAATGCCTTAAACCTCGGATACAATAGGTACTTAACTGAAAAATCACTTCTAAACTGGATAAAAACGAAAAATAATAAAACTAATATCACTAATATTAACACTTTATACAGTCTTAGCCCAAATACAAATATCGTTGTAAATCCGTTTACACGACAACCACTATTGAGGAAAAACTTAAATTTCGTCAAGTTTGTAAAACCAAACAAACCAAACACACCGAACACTCTCGCGAAAAACCTAAACAAGACGAAAATAAATAACACACCAAACACACCAAATACGATAAGAAAAAAGGCGGGTAACGCCGCTCAGAGTAGACGTACGAATGTCAATAATAATAACTAATCATTTTTTATACACAAACCTAAATTTACTATACAAATCCGAAACCGGGTTCCCTTTAAGATCTTCCCACAGTGTTAAAGTAAACCCCAAATTTTCCATTCGCGTGAATAACATATCTTTATGCGCTATAGGTTCGACTTTTGGTCCGTCGGCATAATACGGCGTATCGGCTAAATGGACGTATAACTTTTCCCCAAAGTTCCCCGAACTCGTATGTTTCATTAGAAAGTAGTTCCCTAACTCATCTTTTACGGGCGTATTCATGATAATCTTATCGGAATTTGGTATGATCCCTATGAATTGACCCCCGGGTTTAAGTCTATTTTTAATTGCTAATAAAGACGTCTCGAATAACTTGGGTGATTCGAATATATAGTGTAACGCAAAGTTATAACATACGACGTCGTATTTCCTTTGTGGACACGCAAATATATCACCTTCATAAAAATTGACGCGTATTTTCATGTTCTTTGCGCGTGACTTAGCCTCCTCAAGTGAATCTGGGTTTGGTTCACACATACTTATGTTTGCACCAGCGTGTTTCCATTTTTGGAGATCACCACCGAATCCACATCCTACATCCAAAATACTATCGCCTTCACGGGTAGCCGATTGGATGAGGAGACGCTTAGACTCGTTATGGTACTTGCGTATCTCCTCCATTTATTTATAATGGTTTTTCCTTTTTAAATTGAGTTAACTAAGGTTTTAAAATAATTATTTAATTATTAACTAATAAACTATTATTCGATACTGTTATATTTTGCAATTGTGATTTGAAAATAACAAGAAATCCTCTGTAACATCTTTCCTCGGGTGTAGAACATTTATCTAAATGTACGTGCGATATACCTCTTTGTTTACACTTTATTAAAATATTTTCTAAATTTGAAAACCTGATTTCAGTCTTGTTGTGTTTTCGAAAGATTTCTTCGCGAGAAACATCGTGATAAATAAGAATTCCGTTATTCGATAAAATACGATCGTATACATAATCAAACCATTTATCGGTATTCCAATGGTCTGCATCAGAAAAAATAAAATCAAACGATTTGTTACACGAGAATAAGAATTCCTTTTCGTCAGACTCGACGATATCGATATACTCTTCCAGTTCCTGAATATGTGTAGGTTTATTACCTTTCCAATCGATCCAATTATCAACCAATGTCAATTTTTTTAAATTTTCATTTTTTTTAAGAGCTTTTATTAAAACTACTGTAGTTTTACCACTACCTACACCCATTTCTAAAACATTATCAGGTTTATGACTCCTTATTAATCCGTATACGAGGTCTAAATGACAATCGTCTACAGCCACATTTAAAAATGGGTTATCATCAGATGTTATAGTTTTAAATTCCATATGATTAAATATGGATAAATTCTTTAAACACGTTGAAAGAAAATTAGTAAATTTAAACGAGTAAACTAAGTCTTAAAATAAAATATCAGACTATATAAATGGCACCCAAAAGAAAAACTGTTAAAAGTATCAAGGAATCACCAACAAAAAGTGTAGTTAAAAACTCTAATGCATGTTCGTGTTCAATAGGAAGTTACAATAATGATATGTATAACGGAAAGAGGAGAAAACAAACTAACATTAAAAATTTTTTTAAAAAAACAACAAAAAAAATTAATAATCAAGGATCCGCGATTAGAGAACCAACTCTACAAGATAGACGTGAAAATTATCATAAAAAGTTTGGTAATCAAATTATTAATTATTCTACATCAAAACGAAATTCCCTTTCACTATCACAGAATAATAAGGCTAAAATGAAAAAAATTAAAGAATTAGAGAGGAAACTAGCATTTCTATTAGCGCAGAAGGCAAAGAAAGAAGCTAATAAGAAGGCAAAGGAAGAAGAAAACCGTAATACAAAAGAAAATAATAAAATAATAAATCGTATGATTAACAGTTTTATAAAAAATAAATAATATTGGTTTATATAAATGCCACCTAAAAGTTCTTTCATCGCGGGAACTCCTAATAAGCAAAATAAAAGAAAAGAAGTTAAAAAACCAAATACAAAACTTGAAACAGTATCTTTTAATAAATTAATAAAGGAAATATTACAAGAAAAGGAAAAATCTAAACAACGACGAAGACGATTACAATTTAACTCTAATTCAAAACCAAAAAAATAATCACATTTTATAGAAACAGAAACCTAAATTTTAAATTAATGTAAATCCAATATCTTTAGGTTTAATTTCTTCACTAAGTTTCCAGTTCCATAAATAGTAATTATTATCACCCGTCCCTTTCACGAATTTATGTTTAACGAGTTCTTCTTCGTCTACACCTATATCTGTACAGTTGTATACATCGAAACCTCGGTTACGCGCCATCATTATTGCGTCTTTTAAAGAATCGCCAATATTATACAATTTAAAAGCTTGGTTGATTTTTATACCTGATTTTTCGTGTATATAAGGAAGACTACAGAAACAAACGAATTTATCTTCGTCGTCACTCAAATACGAATAAATTATATTTTCACGCGGTAGTAACCACTTTCTCACATATATTTCATCAACCTCTATAGATATTTTAAATTGTTCGAAGTATTTTTTTAACATTCGCGTTACTCTAGGTACATCTTTTTTCGTCATGTCTCTTAAATAACTATTACCAATTAGTTTATGAGGTCGCTCGTTTGAATCTGATGAAAACCCCACTTTATACAAATTTTTTACATTTATGAGTCTATGCCAAGTTCTCGCGTTTGCAAAAGGTGTAGGTAATCGTTTACAAGCCGTGTATATAGCTTGCCAAATATCAATATCGTGTGCCTTTCGTGTAATTTCGTTTATGAGTAAAGGTGCAAACCCCTTGGATCTTGAATTCTTATCGACACACAAAAAATTTATTTGTAACATTTTTTTAATTGTTTTGTTTATACGAATTTTACTAATAATAGCAGTTATACATCCTTCAATTTTTTTCGTTTCTTTATTTCTAATAGTTATAATCCAATCTTCATTTACTGCGATTTTTAAAAGTTCCAATTCATATTCAAAATAGTAATTAGAATCACGAAGATAATGATCTTTTAGAAACGCGTGAAGTTCATATAAATTACACGTACTCCATTCGTATTGTTCGTCTAATTTTATACTTTTAAATTTTATTTTATCTATTTCACCTTCTTTTTCGTTAATAACATTATTTTGAGGAACTGGTTGTTTATCCCACCACTTATGTATACTCATGTTATTTAAAATAGGCTTAAAGTTTTTAACCTATTTTACAATATATAAAATGTCACTCGAACAAGATTACACGACCGTACCAGGACAGGTTTTTGCATGTCTCTCCATAGTTGGACCAGAAGCACCTCAAAAAAACGATAAGTTTGGAATTAAAATTAGAGGTACATTTAACTCACGTGATGAAGCAGCGTCTCACGCTAAACGTCTTCAAAAAGAAGATTCGACCTTTGATATTTACGTTGTTGATATGTATAAATGGCTCTTGATTCCACCCGACCCGGCTCAAATTGAGGATGCACATTATGCGGATAGTAAGCTCGAGGAACTCATGCAAGGGTATAAGGAAAATCAAGCACAAGCTGCAGCTATGTTTGCCGAACGTAAGCGTGATATGGCGGCTATTAAATCACCTGATTCCGATACATATTTTAAGACTGGTGATGAGAATTCTAAATTTTATACGAAACCAGACGAGGCTCCGATCAGTCACCCAGCTGAAATTCTCGAACGCCTTCAAAAGGAAAAACCAGACGAGGATATGGAAGAACTCGTAAAGGAGGCGGATGCGATTGTTGCACAAGAAATTAAGGATAGAACTGAACAACGCGAAAAGGATGCTAAAGAGGCCAAGGAGAAACAGGCTAAGGAACGAGGGTTTGAATCGGTTGAAGATATGGAAAAGTATGACGATGAACAGATATTGAAGGAAATTGAGGAAAATGAAAAGAAGGCTAGGGAAGAATTGGAAAAAAAGGCTAAGGAACGGGAATTTGAATCAGTTGAGGCCATGGAAAAATATGATGCTGAACAGTTAACCATGGAAATAGAAGCTAAAAAATCACAAGTTGAAAATTCGGTTGAAGCTCAGGTAACAGAAAAGACTGACGATGGTGAAGAAGAGGAAGTTACGTCAAAAAATAATGAAAACGACGAACACGAACAATAAATATTAAATTAATTAATTTTGTTATATAACTATAAGTATGTTGAGTATTACATTGAACATAATCACCATTATTATAGTACTAGTTGTAGTTGGTTTACTTTTCAGATTGTATACAGATAAAAAAAGTAAAACAGATACAGAGACGGTATCGTCAGATTTAAAAAAAAACCCTTCGAACTCAGACGAAGGTGAAGTTCAGGAAGTTACTGCTTCTGATGTTATTTATGATACAGTTACAGATCCACTCGTCGTAAGCCGGGCGTATTTTACGGAAACGGGATACGGCGAATTGGGTGATTTTAAAGGTCTACAAGCACAACTTTCCAATACATATTGGATACATGGTAAACTTATCCCGGCCTCAGAATAACTGGCTGCATAGTTTTACCCATAAAAAAACCAAGTAAAAAAGCTACAAAAATTATAATATACCCAGTTTTATCTAAATTTGAAAATATATCATTTTTTTCATTTTGCATTTGATGTGGGTGATGTGCGTAAATTTGTGGAGGCGGAATATAATATTGTTCGTTATTTTCCGGTTCCTGTTGAATATTTTCACTTTCGTTAGAGAACGTGTCCTTATATTCATCTGCATTGTATTGGATTGGTGTTCCTACGTCCGATTCCATTTATAAATTTTAAATTTATTTTTTTAAGCCAGTTATTACTCATCTTCATCTTCATCTTCATCTTCATCTGAGAAATCTTCGTCGTCATCTTCATCTTCAACAACAAAACCTTTTAAATTACCATTTTCATCACCATCTGATAAATCATCATCTTCTTCTTCCTCGTCTTCATCATCTTCTTCATCATCTGTACAAAAATCTTCGTCATCGCTTTGGAGTAAATCTACGTCAGAATTATATTCGTCTTCTCTAAAATCATCCTCTACATCTTCTTTTAATTCTAAGCGTTGAGGCTTTTTTGAAATTCTTCCTGATCGAGTTCTAACACCGTTTGACATTATAGATTAATAGTAGACAATTCTTTTAAGTATTTTACTCATTTACTCCTTTAGTTGATTAATTTCTTCTCTAATGTGTAATTCATTAAAGTGTACTACAATTTTAACGGATAAATCATGTAATTTATCCTGAATATCTGTGTCTCCTGATACGACATTAAGTCCTATTTCTTCTAAATTGTTAATCGCACGAGTTAGTAACTTTTTTGATACTTCAACATGACTTCTGTATTCTAAAGCCATGTTTATGTTTGCGATAAATTCTTTATAAACTGTTGGATTTATTCCTGAGTATTTATGGGTTTCTTTTATTATATTTTGTATATCGGTTGTATTTGTTTCTTTTTTGAGTAGAGTAGATATTGTGTAAATTACAAGTGCCAATAGTAAAAGAGCTATCATTCTATAATTTAGTTGCTATTTTATCTGTGAGTAAATGTTTACGACAATCACATTTACACTTTTGTTCTAATACCTTTTTTACTATTTCAAAATTCACGTTAATTTCTTTACATTCTGGACACGTGTAGTTGGTATGTATTAAATATTTTTTTATACCCTTTTTCTTATCAATTTTTTCTATTTTACATTCTGTCTGTAATTCGAATATATTTTTTAAAATAAACTTGTTTAGTAGCGTTTTAATATCATTTTCACTTATTTTTGTGTTGGTATCAACTTGTTTAGGTAATTTCTGCATATACTTTTCTATTTTACCTTCTTTGTAAAGTGCCTTTTTGATTTTTGGTGATAATTGATGCCTTTTCCCTGTAAAATCTTTACAAAACCCAAAATGTCTCATTGTATCAGTAGTTGAAAAGCATTTTTGTGCTATAGTATCTCCTAATATATGAAACCATACGTGATTAGAATTATGATTACATTTTTTATTTTCACAATAAAATGAATTTGTTGAAACAAGAAACTGGTTTTTATTTTCATAAATTTTTGTTATTCTTGATAAATTTTGACCTTCTAAATTTTTTCTTACAAATTCTTCTATAAGACTAATAGCTTCCTGATCTTTGAACTCGTTTTTTATTTCGGTTGTTGTAAAATCTCCTTCTTGTTTTTTTACACTTCCTTCAATTATGACTGGATCATCTCTTTCTGTTCTTAATGTTGCCATTTGCATAATTTTAACATTTGCTATGTTTCCTTCTATTGCCTCTAACATACTAGAAGGTCCAAATCTGTATATAAAAATGGGTTTGTATTCACTTTGTGTTTCTTTACCTGTGTGATTACATTTTACACAACCCTGACCCGAACACGCCTCGTGTTTACCTTTTTTATATGACCATGGCATACGAAACCCACTTCCTTTAGTTTTTCTTTCAGAACTACCGTATACAGATATATCAACTATATCACTCCAATCTTTCGACCCATATACCAAATTTAATGTGTTTATGACGTGTTGACGAATGGCTAATGCTGATGATCTATTAACAACGAAACCTGGCCAATTTATATGAACACCCGTTTTTATAAGGTGACCTACCGGTTTTGGTTCCGCTACGGAAATTAAGGCCTCTTTACTACCGAATTTCGAAACCTTATCGCATATAACTCTGCACACACTTTCGAGATCAGAAAATGACATTTCATCTTCATCTTTATAGTCGAGATCTACAAAAAAGTTATAATTATCTGTTTTCTGTTCAACGACGAATATTTTTTCACCATTATTATATCCTTCTACATACTTTTCGTAAAAATCATTCAATCTATCAAATGGCACGGAAAGGACACCACCGTCCATGAGCACATGTGATAAATTGGATCCGTTTGAGAAACCCTGTTCTCTACACCATTGTTTAAACATGATGTATACTTACCAATTATTAGTTTTATTTTTTTATATTCATTAATCACTATCGTAATGGTGACGCCAAATTGACTTTCTAAATGAAACTTCTGGATACTGTTCCTGTTCTGATAAATTTTTTTTAAGTACTAAAAGTTCATAAACTTTATCTTCATTATGAAGTTCTGCATACCTTTCTGCCTTTTCACTGGTATATCCGTGTCTTTCAATAAGGAGTTCTTTTATCTGCGATAAAATATAAGCTTTAGACTTCATTATTTAATAGAAAAGGTTTTTCTATTCAAAGAAGTTACACACGCGTAAAACTCCGGATTATTGAGTACGTTTTTTACTATTCTATCCCACTGTTTCTTTGTGTTAAATTCAGTTAAAGTTTCAAAATTCATAAAATCATTTTCGTCAAATGTTCGTTTAATTGGTAATTTTTGTATTTTTTTTAAATTTGTTTTCATTTTTTCATCGTTAAATTTTTTAATGAGGTCACCCTGTTCCTGTTGTGTATAATTTACGAAAAATATGAACACGTTATATTCTAAATCGACCCCTGGGCTTTCTTTTACTATAAACTTAAAATCTGAGTATTCACCCTTTTTAAGTGAAACTACTCCCCTGGTTTCTTCTTCGAGCTCTCTTAAAGCACATCGTATGGGATTTGGTATTTCTCTGCGTCTACACCCTCCTGTCACGAAAATCCAATCTTTGAATCTTCGATCTCGAACAGTTAGAAACTTTGGTTTAGAACCCGTAAATGTTACGGGAATAGCAATGGCTTTATATTTCTTCATTGCGCATTTGCAAGTTATAATTTAGCGAGATGATTATTCTGAAGATTCTTCTTCGCTATCTTGATTTTCATCAATTTCTTTAGCTACTTGGGTTTCATTTTCTGTTGTTTTTTTAGTTGGGATTTGACACTGAGATTTTTCTGGTCTGGGAAATGCTGGTCTGGATAAAAATGAAGCTAATTTTCCATTAAACCCCTTAACATTTTCCATTTCTTCTTTAGTTGTTTTGAGTTCTTTATACATGTACAAAGTTAATGCTATGCATAACAAAACACCGATTGCTGTAACGGTTTCACGATCAAAAGTAAACATTATATATTAAGTTTTACAATCATGTTTTTAAGTATGTATAATCGCACCCATATGAGAACCTTTTTCCTTGGGACACTCGTACCCTTGTTGAGCAAATTGAATCTCCTGGAAATGACCTTCTTTACACTCCGCGTTTTGAGTGGGTTTTTGTTGTTTCTGGTCGACGAGATGATTCAAAGTTCCGGACTTAGGATCGTACGTAATAATAAAAATAAAAGCTGTAAGAAAAACTAATTGCCAGAACATTTATAATAAGTGGCTAAAATTAAATTAGTTCGAGTACATCAAACCACCCATACCGTTTTCAATACGGAGGATGTTGTAGTTGACACCATAGACATTATCTTCGAAAGTATCGCCTTCAACAACGAGTCTCGCGGAATCGAGTCTACTGAAATTGAGCGAACCAGTTGGTTGGAGCTTGGATGTATCGAGACAGAATGGAACCAATAAAACATCGTTACTCGCCGCGGCGTTTTGCGTGTGGTAGTAAACTGGTGTGTACGTAAAGTGTGGTCTGACAGATTTGGCATCAGAAACGTCCGTACCGTTAATTTGCAATTTCATCTTAGCAGTCGTGAGAGCACCAGTTGTATTTTTGGCGACCAAATACTTCATTGGGTGGTTGAAGCTGAGTTCTTGGATCCCCGATTTGGAAGCAATAGCTTTTTGGGTTTGTGTGACAATCATATTTTGTGGTGTAGACGAAATAGACATACGTTCATCAGTATCGAGATGGATGAATTGTGCGTACACTTCCATATCATCTACGGCCAATGAACCCCACGTAATTCTCAATTCAACATCATGGTACTGAAGCGCGACCAATGGGAGCGCGGATTGGGCGTTTTCGCAAAACGAAAACCTGAGTGGGACATAATAATCTGTAGACGCGTTATAGTTGCTTTTAGAGCTCGTTTGATTCATCACAACTGGTGCAAGATCGGTCATAAATTCAGATTCTTGCGTGTCGATGACTTGTCCACCGATTAAAAGTTCAACTTTACTGACATAGTCTTTCAAATTTGGTGTTCCGTTGGCTCTGCTCGCAACATAGACGTATCCGAGCATATCACCTTTACGCTCGAACCTAACAGTGGACATACCACCAGTGGCAGGGTTGCCCTGGACAACTTGTCTTTCGACAGTTTGGGCAAAGTTTGTGTGACGTTTATAGTTGGACCTGAAAAAGGAAACTTCGGGTTGACCGACGAGGTGCGCATCTTGGGCACCGATTGCAACGAGTTGGGCTATACCTCCAGACATATTTTATATTATACTAAGGTTTTTTATTTTTAAGCCCATGTATAATATGAAAGATTCTATAAAAACAAATTACGCTGCTGTAAAAGCTATTGCGTTCATGTATATTTTTTCCGCACCTGATGCACCTATTTTCGATACGGTCAAAAGACCATGACCGCTCTGGGATATGGAAACATCGGTCGTAAATGCTATAAAATCGATACCAGATGTTATCGTTTTTAATACTTTTCTATCTGATCCCGATGCTAAGAGTGGTACAACGACCTGACCCCCGCTTGGTAAATTTGATATAGAAAGTATGGCGACGTCTGCGTCTATTGTTGTGAGTGGAGCTGTACCATAACTTTTGTTTTTGCAATCTATCGTGAGTGTACCTGTCCCTGTTGTAAATGAAGAGGCAATTTGTGTATTTGTAAGCTGGAGGTTTTGTGAGACGGTATTACCTGTTACAAGTACGTCGTTTGTTATATATGCATCTGCACCTATATGTACATCTGCACCTATTTTTATGTTATTTGTTATAACAACCGCGTTCGATGTTCCTGTAAACTGAACAATATTTGAAGTAACATTTGCACCTGCACCTGATGAACACACGTCATCCAAATTGAACGGTGATGCGGCGACGTGAAGAGCACCTATAGTAATGTTATCGGCTGATATATTACCAGTTACCGTGAGTACGTTAGATTCGTAGGTATTAATTGTTAGGTTAGAAACCCCACTTGGACCTCCTGCGGGACCTGGACCTATAGTCACATTTGCGGCATTTTCGTGAATGTTGTCGAATGTTGAACCACCTTTACCCCCTGAATCAAAAATTTCTATTTCACCACCATTGTATTTTATAGCTAATACGTTTGTTGTACCTGCCGGTGTTTCCCAATCTGGGTCGAGATTTATCGCATTTTCAACTTTAAACGATTGTCTTGATGATGCGGACGATTTAAGTATAAGTTCGGTTGCGTAATCAATTTTCTTACCGGTATTAATCGTAATATTATCACCCGTATATAAACCTCCTGAAAACTGGATGACGTTCGACGTAATGTTTGCGGATGTAGGTCCATTATTTACGATCGATTCGAGGTTTGATGAAACGTCGTCCCACGCTATACCACTAGCATTACTTCTAAGGAATTTTTTAGTAGCATCTGTATTATAAGGTGAAAGTTTAGTCAAAGCAGTTCCAGACGCTGGACCTAACAACAATTCGTTTTCTGCTACAGAAGTTAAACCGGTACCACCTTTATTGATTAATATTTGCGAACTAAAATTATCGGGATTAAGTTCTGTAATATTCCCACCGCGTCCTTTTAGTGTATGAGCTTCTACTACACCCGCCGTCGTGACATTACCCGCTAAAACGTTACCCCAAACATTTGCGGTAATGTATCCAGAACCGTTATATGGTGAAATAGTCGTATCTGTAGATGCATCTCTGGTAAAACATATTGTATATTCATTTGGTAAAGATGCACCTAAGTAACCCGCAAATACGTTTGCGGTTGGTCTTGCCATGTGTTGACCCATATCCATAGTGTCTCCACCTGATACCTGATCATTTCCGGATGCAACCCCGAATATCTTATCTGTTATAAAATGATCTGTTATATGTTCGTGTGTAGTATTACCTTGTACTGTTAAGTTACCACCAATAACGACGTTTGATGATATACTCGTAATTTTATCGGTATCATTGTAACTTATTTTACTACTTTTGAGTAACTTTGAGCCCGAATCTAAATACGGAATAAACGTATCATTTATTTGACTACCACTTCCAATCGTTATATCTTTGGTTTTTATACCTTGACTAAATTGGAGTATATTTGATGTAATGTTTGCGGTTGCTGGTCCATTACTTACGATAGATTCAAGGTTTGAAGAAACCTCTGACCATGTGGGTATATCATTAGTCCCAAGTTTAAGAAATTTACCTCTATCAGAATCATCTCCCGCTCTTATTAATCTTCCTAAAGTATTATCAGAATCGTGATTACCATATAATATATCACCTTTTGTGATTATTTTGTGTCCCGTACCACCACTTGTCGATGCAATAGGAATATTTGTACTTACAAATTCTTCTGCGTAAACGTTTGTTTCTACAACAATGTTACCCGTGGTCATTAAACTCGTTGCTTCATTTCGAAATTGAATGGTATTTGATGTAATATTTGCGGTTGCTGGTCCATTACTTACGATCGATTCGAGGTTTGAAGAAACCTCTGACCATGTGGGTACATCATTAGTCCCAAGTTTAAGAAATTTACCGACATCTTCATTAGAACTCGCGGGATCGAGTTTTCCGAGTGAATTATCCGACTTACCGTAAAGTATTGCACCGGACTCATAAGTAGCGTATCCCGTACCACCACTTGTGGATAAAATAGGTGAAGTCGTGCTAATTGAAGTTGCTGAAATTATACTTGCTGAAATTGTATTAGAACCCGCAATTTTACCTAAAAAAGATCCGTGTGTTGTATCTACCTGTACGTTACCCAGAGTTTTAATACCCGTTATTATGTTTGACGATTCAATTGGTATAGATAAAATGTTACCATCTAGTTTTCGAGAAACAACGTCCATGGTAATATTATCCAAAAGTGAACCGTCACCAAGGTATTTTTGGGCGTAAACGTTACCCGATGTCCAAAACGCATTCGTTGATTGTGTTGGAACGTTTATTTTAACAGAACTTGGGTCGTTTCCTAAACTTATGGTATCTGTTGGTACTAGGTTACCTGCCAATCCTAGGGTGGTCCCCGTAAACCGCGTCGAGTGTGTCCTCCCACCGGTTGTAATATAAGCTGGGTTAGTACCAGTTTGAACACCATCAATGGTAATATTCGTACCAGATATAATTCTTTCTGATTTAGATGTACCTTTAACGTCTAGTAAAGTAGTGCCTGAACCACACATAAAAATTTTATCCTTTACGGAAAGGGCGTGTGTGGGTGCACTATTTGAAATACCAACATTTGACGTTGTTATAAAACCTGTTGTAGAATTAGTAAACTGGACTGTGTTTGAAGTTGAATTACCTCTAGCAGTTGCTTCTTGTAAAGTAATACCACCTAAAAGGGATGTTTTAACACCAGAATCTACAACTTCCTTTGTAGTTGAATTATATGCAAAAAAGTTTGCATTTTGGACATCTTCAACTCTGAGAGGTGAAATATAAATGGACCCTGAATTGGGTGTACTAATTTCAGTATTAGACGCATTGAAAACAATCGTGTTTTCAGCCTGGCTATCTGAAACGTGTTTACCAAACCGGATTTTGGTAGACCGTTCGATGGTAGGTATGTTTTTAACCATTTAATATATGTAAGTATTTTTAATTGGCGTATATGAGACCAGCCATTCCATTTTCTATTCTGAGAATGTTATAATTCACGGCATATATCGGATCGTTAATTATCATGGATTGACTATGTATTTTTGCTGAATCTAATCGACTAAAATTGAGCGTTCCTGTCGGCTGGAGTGAACTCGTCGAAAGACAAAAGCAGTATAAAAAGAAATCGGGGGACGTTACGAATTGTGTGTGATAATAGTTCTGAACTTCCATAAAGTGTGGTTTTCCCCATTTATAAGGACCTATATCGAGACCGTTAATTTCTAATTTAACCTTGTTACTCGCGGACGTTAGTGCACCTTCAACGGTCGTATCAGAACACGCGAGGTATTTTACGGGGTGATTAAACGTAAGTTCTTGTGTAAGTTCTCCGGAAGGAATACTTTTTTGAACTTGTGTAATGAGAAGGTTATGGTTTCTCGAAACTATGTTACCACGTTCCTCGTTATCAAGGTAATAGTAATTTGAATAACACTCGACGTTATAATTACTTGCTTGTGATCCCCAGTGAATACGTAATTCGACTTCATGGTATCGTAAAGCAATCATTGGTAAAGCACACTGTGGACCTTCACAAAAGAAAAAGCGTAACGGGTAAAAGTACGAACGTGCGCTTATACCTGGGTGTGTACCGTTGGAACTCTTAGAAACGTTCGTTGCGAACGTATCTATGGCTATTTTTTCGGTAAAAGCTGCGTCTTGGGTATCTATAACCTGACCCCCAATGAGTAATTCGACCTTATCTATAACATTTTCCCAGTTTTGGATATCGAGTGCTTGTGTATTATCATCTAATGTGAAATACGTGTATCCTAATAAGTCACCTGATCGTGGGAATTTGATCGATGACATAGCGTTATTATTCACAACTCCTTGTATCGTTTGTTTTTCTATGGATTGTGAAAAATTAGAATGCCGTTTAAAAGTTGAGCTAAAGAATGAAATTTCTGGGTCACCCATTATGTATTTATCTTGAGCACCAATGGCGATAAGTTGAACAACACCAGAAGACATTTATATTAATAGGAGGTTTAAATTATACGTACGAAAACGCCCTGAAATAATTAATAGGGCAGGTTCTTATTTTTGCAGACGAATCTAAATATTAAACAGGTTTCTCCATCTGAAAATGATACAGCCGCACCAGTTTCGTTTAATACTTCGACATTTAATCTATCGAGTTTACGAATTGGGTTAAAATATTGTTGAATAACTGGGTATTCATTTTTAAAAACAATGCGATCTGTTCCATCTGTTACGAGGGTTCCGAAAACGCCGTTGATCATATTATCACTGGATGTATCAAGATCTGTTTTTCCTCTTTGAGAAAAAATAGTTTTCAACTCATCAATTTTGAGGTGAATGAGTTCACTCGCGTTGTGATGATCAATATGAGCTGCTATTAATTGAACCTGGACTATATTTTCGAGTGGTGTTGGAAAGTATGATGTAAATTTTTGCTTACTTGAATCAGAAATGGTATCAACTATAACTGTATGATACTCGTGTTCGAAATCGGGTAAAGTAGATTGACTAGTCACTAAAGCCATTTATATATACTGGAGATTTTACTTCATCTTATAACTCGCTTGGTCCTTGACCACTTTTTGACCCCCACAAATTCCGCCTCGACTATCGGAATAGTAGGCTGTATCGAGACAATCTTCCCTGGACTCCTGGTCGAAAAGAGATTTGTCACTTACCATTTCAATTTCAACTGGTTGGTAACCACTTTTTCTTAAGGCGCCGAGCGCGCACAAAATTAAGAATATAATCACAATTGATTTAAGTGTACTTTTATTAGTAGCGTTAAGTTTCATTTGTATTGAGTAAATATTTTTTTTATAAAGTGCGTTAAAGAAATTAGAATAGTTTCAATATAAAGATTAATGGACGGTGAGATCATCCTAAATCGAGGTGACACAAATGTTATGAAATTGGACGATAACGAACAGGCGTTAATGAATGAGATCGAAATTGATATTCCAAGATCCCAGCCTGTAAAAAAGCAAATACAAAAAACTATGAAAACTCAATATAATCCCCCACCAACACAATTTTTCCAGGAAGATATGGACTCGTTTGCGAACCCGAATAAACAAAATCCACCTTCTGTACCCCCACCGGAAGAAGTTATGGATTATGGTGAATATGAAGACGAACCGGAACAACAGGGGTACGAGTATGCGGGTGGTGGAGGAGGAGGTGGTGGATATATGGAAGAAGAACAACCTTCACCTGGATTTAAAAACATAGATGAGGAAAAAGCCGATCTCGTGAATAAACTTGGTCGATTAGAAAAGAAGGGGTTTACCGTAAATAAACGTTTGAATGCATATTCTCCAATAGATGAACTTAGAACTGAGGTTAAGAGAATTACGTATAGTATCGATGTTGATAAATCGATAAAGTTTTCGAGACGTATGCTCATTGCTTGTACGACGGGACTCGAGTTTATGAATAAGAAATATAACCCATTTGAAATCCAACTCGACGGTTGGTCCGAAAACGTTATGGAAAATGTTGACGATTATGATGAAGTTTTTGAGGAGTTATACGTGAAATATAGAACGAAAATGCACGTTGCACCTGAAGTTAAACTTATTATGATGCTTGGTGGATCAGCAATGATGTTCCATTTGACGAATAGTATGTTTAAATCGGTGATGCCGAATATGAACGACGTGATTAAACAGAATCCAGGGTTGGTTCAGAATATGATGTCGGCCGTTCAGAACACAGTTCCTAAGTCGCAACAACAGGGTGAAGAGAAAGTGGATGCAAATGGGAGAAGAGAAATGCAGGGCCCAGGATTTGACATTTCGAGTCTCATGGGTAATATCATGATGCCACCCCAACCACCCATGAATACGACGAATATACCCCAAGTAGAAAACCCATTAACCGATGAAATCGATATCGAGGACGATATTTCCGATATTGCTGAACCACCAGTCGGTGATACCAAGGAAAGAGGTGAAGATGATAGTGAAGTTAGGGAAGTTAAGGTTACCCAGACCAAGTCAAAAAGAGGTGGTGGGAAAAAGAAAAAGTCAGTCGAAATTAATTTATAAATGATAGTATAAATGATAGGGTATTGTCCTTTGGACCAAGATCCTGTTGAGTTACCTTCGAGAAGACAAGATGTTATTCCTCAGTCAAGGTTACAAAAACCGGATAAAACAAAAAAACGTTCGGTTCTTGGCGAGGACGATACCGAATGTAATTTCGTTGTCATGTTTTTTATCGCGGGTGTTATTGCCCTAGCGGTCATGGATTCACTTCCATCTAAAAAGTGAGTGATAAACCATTTACCATCCTGTTTGTTCCAGCATGGTAAATGTAAATTTGTTTTTTTAGTTAAAATTTTAATGGTACCGTATATGATCGTAAAAACAGTTATTTGCCGGTATTTCAGACCAGGAACTATCACCTGGTTCTTTCCAAAGACTATATAATGCTTCACCACCACCATTTTCCTGGAACCGTACGAATATTTTATGGTACCCAGTTTTCAAGTATATATTACCTGTGGTTCCACCGGGGGTTGTGGTTGTACCATTATGACTATGTCCACCGTACCAATAAGCGATTCGAATACCGTTTATGTACATATCTGAAGCATCGTCACTATTTAAACCGAAATAGTGCGTTCCAGCTGTAGTTACTTTTAAATAACCTTCAAATGTTTCGGCAAATGTATCATCGGAGCTGACGGCAGTGTGACGTGGTCTACTTAATGATTTAGTACCTGAACTTAGACTTTCGAAATACGTATCCATAGCAGATTGTGTAGTCGGATTACTTGCACCTGCGCTACCAAAATACAGTTTTATTAGGTTTCCCTTAACTAAATGTTTTTCATATTGTGATGTACCAGTTTGTATAGAGTTACAGTGAATGGTACCGGTAACATCGAGTTCGGCATTTTGACTCGTATTTCCTATACCAACCTTACCCGAGCTTCTATAAATATCTGATCCCGACGTTGTCCAAGGACTCGAACCTCCACCACCACTCGCGTTTTCCCACGCGACCGAACCTGATGAACCACCACTCGTAAGAACTTGACCATCGGTACCCGAGTTCCCGTTAATTAAGATTCTCTTTTTTAGATCTATTTCATTACCTCCACATGTAATGTATTGAGATGATGACAAATCATTATCATCATTAGCTATTACGAACTTATCACTCTCACTATTATCTATACCCACACACCAAGCCGAACCAGATCCATCTTCACACGATAACGATAATAGAGGGTCACCGGTACCACCACTAGCCACTTTTACTTGTATAATACTATTTTGAGATGTACTACCCTGTGTTAACTGTATTCCGTTTGTACTTGAACTATAACTGATATCTAAAGGTACTCCCGGGGTAGATGTACCTATACCAACATTTGATGTTTGGTAAATGTCTACACCACTAGATGTAGTTGGCCAAAGTAAATTATTATTTTGGTAAATGTTACCTGAAATTACATTTACATTACCTGTAACTTCCAACGTTTTTGATGGGGATACGTTACTCCCTATACTTAATTTATTTTGTATGAATGCATCACCACCGACAGATAAACACTCGGATGGTGAACCGTTATTGTATGAATAGTCTTTAATCTGATTGCCACCATGTCCCCAACTTATGTTAAAAATCATCATTCCCATAAACGTACCCGCGGGTCCCGGTATTGACCCAGACGCTTCACCATACCCGAATCGCCAACCTTGACTGTCCCAGTTTGGTTGTGGAAACGTAACGTAAGGGTTTGTAGAGTAAGTTTTGGTTAAAGTCATATTTTGGTTGTTGATGTAAATATAGTCTTTACCAGAGGCAGTTGTCGTTTCTGTAGGGAACACAACACAAATATGGTACCACGTATCTTGTGTAAACGTGTAAGTATTCGATGCCGTACCAATACCAGAACCAAAGTTTAGTGTTAATCCTGTTGACGTTAATTGTAAACACCCACCTGTATACACACCCACTGTAGACGATAAAGTATCACCCCACGAACACAAAACGTTCGATGATGTATAATTACTGTGATCATCATTTAGTTTTAACCAAAACATCATTGATGCATCATCATCAGTCCAGACACCGGTATGATCACTTTGACCTATACCTGAAGTCGTACCCGTAAACTCGAACGCCTTTTCACTTTCTCTGTATGGCATATTCCCTTGGTTAGTTATCGAATATACTCTTACAGCACCCGGTTGATCATCGTACATTATATTCGTTCCAATAAGATCTGCACATCTCGTATTAATGACCGAGGGTGAATAACCCTGATATGTATAGTCACGACTTTTTAAAAGTTTAGTCCTACCCGGATAATTTACGTTTAACTTATCACGTATTTGTGTTTCAGCCTTTATATCGAGGTACGTTTCAGCTAATGAGGTTGTTGTCGATGACGATTCGTTACCACTCCACAAATTACCAATTGCAATTGTACCGAATTGGTCGAGTATAAACCTAGGTGTTCGGATATCTTTTCCTTCCTGACCACCTTGATATACGCTATGGTACATTCTCATGTGATCTAAGTGTATTTCGGATGCCTTTAGACGAATTCTATCAACTTGTTCATTTGTATCGTGATGTTTGTGTAGTAAAAGTTCAGCTACATCATGAGCAATTACACGGTTTTCAATTAAGGTTTCATCGTAAAAGTTATCACCTGATGTACCACCAAATGAAAGTCGTTTAGGTTTTTCGTTATCTATAGCATTATCATTCGCACCAATTCTAAGTTCTGATGCAGTAACATATCCTTCAAAAATATTATTACCTGTAAATGTACCCGTTATGAGGAAAAAATAAAACTGAACGCGACCTGTTGCATTTTGATTTGATGGATAAGATCCGAGGTAGCTTGATAATGAGTTACCGGTTCCAAGATTATCATTTACCATATCATCATCACCCCACCATAATTGCGAACTGGCAACTTGATTACCATCCGTCATATCGATCGTGTACCCCGAAAATTGTTTAGCTCCGTAGCTGTGCTCGTATCCAACACCCGGATTTTTACCTGATATAGGTAGTTGTGCTTCTACCCATGATGCTCCTGACCAATCTACTACGTAAAGCTGTCCACTGTACTTTGCAGGAAAAGCCCAGTGAGATATCATGGATGTTGCTAATCTGTTACCCGTATAATCTAGGCGAACACACAATCCATTCAGATTACCTACATTAGCTATTACTGTCGAACCTCTTTGTACCCATAAACTCGTAACGATCGAGTATTCGTACACGTAAGCTTGATCATAACTAGGTGCACCCATGGCAATAACAGAACCATCGAAGTTCATGGATACAGAGTACCCTAATGTAGGAAAATGTAATCCACCACCATTAACGTAATTACTAGAAGTAGTGTAATCTAATCCTGAAATAGTTTGACCTAACTGACTCACACCACTTGTAGTTGACCAATCATCTGTTGTTGTTAAAATACGCGCATACCCTGGTTGACGATATGCAAATGGTAGATTCGCGGCGACGCCACTATAAGCATAAGTCGGAGATGCACTCACAATTATATTGTTTCTTTGGGTTCCAGTGTTGTTCGAATTACTACTATTTATTTCGTTTAAAACACTTCCCGGTGCACCTATGATAACGTGGGTACCGAACGGTGCTAGTTTAATTGAAAATCCGTATTGTAAGGATTTTATATTACCAATTGAATTATTTATTGTGGTAAACTGTGTATGAGCACTGTCATAAGGTACTCTGTTATCTATATCATCACCTACATTTGAGTATGCTTGTGACCACGAATGGTTGGACAGTTTCCAAATTTCAACGCGATTATCGTTAGGGTTACCTATAGCTAACGTTGTATCTATATCCTGACCTAGAGAAATACTGAATCCAAAATTACCATTTGAAGACGTTGACGAAGACGTTATGGTATTTGAAACGTACGTTGCCCATGGGTTTGATCCAGATGATGTTGCATCAAAAACGTAAACGGTTCCGTTTGATTTTTTGGGTGCACCAACCGCGATACGCGTACCGTTCCAATTCATGGAAACTGCGTATCCAAAAAATGAACCGTTTGAAGCTGAAGGCTCGGTTATTGTTTGTGATGTTGTCCATTCATTTGAAGTAGTATTTACTAAACTATGAACTGTTACCTTACCCTGAGATGTTGCATTTCCTAAGTGTCCAATTGCAACTCGTGTATTTTTAAAATCTAAAGAAACACTCGAACCGAGTAATATACCATTCCCATCGGTACCTTCGATATTATCGAGAGTTTTAATACCTCTGTATGAATAAGATTCTAAAGACATTTAATAAATACCTAGAATTAAATTGAACGGATTTGTCGTGTTGGAGCTTCAGTAACAACAGTTGAATTTTTAATTTTACCATTAGTTGCTATTATTTCAGTACAATGTATGGTACCTAATGAAATAATATCGCTTGTTGCGTATACGTTCCCGCGAATATAAAGTTTATCAATACCATCGTCTATAATGGCGACATTTGAACCTATATCGAGCGTATGTATCGGTGATGTATTTGCTATACCACACGTAGTTGTAGAAGTTGGCGTAGCTGTTTTGAAAGCTGTATTTGTATTGTTAAATGATATTGTCTGAGTAGTACTAGCACCTACAACAGCAACATCATCAAGGTTTGGCGTTGCACCCGACGACGATACGTTTTCCCAAGATGGTGCATCGACGGCGTTTCCTGTTTTATTAAATTTTAAAAACTGTCCGTCGTCACCATCTGAAATTTGTACGAATTTATTACCGTCGTAATACGATACGCGGTTTGTGTCTATACTTCCACCTGTATAGTATCTACCTGCCTCTATATCTGTTGACGCATATACGTTACCGACAACGTGTATTTTTGCATCTGGGCTACTTGTACCAACACTTATAAATCCATGTGCGGGTGCTATTATATTACTTTGTATATTTGATGATGCAAAAATATTACCAACAACGTGTAAATTTGCATCTGGGTTACTTGTACCAATACTTATAAATCCATGTGCGGGTGTTATTATATTACTTTGTATATTTGATGATGCAAAAATATTACCAACAACGTGTAAATTTGCATCTGGGTTACTTGTACCAATACTTATAAATCCATGTGCGGGTGTTATAATATTACTTTGTATATTTGATGATGCAAAAATATTACCAACAACATGTAAATTTGCATCTGGGTTACTTGTACCAATACTTATAAATCCGTCTACAGGTGTTATAATATTACTTTGTAGATGATTCGATGCAAAAATATTACCAGTAACGTATAAATTTGCATCTGGTTCAAATCCACCCCCAATACTTATAAATCCGTCCGTGGGTGTTATAATATTACTTTGTAGATGATTCGATGCAAATATGTTACCGGAAACGTGTAAATTTGCATCCGAGCTACTTGTACCAACACTTATATATCCATTAGTAGGTGTTACTACGTTACTTGTTATTGAGGTTGAAAATTCAGCACTACTAGCCGTAATTGTTGACGCACTTATTGTATTTGCTCCTTTAATCTTACCGTATAAACCACGAGATGGATTATTAATAATAATATCACCTGTATTTGTTTGAAAATTTTTACCGTATACGTTATAATTTGTACCCGTTACGTTTACGTTACCTACAATATTACCCTTTAACGCATATATATTACCCGATTCGGTATATATGTTACTTGATATAAGCTTAGTTGCCGTAATTTCGTTTGCACTTATATTATTTGATCCCGAAATAGGACCGTAAAAAGAAGCTCCAGACACATCTGCCACTGCTATAATTTTACCGTAAACTTCTTTTGAAGAATCGTTACTTGTGGTTTTGTTTATAGTTCCTATAAATCCATCTGTACCCGCGGTTATTTTTCTACCGTATATTTCATAAATATCACGATTTGTCCCATTTTTATTTACGTCACCTACAAACCCATCTGTACCCGCGGTTATTTTTTTACCGAATACGTTTTTATTTGTAGATGATGTATTTACATGACCTTCAAATTGTGTAGACGCGTATACGTTACCAGTTATTTCTAATTTTGCGTGTGGAGTATTTGTACCTATACCGAGATTACCATCTGTTTGGAGCGTTAATTTCGTATTGGTTGCTAAAAGATAACCGTGATTTGCTATTTTAAATTTATCACTATCGGAGTTATCAATACCGTGTGACCAATTGGTTTGTCCATCTATATTATAATTAATAAATGGGTTACCCGCACTATTTGGCGTTTTTAATTTTATAATAGCGTGTTTACTTGTTGAACTACTATCAGTTTGTTCTATGAGTATGGCGTTATCGTCACCGGTCGATGTACTTGCTGCTTTTATTTTTAAAGGTACTCCAACTACAACTGGTGAAGTGTAACCTATACCTACATCACCGTATGTTATTAAAGACGTGTACGTATTTTGAAAACTTATCATATTTGCAGTGGTACTCCCATTTGTCGTAACTTGTTGAAGGTTTCCTGCGCTACTTCCGTCACCTATATTATCAGATGCCCATACTACAGTATCCCCATTTCCTCCAACTTTTAGTACTTCACCCGGATTACCTATTCCTTTTATATCGAGTGTGTTATCAGCTGAAGCGAATATTATATCACCTTTTGTAAATCCTGACGTTATTCCCGAACTGTTACTTATTATGACGTTATTTTCGAGATTTGTAATATCACTCGTATTTGTGTTAACACTACCTTCTAAAGATGTAACTCGGGATGCGTTACTTGACAAATTATTTACAAGAGTTGTAATACCACTCGTATTTGTACCAACACTACCTTCTAAAGATGTAACTCGGGATGCGTTACTCGACAAATTATTTACAAGAGTTGTAATACCACTCGTATTTGTACCAACACTACCTTCTAAAGACGTCACCCGGGATGCGTTACTCGACAAATTATTTACGAGAGTTGTAATACCACTCGCATTTGTACCAACACTACCTTCTAAAGACGTCACCCGGGATGCGTTACTCGACAAATTATTTACGAGAGTTGTAATACCACTCGTATTTGTACCAACACTACCTTCTAAAGATGTAACTCGGGATGCGTTACTCGACAAATTATTTACGAGAGTTGTAATACCACTCGCATTTGTACCAACACTACCTTCTAAAGATGTAACTCGGGATGCGTTACTCGTCATATCTGAACTTAAAGCAACTCCCGTGAGTGTTGTACCACTTCCGTAAAATTCGGTCGCGTATACGTTTGTTCCTACGACGATATTACCGGATGTAGTTATGGATTCAGCTGCGTTCGTAAAACTAACTGTATTTGTAGATACATTTCCTTGGTTGGATGCCTGTTGAAACGTTACCGTACCTGCAGTATTCGATAATAGACCACCATCCCCCTTGAAAAACCCGGATACAATTGTAACATTTCCTTGTGTCTCTAAAGATTCGTTCGTATTTGTAAGAGTGATTTTGTTTGTTGATGTTCCACCATTATTGGTAACACCTTGTAAATTTCCTATAGAACCTCCGGAAATGTTTACACCCGTGAGTAAACTTCCATCGCCTATGAAATAACCAGATGTTTGTATGCTTGTAGTTGCTACGTTACCATTTTCTAGAGCATCCTGAAGTGTGGATGCACTCGCACCTTTATATTTTTGTATGTTACGTGCAGTATCACAACCAGGCATTCTTACAAATATGTATCATTATTTTTAGAGTGAAATGAGGCATTCGCCTTTTTTGAATATGGTTTCGTCATCATTTTTTTTATTACCTGTTCTGGGTATATTAAATCCACCTTGTTTATAAACTTTGAGACGTTTATGATACATGGCGTGGCATATGGACCACTGATCGAAAATATCGTAAATATGTGGATTATTCTTTTTACCATGCGTTTCGCGCATGATTCTACCTATAGACTGAACGATATCGGATTTTGGTGTTGCTAATATGACGGTATCAAGCGTCGGTATATCGAGACCTTCGTGTGCTTGGCTAAACGTTGCGAATATGATTTGTTTTTTACTTGATAGCGCTAAGTCAGATTCTTTCATACCACCCATGTATAGACCTGACGTTTTCTTGAAACTTTGATGAAGAACTTCACAGTGGTGTCGTCTATCACTTAAAACGAGAACTTGTCGTGTTGTTTTTGATACATCCTTTATTATTTTAGCTATAACTATATTTCTTTGACGATCTTCTGTAAGTTCGGTAATCATGGTCGCTAAAGAAAGTTTACCAAAACGTGTACACGGCGGTGGGTCTCTAAATCTATCACACGTATACTCAATAGGAAAAACCTCGACTTGTTCTTGATTTTCGCGTTCAATTGAAAAAAAAGTTGGACCCATGAACCAGTGAAGAACTTTTGTAAGACCATCTTTTCGCGTGGGCGTCGCCGATAATCCAAAAATATGTTTTGGACACATTTTGAAAAGTGATTGTGAAAATACTTTGGCACATATATGATGTGCTTCATCGACTATCAAGGTTCCTATCATATCGAAATCATTGAACGAGTATTCTTTTAAAGATAGAGATTGGAGCATTGCAATTATAAAATCACACTCGGTTTCCTTCTTATCTTGTTGTACTATACCTATAGATGCACCCGGGCAAAATTGTTGGATACGTTCTTTCCATTGATTAGCTAAAAACTCTTTATGAACGACGATCATGGTTCTGTAACCTAATTTAGATGCTATCGCCAAAGCAACGGTTGTTTTGCCAAAGCCGCATGGAAGTGAAAGAACTCCGTTTCCCGCTTTAATTGCCGCCGCCATAGCAGTGTTTTGATGAGTTTCGTCGCGAAGTTTTCCATTGAATTTTACATTTATTTTAATTGGCTCTGGACGACGATCTTCTCTTGGTGGTCCTAATTTATCTTCACCGTAAAAACGGGGTACACATAGACCAGATTTAGCTTTTCTGAATACCTTAAAGGGGGGCGGGGGAAATCCGAACTCCGTGTTTACTATAGCACGAACCGTGAGTTCTTTTTTGATTTCTTGTGTCTCTCCTGTAATATATCCTGAACGTGTAAGACTCATTTACTATTATTAGTTTTTAAACTTTATATACTTCAATACCCACGAGTATCCACTATGTTCGTGTGCATTCCAAACACCATTAAACTGTATTTCAGTAAGAACGGAGTCACCTCTTTTTAACGATTGAACTGGGGTATCACCTTCGACTTGACACATCACACGTCTATACCTAAACGGAACCTTAACTTTTAAAACGTTACCGTCGAGTGGATCATCGAGTTTATCCATAAATAAAATACTATCTGTTCTATGTTGGTGTAATTCTCTTATATAATGACTAACCTTTTCTGGTAAACGTATTCTTATATATTTTTTATCGTTATAGTCGTACATCGGTTCGTACACGGTTGCTTGAACAGGGAGCATCATTTTGTCTTTTTATATATTATTATAAGAATCAAAACTATAAGTATAAATAATAACAAATCGGTTACCAGAAGTGTTCTTAAAGGTCGTTTTGTGTTAAATTTTTTATTACAAAATCGCCTTCCTACTTCTACGGCTGCTTCTATACTTGTATAAGGTGTGTTTCTTTCTGACATCATACCACATAAAGCAACTTTAGAACACTTTCCGTAAAATGGAACCTGTCCGTGTAAACTTAAAACACCAGAAGATTGTTCAAATACCCATCTTCCATTTTCCCAGTTACATCCCCATCCTATTCTAACATCTATTGGGTTAGGTACGTTAAGTTGTTCAAAAACCCTTGTTTTTAATGTATCTGGATCCGTGGTTAAAATTTCTTCGGTAAGATCGCATATAACACACGATATAGTTTTACGATCAGAAAGAACGACGGGTTGTATTTTAAACTCTGTTTCCATCGCATATTCGAGATCGGTTTTTTGTAAATATATTTCCTCGTCGTAATCAAAAAGTATATTGATACATCCGTAAGTATTTGGACCTAATTTCTTCTGTATATCTTCTCCCCAGTTATTTTTAACAAGATTTATTGCTTTACCATGGTCTATAGCCATTATTAGCATACCATCATTTATAAGACTACCGTCTTCAAAAATACCAATGTATTCATCTTTTCCATAGTCTACATTTGTGAGTTCTGCGTTAAACTTGAAAACGGCACCTTGGTTAATGAGTGCCTTTTGCATTTTATCGGACATTATTTTACCCGAAACCCTTTGTGTATATTGTTTGGATAATCCGACATGGTCGAAACTTTTAACAAATTCATACGATGACATTACGTCCCATGTTACACCATCCATTATGAGAGTTAACGTGCTAATAGCATTTTTACCAGTTTCTGAAAGTTCTCCTATTGCATCTTTCAACGTTATACTTTTGTATTTGTTTTGATTCGATAAAACTCTAACTGCGAGTGAAGATAATGCCATGTAATCCTTAGGGTTTAAGTATTTCAAAATTGTTGTGTAAACACGGGAATCTCCTGGCTCAAACATTTCATTCCACGATATACCCATTTCATTAAATAAATCATTTGTATTTTTGAAAGCGTTACCAAAAACTATTCTGTGTGCATGAATATCTCTTTTATTTCCCTCTGGCTCCCACCACGAACCTCCTGCACTTTTTTTACGATCATATATAATAACTTCATATTTTTTCGTTTTTAAAATTTCCCATGCGATTGACATACCAGTTGGGCCTGAACCAACTATATGAACTCTCATTTATATTAGACTAGAGAATTATTATGTAATATAATATAAGATGGTACGATGTGCGTTAAAACCTATTACCATAAAACTTCCGTCAAAGAGTAGAACTAATACATGGAAGTTTGCTGGTAAATTTTTATGGAAACAACAATTTGAAAAAGATCAGGTAAAGTTTGGTAAATGGACAAAGGACCAGTTAATCGAGTTAGGACCAACATTTATCAAATTAGGACAAATCGCATCAACACGCGTTGATTTATACCCTATGGATTTTATAAAACAATTGGAGTCTTTACAGGATAATGTACCATCTATAGATACATATTCAGTAGAAAATATGATAAAAAAACATATAAGTTCCGATATATTTCAAAGTTTTGAATACGAACCATTTAAATCAGCAAGTATAGGACAAGTTCATAAAGCGGTGTTAAGTGATGGTAGAAACGTGGTCGTTAAACTAAAACGACCTGATATATACAATATAATGAAAAGAGACACAGACGATGTTCGCGACATAGTGAATTTTCTAGAAAAAATTGGGTTTGATACGGGTACGGGCTCTGGATATGTACTTAACGAGTCTATAGAATATTTATTAGCGGAAACTGATTATATAAAAGAGATGGAAAATGCAATACGATTTCGTAGATCGTTTAGAAAAATGAAATGGGTAAAAGTTCCAAAAGTGTATAGTGTATTGTCTAATGAAAATATGATTGTAATGGAATACGTTGAATCCGAAAAACTTAACGATATATCTGACCCAGATGTAAATGGTAAGAAGGTGTGTCAAGCACTTATTAATTCATATGTTATACAGACAATGGAGTACGGATTTTTCCACGCCGATCCACACCCGGGAAATATAGGATTTTCTAAAGAAGGAAAACTCGTTTTCTATGATTTTGGGTTAATTATTGGTCTAAGTGACGATATAAAAGAGGGATTCCAAAATATCTTTATTTGTATAGTGAATAAAGATACAAAGGGTATTGTTGATACACTCATAAAATTGGGTGTTATTTTACCAATGTCATCTGATACGAGTGATATTGAACTTTTTTTTAAAACTGGTCTTAATTATCTCGAAACACTTGATGGTAAAAATCTACGTGATGATATTTTACAGGATGAACTTCTATTATCATTAGCACAAACGAAACCATTTATTATACCAACATCGTTTATATATCTAGCGAAGGCTTTTTCGACTATTGAAGGTGCGTGTGTATTACTTGATCCGGATTTTACATATTTCGAGTATTTGGAACCACTTATAAAAGAACAGGTTTCTGATAGCATAGATATAGGTAGCATGTTGACAACGTCTGTTGAAATGCCTAGTAGAATAAAAAATATAAGTACCGCTATATTGGATATGGAACAATCACGCGCGTCTATGAAAAGATCTATGGAAAAATCACGAAAAGAAATGAGGTACGTACAATATAGTGTTTTATTAGCTGTATTTGCAGGTAACTTGTTGGAAAATTATAAAGAAATTTCTGCATTTTTAACCTTAATAAGTCTTGATTTAGCAGTTAGGGCTTTTCGTAAAAATCGATAGCGGTTGTTTCCGAACCAGGTGTTTTTTGTGTCTTATTACCATTGAAAAATTCCTTATGTTTTTCAAATAAACTTTTTGTTTTTTCGACTTCATCTTTAGCGATATCTTTTAACTTTTCCTTAATGGAATCAACTTCACCGTCTCTTTGTTTACGAACTTTCTTACCAAATTTCTTAAACTTTTTCTGAGTGGAAGCAAATGTAGTAGTTACTATGGAAAGCGAAAACATTGTATTAATTACTATACCCTAACATTTTTATTTTTCTTGTGATAGTATAAGTATGTTAACTGACAGCGATATTCGTAAAAAGATTACACAGGTACGTAAAAAACATGGTAAAATATACGCACCTCTCAAATATTTCAGGGGACTTTCTTCCCTGAAGCAAGTTGAAGATAGATATAAAAAAATGTTAAAAAGAGATTATATGCCTTTTAAAACTGATAAAAAAGTAGTTACGAAAACGTCTAGCTACACGGCAAAGTTTCGTAAAAGGTACCCGGGTGTAACGAAACTCAAGGATATATCTAAAGTGACGGGTATACCATTGAAAACTTTAAAAATCGTGTATGATCGTGGATTAGCCGCGTGGCGAACTGGACACCGACCAGGTGCGAGTCCACAAGCGTGGGCGTATGCGCGCGTACACAGTTTTGTTGTTAAGGGGAAGACGTATTATACAGCTGATAAGAATTTACGTTAAAAATGTATAAAGATATAGTTCTATTATATATAATGGAAGTTACTATCGATAAATTTAATAACGGTAAGTATAACTTAAATACGATATCAAACGATCAGTATATAGGTAACACATTAAAACAGGGATACGAGTGGGATGGTTGGATGCGATATGATATCGAAAAGTATTATAAACCCGGTACGGATATAATAGACGTGGGTGCAAATATAGGGTATAATTCGTTAATGTTTTCGGATTACGGACCTGTTATTGCATTTGAACCCGTTTTTAATGAAATTGCTAAAATGAACATGCGAGATAATAATCTTAAACATAAAGTTAGCGTTTATCCCGTAGCTTTATCGGATAAAATAGGTGAAATAATTGATTTATATATACCTAAACCTCCTAAAGATGAACCCGATAAAATAAATTATGGTGGTACGAGTATGTATCCAACAGAAGGTCACGATATGAATAACAAAGTATCTTGTATGACAGATACATTGGATAATATATACACGGGTGTACCGTCCATAATAAAAATTGATGCAGAAGGTGCCGAATTAGACGTTTTACGGGGTGGTTTGAATACTCTTAAAAAACATAAACCCGTTTTACTTATTGAAATTGTATACGGTTACTATAAAAATGCCCAAAAAATACACGACTTTTTAAAAGATGAAATTGGGTATACGGGTACACCCGAATCGAGACCCGAACACATGTTTTTATACGTTTAGTTCATTTCATTTATGTAGGGGTTTTAATAAATATAAGTTAATTAAAGTTTTTTGAATAATATAAATGTATAATGGAGCCGCGATTAGACGAAATCATAACAGTAAAAGATAAAGAAAAGAAATATAATTTACCGTATTTTAATTATAGAATATGTTGTAACCATAACGTGAATGGTGAATTAGAACTATTAAGGTCCATTATTAAGAATACACCTGGTGCGTGTATTTTTGACGTGGGTGCAACGGGTTCTATATTTCCAAACGAAATAAACAAAAACATGTCTTTACACTTGTTCGACCCAGAATTTAAACCATCTGGAAAGATGTGGGAAAATACAAACGAGTACACGATGTATAAAAAAGAAGTTAATTATGATTCGGAAAATGTTACAGTTAATAAGTGTGCGTTAAATGATACAGATGCCACAATACATGAATACTGTATAAAAAATAACATTTCGCATATAAACTTTCTGAAAATAGATACCGATGGTCATGATTTAGAGGTTTTGAAAGGTCTAAAAGACATACCAGTTGATATGGTTCAATTTGAATACGATAATTTTTATAGAGTACATAATTTGGATATAAATGATATGTTTAAAACGTTACCCGAATGGAACTTTTTTTATGTTTTACCAAGTGGTTTGATACCTATAGAAAAAATGAGAGACGATTATATTTATACTAACATTTTTGCATCTAAAAAATACCCAATTGATATAATTAGAGATTTTAAACCTATAATGGTAGAAAACACTATAGAAACAGAACATGTTGGTGAATTCATGTTAGATGTATATTGGGAAGTTAAAAATATAACACCCGATGTTTTTAAGGATGTATATTGTTTAGATTTAAATCTTCCAAATATGAAGTATGAAAATTTCAATTTAGACAAAGTAATGAAAAGATACAATTCATTATATGACCGTTAGTTCCTTAACTAAATCGTCTATACTCTTATAATACCGTTTAAGGTCTTTCATGAACCGTTTATTATTTTCGAGAACTTCTATTTCGGGTTTATTCTTATAAATATATGCGAGATTCGATTTCGAGTACCGCGTTCGTTTTTGGTTCTCGTTCGGTTTTCTAGGTACAAGTTTTTTATTCTTTTTAGACACGCTTTGAATAGGATCAATTCGTTTCGTAAAACTAATAGCTTGCATAACCGTATCGGCGAGATCATCTTTCTTTTTAGACGCGTTGAATATAGGTATCCAGTGTGCATTAATCGTATTGTTCCATATGAATTGTTGACACCTTTCTATGGACGCCTTTTTACGTTTATTATACATAACTTTACCGGGACCCGCAAAATCAGGTATTTTGAACCGCGCGTCGTAAATGATCGTTTCAGCGCGTGGGTTTTTTATAATGAAATACGTATGAAGAAAGTGTTCAACCATTTTCATTTTTTTATTTTTATCGGGTTGTTTTTCTATGAGAATGATATCGGATTGTAAAATCCAGGGTTTATCATCTAAATGGTTTCGTAACGAAACGAATAATCCGTCTTTATGTTCAGGAGGTACTCCAGAAACATCCCACTGAACAATAAGATTGGACGTTTCGTCGAGCATACACATCGCGAGATTACGTATACCGACGTCAATACTTAAAATCATTAATATAAAGGAAACTTTTATCTTTAATACTTAACCGTACCGTTTTGCAGCTGTATTTGCACCTTTAGACACGGCACCTTGACCCGCTGGTGACATGGCAACCATTAACACAGAAATAACAACGAGACAAACACACATAACTGAACCGGCCATAGCCGCCATCATTGGACCACCAATTGCACCTCCGATAGCATCAACTAATCCGGCAAGTCCACCTTTCGTACTTGCTTGTGTGGCTCCAAAATCTGCCGCCAAAGTAGTCAACACTGTATTTTCAACGATGGCGGATTCAAAATTTTGCATAATAGCCTGTGTAGCCATTTTAGCTGTCATATTTTGTGACCTATCAAATCCCAAACCACCACAATCAACATCACCCGCAATATTAATAGTATCCTCTTGAATATTTACAGCCGATGTAACTGTTTCCTGTACATTCTCAGTTTCAAGAACGGTTTCAACAAGATTTTGAATATTCATTTGTGTATCTTGTATTGTTGTTTGTGTTTCATTTTCACCTATACTCGTATCCCCGAGTTCCTTTTTCTTTTCTATAGCAGCCTCTGCAGATGTGGTCATTGCAGTTGTTATTTCATTTTTTATTTTTCGAACAGATTCTGCAATAAAATTAACATCAGTTTGCATATCCGTATTGAGAGTTTGATTAGATACAATACCACAATTATACATTCCGCCACCTATGTTCAATTTCATCTTTTGTATATTGACCGAAGATGAATCCATTTTTTGTGTGTTTTTCGTAAGTTGTTCGTAAATCATTTCATTAACAGAATCCAGAGCGAATGTCTGTCTAATATATTGTGAACTCGAGTTTCCCATATTGGTCTGGGTATTAATTATATTCTACACAGAAAAAAATATTTATATAAAATAATATGGGTTTTGGTGAAGATGTCGCATGTGCATTTGGTGCATGTCCTCCATCACCACCACCACCACCTCAGGAAACCGACTGGAAGACGTGGGGGACCACAGGTATGTATTTAAATAATTGTGAAAGAGGTACTGATGCGAGCAATGATCCTTATCAATATCGGAATGAGTTAGGAATTGCCAATGCAGCAGATAATTTTATACCAGAAGATGAAGTAAAAAAAGGGTGTCCCAAAAATGATGATAGATGGGGGTTATGTCCTATTGACGGTGACGGTAATCCTATTGATACTGAAGATAATACTATATTTCACGCTTCAAAGGTTAATTGGGATAAAGGAGTAAACAATCCTTATTTAGGACAATCAGGACAAGGAGCATTAACTTTGGAGACATTTCTTGTCGGTGGAAACATGCCTACTACAGGTTGTGCAGCAACGCGATTTGCTTTAGATTATTGTGCAAATCTAGATGATCTAAAACACGAAGGTAAATATGGAGCAATATGGAATGGATCAACAGGTAATAAAGGTGCTACAAATGCAGAAGAAAGGCTAGGTGCGTATTGGGCTGGTTCAGATTTGGATAACAACCAAATTGCAGAAAGATCGATATGTCAATGTTACGAAGTAGCAAAGTATGCAAATGGTTTGAAAGTATCAGCCCCTTTATTATCAACGTTAGCGGTGGTAGCTCCTGAATGTATGGAACCTCTAGATCACGAAGGTTTGACTAACACTTTTTGTAAAGACCCACTAAATTTTAATCAAATGCAAGTTGGTGCTCAACCTTTCGATACGTGTGTTTCTCGAGATCTCGATGGTAGTGTTCGTAAAGAATTTTGTAAAATGGATACTAATATAAAATCCGATGGAAAATGTACCAAAGCAGGTTTGGGGGAAGATCGATACGAAGAAATTGCAAAACATTATTGCGATAATAATATAACCGATTCGTGGTGTAAATGTTATAACTTAACTTCGGGTAAGTGTAACGAAGACGGTTTAGCGTATGGGTGTAACGAAGCTGTACAGGAACTCGAAAGGAAGAAGGATGCTTTTGGAATGGATGGGTATAACATTCTTAAGGCTAATATACACTGTAGACCACGGGCGTGTACATTTGGGTATATTCCTAAGGGTACGGGGACGGATTGTAAATCGAGCTACCATTTCTGTGATCAAGATATTGATATAAGAACATCAACTGATTCCGATATAATTTTGAAGTGTCAGTTGGGCGACGATTCCCTTCCCGATTTCATGACGAATCCAAATTCATCTGGTATGACACGCCTGGAACGTTTAAAAAAGAGATTCCCACCTTTTGATACGTTTCCATTAAATAAAACTCAAATTACACGTTGGCCTATAAACTGGAATTTGTCTGACCCTAACGCAAAGTATATAGCTGGGTATTCGGTATCAGTGTTAACATCGTCTATTATATGTTTTATGTTAATGGGTATGTCAGGACGAAGATAAAAAATCTTTGTTTATAAAAAGTACCATTATGGTGACCTTAAGTCCAAACGGTTCCGGGGAAACAATTACAGAAAATGATACGATGGAGGAGTACATGGATGGTAAAAGCAAAGCATACAAGAATGCATGGTGTAACGCTAACCCTGGTAGTAACTTGTGTAAATGTTATAACGTTGTAAACGATAAGTGTAAAATCAATGAAGACATTAACGGGTGTAGTCAGACTAAAACCGTTTGGAACGATTTAATAAAGGATTTATCGGATTCTGAACGGGTAAAGTTTAGTGGTCAACGACAATGTTATGCATCCGTGTGTACGGGATCTCAACACTATCCAACTGGACATGGGGGAAATTGTGCCAAAGAAATTACTTTATGTAAACAAAACATTAACATAAACAGTGGTATTTATAATAGTAACATTCTTTTTACACAAGATTGTGGAAACGATGGTGATTCGGGTAGTCCGAGTTCTATACCAGAAGGGTCCGAATCATTTGTGGACGACGGGGAATTTAGTATAGTAGAGGAAGTATTTAGAATAGAGGCCGATAAAGATAAAAAACTTTACGATAGACGGTATGTACAAATAATATCTGTGTGTTTATCGAGCATATTATCAGCAGGATTACTTTTCTTTGGAGCCATTACATTATCATAAATCAATTAGTATGTATACGTAAAAAAATGTATATACATAGTAATACTAAGTACCATGACTATGAAAGTATATGCTCGTGGTCATAGAAAACCAGGTGATGGTCACGAAAATTGGTCAAGTGACAATAATGATGGTAGTAGCAATTACGGGTATACTAAAAATTGTGGTAGCAATACTTGTGATATTGATTATAAGAGTTATTGTGGGGATAGGAGAGATAGAATAGAAGGCGACGACCGTTTTAAAATACAAAATTGCGACCTAGATAAAAAAGCGCATATGCCCAATTCGGGTAGAGTAGAGTTGTGTTCGGGAAAGAATGCCTTTGGCAATTGTGATCGAGACGATATGTTTAGTCAGTGTAATACAGTATGTGGTGATAACATTAAAGGTAAAAAGACCAACGCCAAAAATCCGTGTTGGGATACGAATAAAAGAGGGTTTATGAAACCACAGGACGAAAATGTAGGTTTTGAGAATACTTCTTATAGTCCTTTCGCCGGTGGTTTTTTTGGTTTACAGTGTGAATATACACCTGACGAAGCTCAAGTTATTAAATCTGGAGGTATTAATGAACATAATGGAGATAGCCTTTCTGATGGTGTAAGAATTAAAGATACCGAATTATCACCTAACGTTAAGAATGAATGGGGTACCATTTACCACCAGTTAAAGTGGGGTGCAAGAGCTCCTTGGAAATTTGATACACGTGAACAAGGATTATGTTCAAACCCTGAAAATTCAGAAAAAAAAGTCGATACAAAAGAACCAAAAGCAACAACGTGTTTTGAGGATGGTAGGCGTATATGGAGTAGATATTTAAAAGACAGTGGGAAACCAAATGCGTATCGATCTAAACAATACAAACAAGTCGCATTAAATCATTGTACAAAAGTTCCTAATGCCGAAGATAATCTAAGAGACGAAATTTTTAGTGAGGGATCTTCAGATAAAAAGTGCCACACATATTTTCGTAATGAAGTGGACAATAAAGATCTTATTAAAAAATTTTGTTTAAAAACAGAAAACTCCGGACCTGCGAATATGACTAAAAGTGAAAATAATGATTTGTGTAGTAGGAGAAGAATGGGTGATAATAAATACGAAGCCATGGCGGCTCAATATTGTTTAAATAATCCAAACGATCTATGGTGTGGATGTTATAACGCCGTTGAGAATAAGTGTAAAATCGACGAATCTTTACCGGGGTGTAACGAAAATTTAGAGACGTGGGAAGAAATGAAATCCGGTTTAAGTTCGGACGAATCCGCACTTTTTAGTGGTATGCGACAGTGTTTCAAAAACGTGTGTGCAGGAAATAAATATAAACCAAATAATTGGAAAGAAGCGTGTAATAGACGCGTTAATATATG